TGTGAGTATCATCCGAAGAGTTACCAAATCTGGTTGAACCAGATTCATAAATTATTGAAGATGTTGTAATTGATGTGTGAAGCTCATCAACTGTTAATGTACCTCTAACTCTTAAATCCTGCTCGAAATCGGCAGAACCGGACACAATAAGTCCATTTTTAACTTTAAATTCGTTTGCCATATTATATTAGTTTCACTGTCCACTAATGTGTTACTAATAAATACTCAGAATTTAACAAGCATATGAGTTAATTACATAACCAGAGGAATCAATTTGTAAGGTGGTACCATAGTCGCCGGTAGAATTACCATAATACTTGTTGGCACCGTTAAATGGTGTTGTCATTCCGTTATTAGTAAAGAATCTGGTGACCGTTAACCAATCGGAAGAATTACCATAAACCGAAACATCAGAACCAAATAAACCACTACAATAATCTGGTGCAGTACTACCTGAACTAATTAAAAAATTAGTTGAAGTGGTTGAGGTTACTGTTGGTGTGGGCGTTGCTGTTGGTGTAGGTGTTGGGTATGTACTTACACAAGAAATAAAGTCTCCTCCTGATGTTCCAACATTTATATAAACATATTGATTTGGTGTTGCGTCAAATACTTGGGTGTATGGGTTGTCAAATCCACAATAACCGCTATATGCACCATTATTACCAGCACCAAATTCTACAGGTGTTAATGCAGGATCATTACTTCTTGTTAATGCAAAAGAAAGCGTAGCGCCAGAAGCGATATTTACACTACCTCCACCCGTATAATATGTTAGTGCACTAGTGTTGGTTGATAATAAAGACCACGCACCATTATTGTATCGAATCCATACATTATATCTATTGTTAGGATCTGTTGTTGTTGATTGTGCTTTTTGATAAATTCCCCAAGTTCCAGTTGATGAAGTTGGTGTGGCTGTAGGTGTTGGTGTAGGTGTTGGTGTAGGTGTTGCATTAGGTGTTGCTGTTGGTGTTGGTGTAGCTGTAGGGGTTGGTGTTGATTGAGGTAATATTTGATCTCCAAGAGCTCTATATAATACTTCTACTGTCCATGTTCCTGAAGCAATTGTTGCATTTAATTTACCAGTTCCAGATACATTGAATCCTACTGCTGTTGTATTTCCTAAATCAATTGTAGTTGTTTCATTATATGAAGAATTTGTACCATCCCAAACACTCATTATCGCCCCACCTCTCATATTACTTCCACTTTTGATAACATAATCAAAAAATGCACCGTCAAAAGTACTTAAATCAAATATTTCTGTGTTACTTGAAATTGTAGTTCCAGTTGAACATATTTTAGCATTATTAATTGTTAAACAACCAGCGATTGTTTGTGCACCAGTTAATGTGTTTGACCCTGTGGTTGCAAACCCATAGTTTGTGATTTGGGTGCTACTACTAACAATACCACTACCAGTAAGATTAATATTAGTAATATCAATTGAACCTGAAATAATGTGCCCACCCTTAGCTACGTTCAAATGACCCGCAACAGGTGTTGAAAAATAAACTTCAATTGTATCAGAATCTATAGATCTAATTTCTTGTGGGAAGATTATCTTTCTATTGTTGTTATAAACAGTAACAATAGGATAATCCGTACCCATATTATGGGATACCGACCAAGTGGTTGCTGCACTAAATTGTTGTGTCATTCCACCAGGACCAGTACCTAAAGAAGCTATTGCTCTACCGCTTTGTGCAGATGGAAAAGTTATCGTTGCGCTATCGGAATTTACAGCAGTTATTTGTGATGGAATAATTACATTATCATTCGTATCAAAAATTTGAAAAATAGGATATTTTTGACCTAAGTTGTGGTTAAATGTCCAAGTTGTACTAGGGGTTGTTTGATTTAACTCTGCATATGCTCCATCACCAGCACCGCCTCCACTACCACCAGCACCAGCATTTAAAGCAAATGCAGCTGTTAATGCATATGATGCACTCAATACCGTCATTGAAGACGTTTGACTTGAGTATACAACACTTGATGTAAAATTATCTAATGCTGTAATATGTTCGTTTACTGACCCGCTAAATAAACCAAATGAGGTTGTGAAAGAATTGAATGCTCCAGTTAATGAATTTAAAGATCCAGTAATGTTTTCAATTCTTGTATTTAAAGATGACGAAAGATTGGTAGTACTGAATTTTAATTCTTTTGTGTATCCATTTGTGTTCGTATCTGTATTTGATACTGTGATATCAACACCCCCATCACCAATAACTTCAAAAGCATCTGATCCGGTTGCTCTAAGCATACCAGAACCAGAAACAAATATATCCCTAAAGTGAGAACCAATTGAAATGAATGCGGTGCCTGGTGCAGATTCACTAACGTTTAAACCGGTACCGTCGTCAAATTGTAACTTTGTGAACGCTTTATCATATGTGTTACCATCAACATCAGATCCGGTAATAACAAATGGGACACTTGTTAAACCAGAAGCATTACCAATAAATGAACCCGAAATCACTGATGCAGATATTGCACCAACTAAACTAATTGAACCTGTATTAACGGTATTTGTAACTACTAATTCTTGTACTGAGGGTCCACCGGAGCCAGAAACGGCCATAAAGACTTTACCGTCTGTGGTATTAAGCGCTAATTCTCCAAGTTGTAAGTTAGTGTTCGTTGGTTTTTGACCAGATACACTACTTCTACGTAGTTTTACTATTTGTGCCATATATATGGGTCCCTCAAAATTGTTGTGGTATAATACGTCTGTTGTTTCTGTTGTTGAAACAAAACCAACAATATTAGCAGAGTTTCTGAACATGATAGCAGATGTTTTAGTTCCGTTATCGGTTCCACCTGAATATGATAATGTGAAATTACCACTAATCAATGCATCACCTGTTCCAGAGTCGATTGTAAATTTATTTGTATTGAATGCTAATGTTGTACCAAGATAAGTCAACAAGCTATCTGAAATATGATCATCACCTGTTGCAATTGGAATGTGACCAACTGTTAATCCTGTCTCATCACCCAATGATCCACTGTTTTTAGGTCCCGCAATAAATCTTGCAGAAGCATATGCTGAACCAGAAGGGTTCGAATATAACCACACATTATTCACAGCATCCCATAAAAGTGATCCAGTTGCACCGGCATTTGAACCAGAATCGTGTACTGTTATACCACCAAATCTTTCAAATGGTGCATATGTGTTTAAGTTAATAATATTTGTTCCCAAATCAACTTGTGAAGAAGAGATGTTAACATAGCTAGATGTTCCTAATAATTCTAAGTTACCTGAAACATATAAATTCCCATGAACAACTGCATTATCTGTAACATCAAGAGAACCTGAAATTCCTAAACTACCTGTAATTCCTAAATCAACATTTTCAAGTCTCAAGCTTCCGGTGTTATCTAATAACACTTTGTGAGTCAAGCCAGATGAAATATCATATGTTGAAAAATTAACGCTACCACTATTAACATTAAGATAGTTAACACCCGATTCACTATTGTCTGTTTTTAGTTGTATACTTAAACTTGATGTACTTTCTAATACTATGTCTCCAGCGGTTGTAATATCTAAGTTACCCGCGCCATAATCGGAAATATGATTAACAAACAATGTATCACCACCAACTAAACTAACATTATTGTCAAAAGATGTTACACCAGAAACACTTAAAGAATCTTTTAGTGTTGCTGAACCGGTAACGTCTAATGTTGAGTTAATTGTAGTAGCCCCTTTTAATTCTGTAGATGAGTTTACTGTTAAAGTACTTTCTAATGTTGTTGTTCCTGATACTGATAAGCTGTCTTTTAGTGTTGCTGAACCTGTTACAGTTAATGTAGAATTCATTCCTACCGCACCTCTTAGTTCTGATGAACCAGTGACTAACAATGTACCATCTATAACTGTTGTACCAGTCATAGAAACACCGCTAGTATTAGCTAAGAACTTTCTGTGCCATGTTGTACCATCAAATTCAGCAATATTGAATCCGCCCGTACCACTGTTTCTCGAATCAAAAACAAACTCAGCACCACCTCTTTGAGATGGGGTTGCATAATTGTTACCAAACATTTGGTAATATGAACCTAAAATGTTTGAGCCATCATAGAAACCGTATATTGTGTTGTCGGTGGTGCGGTATTATAAATTCTAAAATCTCTAGAATCATTAAGATCTGGTTTCAAATATAGTGAACCGGTACCTTGAATATTAGTTACTTCAAGTGCACCAGATAAATTTAAATTGCCGTTATCAAAAGTTAAACCACTGTAGTCCGTTAATAAACCGTTTGTGCCAGCAACAACTAATCTTTTTTCTGTTAATTGATCATTATATATCGATCCAGATATTACTACTTGATCGCCAGCGCCTTGTCCTAAATAAGATGAACCGCTTACAACTAAGTCTTCAAATACTGTGATACCATCAAGTGATATTGATTGTGCTTCTAATATATTAACATAAGCAGTTCCACTAACATGTAGGTTTCTCCAGTTTTTACTTGAAGAACCTAAGTCGAATGAATTGTGTACAATTGGTAATATTGATGAACTAACCTCACCACCAAATTGAATAATATCTGTTGTTTGGTTACCGATTGTGATGTTACCACCTAAAGTGATGTCACCAGTTACTTCAATAGAACCTGTTTGATATGTGTTACCTGTTATATGTAAATCGTTACCTAAGAAAGTTTGACCGCTAACAGTTAGGGTTCCACCAGTTAAATTAGTAACCGTACCGTATGTACTTGTAAAAGTTGATCCAGTTAAGTTTGTAAAATTACCATTACTTCCGGTTAAAGAAGTGATGTTTGAATTCGTACTTACGAATGTTGTACCAGTTAGATTTGTAAAATTACCATTACTTCCGGTTAAAGAAGTGATGTTAGCATTGGTACTACTTAAGGTTGTACCAGTAACATTAGTAATATTTGCATTACTACCGGTAAGTGAAGTAATTGTAACATTACTAATAGTGTTACCTTCAATGTTACCAGTAAAATCTAATCTACTGTTACCATCTTTACTAAGAATATAAAGAGATTTATTTCCCGAAGCATAAAATGGTGTACCATCGATTACTGAACCATGTGATCCAACTGTGATTGTTGGGGCTGCAGCACCTTGATAAATCTTGGAAATCGGTCTATAAGCACCTGCAATACCTTCAGTTTCACCAACAAAAAGAAACGGACCGTTAAGGTCTCCGATTGATCCTGTGGCTACAACAAGTTCAGAAATTCTGGCTGTAACATCTTTTAATTGGGTTATACTACCTCTCCTGTGTTTAATTATTTGTGCCATCTTTCTTTTTTAATAGTTTTATTTATATAAATACTTTATTTTTAATTAGAAAAAACCGTCGCCACAGTCAATAACCGAATTTTTGTTACGGTCACTTAACGAACCTAGATTTTCTATAGTTAATGACGCAGATACTATGTGACTATTAACAATATTCTTAACAATTGCCATAGCACCTGATACCGTCAAAGTATCTTTATTATGATCTGTCTGTACCAATGTTGTCCCCCCTTCTACTTTAAGATCACCAAGAATTCTAACAGACCCACTCATTAATATTGTTGTACCATCGTCAGAAACCCTGGAATCAATTAAAGTTCCATCCTGACCGGTCTTAAGTAGATAATTTGCGGTTCCAGTACCACCTAATAAAATAGGTTGCTCACTTCCTAAAGGCCCAGCTATCCATCTATCATTAAGTGAGTCCCATAAAAATGAGCCAGAAATTGTATTTGGGGCGGTGGGGTCTTTTATTAACAAACCGCCAAAAGAAGCTGCAGTACCATTTAATTCAACAATATTGTCACCGATCGTAACAACATTTGATTCTACTGCGGTTGTTGTACCCTTAACGGTTAAATTACCACTAACTACAAGGTTACCTGGAATATCCAAGTCGCCACCAACAACTAATGATCCCGAAGCATATAAATTTTTAGCATATACGGCTTCCAAATAATTTGAGCCGGTTCCACCCAATACTACCAATGAAGCCGATCCACTCGAATTTAATGGAACGTTCTGGGTGTCAATCTGTAACCAATTTATCTGTTGTAGAGGCATGTAAAAGTAAAGTCTTTTACATAAATACTTTTATTATGGTTCTTCGCATAAAAAAGGGGATTTTTTTTGAATCCCCTTTGAACTTTTTTTACAGATATTTTTTTATTTTTTCTATTGCCTCTTCTTTTGTTTGAAAATCACGGCCAGCTACGAATATTGGGCCGGATAAGGTTTCTGGGTCTTGTAAATAAACAGTGGGTAAAGCATCCACCTTTGTTAACTTAACAACCTCATCATAAATTTTTCTACTTTTACTTACTTCAAACTCTTCATATGATATGCCTTGTTTGATTAATTCGTCTTTGAGAAATTTACAATGTGAACAACCGTTAAGTGTAAAAATATTTACAGAATATGCCATTTTACAAATTATTTAAAATTTCTTTATAGAAACTATCCGAATTCGCTCCGGTAGATCTATCGATTAATTCAGCCCCTTTATATATCATCACGGTAGGTACCGATCTAATACCAACTTTTACTGCGTGATCCATATTTTCATCCACATCAACCGAAACAAACTTTGCATTTGGATATTCTGACTGTAAATCACTAAGTCTTGGCATTAATGATTTACACGGACCACACCATTTAGCAAAATAATCAACCAATACAACTTGGTCTCCTGTTAATAATTGTTCTACTACTTCTCCTGTAACGTTTTCCATAATTTAAAATCCTATTTTACTTGTTTTTTTATCTGATGATTTATGAACCTCCACATCTACATTATATATATCTGCTAGTACCATTCCTTCTGATGAAACGTAATCTTTTTTCAGATGTTTTAATAATTTATTGGTTTCCTCTAGTGTTAGCTTTTCGAACTTATGCTCAACGATAAGTCTCCCCTTTCTTAATAAAGCTTGGTCAATCCTTTCTCGTTTCATATTAAATGTGGCGATCACTTGAATGTTTAAGCAATCACCTAAAATACCATCTGTTAAGTTTAATAAATTAGATACCCCGGCTGCAGAGCCATTACCTTCTCTATCAGAAATAACCCTCTCAGCATCTTCGATAATCAAGATTGTATTTCTATGATCCATTAAAAATGGGATAATATTTGGTTCAGATAACATCTCAGCCATGGATGGTGGGATAAATAAAATATCCTTTTCTTTAATAAGTTTTGTTAGATACTTTATATAAGATGTTTTTCCGGTACCTGGTTCACCATGTAGTAAAATAATACCTTTATCATTTGGTTTATTTAATCTTTTAACCATGATATCATGAACGTTCTTGAATTCTTTACCATAATTTAAAACTAAATCAATATCCGGAATTGCTAAATCATATTCCTCTGTATCTAAGTGTCCCATATCACTTTTTATCAAATTGATATTGGCTTTCTTTTTGTTTTTTGCAAATTTATTAATCTCATTGAAATTCATTTGTTCGTCCAGTTGTCCCTCTCTTATATCATAAAAGAATGTTAGGGTTAACAAGGGATTTTTTTCTGTTGTTTTACCATGTGAAAACATGATAAATAACTTTTTTTCATAATTTACGAACAAGCGTTCAGATGAATTCATTTCTCTGCTTGATAATTCTATTCTTGATAGTTCGATAAAATTATGATCCTTAAAATAAGGTATAATTTCGTGAGAATAGGTTTGTCTATACGAATGTTTGGATGGGATAGTATTAAAGTGAATCAAATATAATTGTTCAACTGGCGCTTCATTCCCATAAGATGTTTCGTATAAATTATAATGTTGGGGATATTGTACGTTCATGTATTAAATATACACGAAAAAAATGACAAATCAAAACATTAATTCATTGAAATTGGTGGGTAATTTTCGAAAAACATAAATAACCCATCTGCACTATAGAATACTTTTTGTTTACTGATTGTAACAGCTAAAATTGTTTTTCTCAATAACTCAAATTGTTCTTGTGTTAATTCCGGTTGCCCATTTTTCTCAAAATTTTTTTCTGAAATTAGAGCTAAGTGTTTGTAAAATTCTTCTGCATCTGAATTACCAATGAAATAAGTTTTGGCTTCTTCATTTGTGGTTAAATAATTTTTAACCTTTTGTAGATAAACAAGAACCTCGGTATCCATTAATAAACTTTTGATATTTGTTCTAAATTAACCTCAACAACAGTGTCTCGGCCAAAAACCTTAACGTTTAGTTGTACTTTATCATTATAAATATTGCTAACAACCCCGTTAAATGATGTAAATGGACCGTCATTGATAACAACGCTTTCACCTAGAATGAATTTGACAGTTTTGTTTTCTTTGTGTTTTTCTAAAACATCGTCTTTCAATATTTTGTTAATATCATCCTCACTCATTCTTCTCGGTCTTTTATCACCAAGCATACCCATAACCGCTGGGCTGGCTGCAATTGTTTTCAATTGGTCTTCTGTTAATTGATTTTGAGATTCAAAGTAAAGATACCCATTATATATTACTTTCTCCCTTAGAACTTTCTTTTTTCTAACTACAACGAATTCTTTTTCCATTGGGCAAACAAATCGATCAATGAAATTTATTTTACCCAACCCAATTTGAGTGTTGAATTGTTCATTTAGTTGTCTTTCTTTACCTGGGGTAACTTTTATTACATACCACTTGGACATATTATTTTTTTTTTAATCTGAATTATTATAAATATTTATTTTTCACCTAATCATTAATATACGTATTATTTTTAAAATAAGCAAATGTTTGGTTTTTGACCTTTTTTTATTTATATTTAGTTATGGGTTGCTCAAATTGTAAAAAGAAAAACACATACCTGGATGAAAAGGAAAAACAAATGTCCGGGGTTAATAATGCTGTTATAGGCTTTGTGATTATCTGGTCACTATTGGCTTTATATGGTCTATACTCTTTAATTATGTTGCTAGTATGAGTAAGAATCCAAAATACATGATTATAGTAATACTGAATAAAAAAAGAAAAAAAGTATTATATAAAAGCAATAAAAGGACCACCATCAACGAATATTGGAGAGAGTGTAAAAGCCAAAAGAAACCAATTTATTGTGCTGAAAACAGAGGGAGATCCAGAGCTAAGCTACATTTTCATTTAATGCTAGTCTATCCAAATAATAGATGGGCTAAAAATGATGAGAAGTTTCACGTTAAAGACGCATTGGGCAGATATCAAGAGGTTTTCATTGAACATGATGATTATAGAATTAAAGAGGTTATTCCTTGGTGGGAACCCGAAAAAATCTATGATTTTCAGCAAAAGAAACACATTTATTTTGAAGAGATGTTTGATATAATTAACAAGGTTACTGAACATGCACAGATATTCACATTGAATAATAAAATCTTTTTACAGATTGATGATGATGTGACTGTTTATAAAAATAAGAACTTAAACGACACTCAAAGATTATTTACTATTCTTCAATCGGAGCTATTAAAAAAGAAAAGAACAAACTTTATGTTTGTTAAAGATGTTACTTCTTATCAAAGAAGGTTGTTGTATGATTTGTTGGAGCCTAAAGGGTTTTCAAGAAACGAGCTGTTTAGGCATTACTCATATTAAAGACGATATTCACATCGCCGATTTTCACATTAAAAGTATCTTGTGGTTTACCTGTAACAAATCTAACTTTAGATTCTACTATTTTATATATTCTATAAAATTCTCTTTCTGGTAGTTCTAGAATTATTGTTTGGCTTTTAGATTCTACATTTATTTTTTCTAATAAGTCGGATATAATCGCTAACTGATTGAATAAATCACCCTTTTTTTCCATATCCAAAAATTATTAATATCTTATCCCATATAGATATTTTCTTTTTTGGTTTTTCAACAAACATCTGGGATTTATCAAGCGCCTTAATTTCTTTTACCAGATTTTTTTTGTGTTCCAGGATCTCCTTGCTGTCCTTCTCCATCTCTTTCGAGAGCCAGCTTATGCCCTGTTGCAATCTCTTGTCCATTTTCTTCCGGTATAAAATTTATTTCCTTCAATTTATTAAGAGACTCGTGTTTAAATAAAATTTCAAGTTCCTTAACCTTTTCTCTGAACAATCTTTCTTTTTCTTCAAGCTCAATGTTATACTTGATAATTTCTTCAGCACAAATTCTTGCTGTATCATAACCATCTTGTGTTGCAATAGATATAAGTGATATAAGTTGACTTTTATCATTTTTATCTTGAACCTTAACTTGTAATGACTTGTATTGAGAGACAATACCCTGAACATTTTCTAATTTCCATGTTGTAGGTATTCTTAAATCTAAACTAACGTTTTCCTGGATTTCTCTTAAAGAGAAAAAATATGGTCTTAAACTTGATATTAATTCGTACACTATATTGTAATTAAAAATGTTATTATATAAGCAACTGAAACATAAATAAAAATCTCAGTAACTTTGTTTATTGTCATTGGTTTTGGATTTTCATCCCTTAGCGTTATAAAAAATTCTATTGCATATCTCAGCAAAAAAATAATACTAAAAATAAAAAAGAATATACTAATTACCTTGATCATGTCTTTTGATTTCGTCTAATATTTCTTTTCTATAAACACCAATGAGAGCCTTAAGCTCTTGTGCATGTTTTCTTGCGCGGATAGATGCGCTTCGATTTCCCTTATGAAAAACTTTCTGGGTATCGACGGACATTTTCTCCACCAAATCTTTTATTTTCTTTAAAGTTTCCATTTTTCAGATATTTTACCTAATGCAATATAAATAAAAATATCCGTTTTTCAAAGTGAAAAACAAGATTTTTTTTCACTTTTTGATATTTGCTTCCAGAATTTTATAAATTTCAGTAAGCATATCCAGTTCAGATCTGGTTTTCCTGTAGTTAAATTGAAATAGTTTTGTAAAATACTCTTTGATTCTATTATTAACGTTGTTTTCATTTATATAGAACGCTTCATAGAAAAAATTCCAAAGATAATCGTGGTGTTGACCGGTTTCTTTAAACTTAATTGATTCTTTTTCAAAGCTTTGTATAACTTTCTTCCAGCACCAATTAAAATGATTCTTTTGTTCTTGTTCTGTCACAATAACATCCGATCCAAGATATGTTTCTTCAATAATATCATATAAGCTAACAGCAAAATCATGAAATAATTCTGTTTTTTCACGAATAATGTTGTACGCTTTATACCAAACTTCGATTTGATTACGGAAATTTTCGGAAGCGATAAACTCTAAATAACTTTCGTCCTTTTTCATATTCATAATATACCTTTAATATAAGGATAAAAGAATAGAAAAAAAAGAGAGTTACTGAGTTTTCTTATTGTAAGATGCCATCTGTTTCATTCTCTGAATTTCTTCAGAAATAACCTTTTTAGATGTCTCCTCAGATTCGTTAACTGCCTTTGTAGGTTGTGCATCTTTGTTGTACATTGGCATATTCTCTTCTTCTTTATCTTTTCTCTTTACCTTTTTAATGATTTTTTCACCTAATTTGCTTGGAATAACATTAGCGGCATCATGGGAATTTCCCATTTTTGAATCACCTTTTAATGCCATTGCATGTCTTTCTTGTGCTTCTTTAGAAGGATCAACATCATAGATTAAATCCTCTAAACCACCACCTCTGTGATCTGCTACTTCTTCAGATTCGTCTTCATCAGCTCTTCTAGCTTTAACTTCACCACCAACTTGATGAGGAAACTCTGGGTTATCGTTACCATCAAAATTTAGATATTCTTTAATTTTCTTTTCTACATCAGATAATGCTTCATCATTTTGTGAACCACTTTCTTTATGTGCTTTTTGGAACGTTTCTAAACCTGGAACAGCTTCATTAACCATTTTCTTAATAAGGTTAACTAATTGAGATTCAGATAAACGAATTTTATCTTTTGATTCATTCATCATTGGACCGCATTCACACATTTCTTTACCACATTTTTCACATGTTCCTTCTTCTTTCATATAGTTATCGCCACATTCCATGCAATCACTTTCTTCTTCAACATCAAATTCTTTTCCGTCAACAGTAAAACTATCATCACCAGATTCTTTTGCTTTTGCTAAGGCTCCAGTGAAAGCGTTACCTTCTTTAGGTTCTACTTTTTTTACTCTTATCTTTGATTTTAGTTCTGGCATATCATAATCATCCAAAATTTCGAAAACACGGTTTGCTGGGATTTTCTCGCCATACATTTCACATAATTCCATTAAATCGTCTTCAGCGTCTAAAACCCACTCGCCGGCTTTTTTAGCTAATTTCATTACTTGAGCCATAGTGAAGTAGCCCTTGTGTTCTGTTTCATTGATATTTTCCATGCTTTCTAATTTTTCTGACATTGTGTCTAATTCTTCAAAAGATAATTTTTTACCTTTTTCAATTATTAATTCTTGATCTGGGTGTTCCTTTTTGTAAACCTCTAAAGCTTTTTCAGCTTCTTCTTCGGTTTCAAATTGTTCAATAGGTTCACCCTCTTTATTTTTTATAATAAAAACTTCTTCTGAAATGTTTTCCAGAATAGCTTGTTTTATCTCTCTGTTGATTGATTCTTTTATAATATTTTTTAAATCTTCAGTTTTCATATCAAATAAATATCTGTTTAAGTTGATTTGATACTAATTTTTCCACTTCTCTAACTGGTAAACCGTATTTTTTTGCTGTTTCTTGAATTGCGTTTTTAATTTCTTCTGTTTCTAGTAACTCTAGGGCACTCATATCACCTTGATTGCAATATGGATATTTTTTGCATTTGTCAGCAATTTTAACAAATTTACCACCTGGGCCTCCCCATTTTGGGAATTTCTTATCCTTAACAGCTCTACCTTTATAGATAGTATCCGGACCTCCAATACTTAAAGGGTTCTTTCTACCCTTTGTTCCACCAAACAACGGAACATCAAAAGCACCAGAAGAACTACCATCAGTTACTTCATCGATCTCTTGTTCCTGTTCAGTCATATTATGTATTTTAGTTATGTGTTTTTTCTTTATAACACCACCGAAAGCAGGACCTTCAAATGATCCAGAAGAGTCTCCTCCTGTCATTTCTTTTGCTTCAATCTTTTTTAATTTAGTATAATACGTAGGATCTTCCCACAGATGGTCCATAGCGATTTCTTTCGCTTTTTCTTTGTCATCTGTGTGTTCCATCTCAACCTTCATACCCATGTGTAGTTGTTTTCTTAAAGAATCCATCATATTCTTAATATGATAGTAGTTTTTTGCATCATGTTTTTTTGCAATCTGCGCCAGCGATTTATCATCTGCTAAACCACCTTTTAGTTCTTCGGACTCACTAACATTTTTCTTTCTACCCTGGCAATGTGCTTTTTGGCTGAAGCCTTTTGGGTTATTGCAATCAATTGATTTTTTATATTTTTCGGACCATTTTTCTTTCAGTTCAGACTTTTGTTTTGTTAGGTCAATTACCCACAATTTAGCATTTATGCCGTTTTCAAGCAATCCAGCTAATCTTGTGTTACCGCCTAATAAGTCATAATCATCATCCGCAAATTTAACTGCGATCGGTATTTCAACCTCCCCTTTTGCAAACGCTTCTTCAAATCTTTTTCTTTTGTCTTCTTCTAATGAATCGTAATCTAAATTAACATTGTTTAATACGTCTTCAATCTTATCAAAACTAATGATAGTATAATTTTTAGTTGCAATATCTAGCCAACCTTTCTTACCCATTTTTTCAAATTCACGGTAACGAAGGGCTTCCATCCATTCTTCATCAAAATTCGGCTTAGTATATTTCATTTACTTAACGTTTTTCAATGCACTAACCCAGAAGTTGTTTCTGGTCCATAGTGTCTTGTATAGCTCAACAACAACTTTAGTGGCTAGATCGACAATTTTATCATCTATCTTTTTAGTCCCTAATTCTTTTTGGATTATTTTAACCACAATGTCGTGAGCTTTAGTTGTATCAAGGAAATCTTTAACTTCCTTTTTTACAATTTTCTCAACTTCTTTTTTATCATCGTTTGTTAAAGCCATTATTAATTATTTTTTCTATTATTCATTATTTCTATTACAACATCATCAAAGCTGTGTTTGAATTTCTCAAGCTTACTGATTATTTCTACAGTATCTTGTTCTATTTTTAACATATTCGCATTGATATATAAACCCCCATTGTTACCAGCAATAAAGACAAATCCAAGATCTTCCTCGATGCTACCATCTAATCTAACATTGTCCACATAGATATTAAAACCTTCCTCAAAGTTGGCAAGTTCGCTAACCTGAGATTTAAAGTTTTGAATCAACTGATTCAATGAATTTTTCTCTTCGTCTGATAAGGACAGGTCTTCTTGGTCTGTGCTGTGTATCTTTACTTCAACATTATCGTTTAAAACCAGATTGAACATTTCCTGGCTTTCTTCTTCTTTTAGGACTTTCTTTGATTGTACGTTTTCATTAAGATTTCTCATAGTATTGAGCATCTTTTTTGTAAAATCATATCCTAGGTTCTGCTTCTGTGACATTTTCTTCAAAAATATTAAAATTAAATGATGGGTTTATATCTGTATAAATATCGGAGAAATTTGATTTACTGACTATCCCATTGAAGTTTTTAGCATTCTCGAAATATCCTGAAGATGGTACTATTTGATAGGGTATATCATAGTGTGCGCATAATAGTAACGATAGGTTAGATAAGGCTGTTAATTGCTCCTTTGTATACACATCCCAGTAAAAATACCCTCTCCATCCTCTAAGATGAGGCTCACCTCTATAAACATCGTTAATCCAGTTGCTATAGGTACCCATAATAGTATTCCTATTTAACCAGCCTAGATTCTCAATAGCGATCTTAATTTGCTTTTTGTCTATGGAAGCATCACCAAATGTTTTGGTCATGTAATCGGGCTCTATTAGCTTATAAACCTTACCCGTCTTTGTGATACAGAAATGGGGAATATCTTCATATTTACCATTTCTTCTATATTTGAGCATTTTAATGAAATCATCAAATCTTCTTTTGGTATCATATAGAAGGATTTGTGTTTTCTTATATTTTCTTTTTTTGTAATTTAATTCGTTAAGATTAAAAACTTCTGCGTCTAGAATTTCTAACATTTCTCTGGAATGTTTTATTTCCGATTATTGGTTCTTCGGGTTCAGGTTCAATAATACCATCTTCCCAATATAAATCATCTGGTGTTTCGCTTGGTGTTGGCGTCGGTTCCAGAGTCTCTGTAGGGGTTTCGGTTGCCGTTGGTGTCGGTGTTTCTGTAAAAGTATGTGTTGGGGTTGGTGTCTCCGTAACTGTGAATGTTGGTGTCGCAGTTGGGGTTGGACTAGGTGTTGGTGTTGGTACTATTTCTTGAATGTACAATGGTGTTTCTGTAGCGGAAGGTGTCGTTATGATTTTTTTTTTAAATCATCATCCTCTTCTTGGATATGATCTCTCCAGAAACTATCATTGTTTATTTCTTGAAATTCTTCCTCTACGGGTATTGAATCATCAATATTATATTTTGGAGCCTCTTCTGGAACAGGTATCGGTTCCGGTATAAATTCTTCAAAATCACCAGAATCTTGCACACTTTCTTCAGAAACAGAATTGTTGAAATTTAGTTCCTCTTCTTCTTGAGATGGAGTGTATTCTACAGGCGCTACTTCATGAACTTGCATTTCGTCATCAACATAGAAATTTCTTTCGATAGGCTCTTCTTCATTTACTGTATCAAATTTTCTTTCCCACTCATCCATAAACATTTCTCTAACCTCTTCATCAGATAACGCTGGTGTAATTGGTTCGCTATTAAATGGTAATTCATCGTCGCCAATTAATTCTTCATTTGTTAACCCTCCCCAATCTTCATCATATAAACCTAATTCTTGATCTTTTTGCATGATCTCAGAAATAAGCTCTGCTTGCTTTTCTTTAGTGAGTTCTTCTTTTACTTCCGGCTGTTCATCAGAAGCTATTGTTGCTTTCTCCATATACTTTTTTGCAGCCTCTTTCAAAACTTCATTAGGTTCTGGTGGGTTAGACAAGTATCTTTCAAGTATCTCTAAATCTCTTTCTGTTAGTTTAAGTCTTAGAGATTCGTTAGCCAAATCACTATTAACAATATTGTTCTGTATTTTTTCATCTACACTTTCATTAGTGCTTTCTTTTAATCTATCTTCTTCTGTAAATTTAACCAACATATGTAAGAAAGATAAAGATATTATTGGTAACATACCACCAGAAAAAAGAGCTAGAAATCTTTTATGACCAACAAAATCTGTTGGTTCAACACCCATGAATTCTAATAAAGGGGCAACAAGATCTACCCAGTCTTTAAAAGATTGTGAATTGATATCAATAAATGAATAAGCAAAAAATATGTTACCAATAAATTGAACTAGTGTAACGATAGCGAATGGGAAATATACCTTTTTACCCATGTCTGCCGATATTGCAGCTAATGCAGACAACGCAGCAATTTCAATACCTATTGAAAGATATACGGCCCAGCTAACTGGATTTGATATACCATACCATTTTGTAACGTGTGATATTGATACAATTGCTACAGTAATGATCGGTACTAAAAACGCAGCAATGATTAGCGTTTTATAATTTTTATTTATCCAATGTTTCATTTTAAAATTTCGCAAGCTCTTTTTCTAATTCTACAACTTCTTGGTCAATTTTTGTTTGACGTTGAACATCTAGAATTTTTCGGTCTGTTGCTTGGATCATTCTTTTTTCAGATTTCAGACCTTCGATTTGTAAAACAATATTTAATTCTTTTTTTGTATAAGTAGAATCTCTCATTGCTTTAATCTCATTTTTAATGTTTTTTATTTCTCTACTATCGCTACAACTTTTAAAAAAAGTTAGTAACACAACAGTAAACACAACAACAGTAAAATTATTCTCAATAAACTTTTTCATATATTATAAATATTTTAAGAGTGAAAAGCTCTCGTTTCTGAGCTTCTTTATTGCTTTATCCTTTAATTGTCTAATTCTTTCTTTGGTGCATCCAAATTCTTCACCAAGGTCATCAAGGTTCTTTTCTGTACCAGTTAATCCAAAATAACCCTCTATGATGGCGCTTTCTCTTTCATCTAAAAAAGACATCATGTATTTGATTCTGTGTTTTAAATCTTCAGTACTATTAGCTAAATCTTCAGGAGATACTGCATTTGGATTTGCAATAATTTCAAGAAGAGTGTCCCCTTCTTCATTTATTTCTCTAAATAAATCTATGGTTGTTGGTATTCCTGTTAATGGGATCTCACTGTATTCAACATAAAAACTATCTTCTTGTGAAGCTTCTGCTTTTTTTAATTTTTGCGCTTCTTGGATAACGTTAGATGGAACTCTAATCGTTCTTGCATATTCATTTAATGCGTAAAGAATTTGTTGCTTAATCCACCACACAGCATAGGAAATAAATTTGAATCCTGATGATATATCATAACGCTCAATTGCTTTTATCAAACCTATATTTCCTTCCGATATTAAATCAGAAACATCAAGTCCTTGATTTTGGTATCCTTTAGCAATCGATATAACGAATCTAAGATTACCCTTAACAACTTCGTCAATTAGTTTTTGACGTTCTGATTTTGTTAAAATTTCATCTTTTAACTGCGAAAAGATTTCGTTTTCTCTTTCATGAGAAATAACTGGAATTTTTTTGAGATCCTTGATGTAGTAGTTGATCTCTTCTGTTTTGATGATTGGAGCGGTCTTCTTCATTTTGTAAAAGGTTTGTTAAGCTAAAATACGGAAAAAAAACCTATTTACCAAATTCGTCAAGAAATTTTTTTTCATCTTCCGTTAAACTATCTACCCCAAAATCTTGAATCTTTTCAAGAATCTCATCTAGGTCGAATTTTTTGTCTAACTTTCTGATTGTAATCTTAAACGCATCATGTGAGGATTCCTGTGGTTTAAACATGAACTCTCTAAGTGCTTCCGGTATTTCAGCCCAAATTAAATCATTTTTTTCAAAAATAAAATAGAATTTAATTTGTTCAATCTCCAAAGTTTTTTTAAGATCACTTATTAATGTTTCTTTGTCTTTCTCTGTGTCAAAAATTATAATACAATTACCCAAACTTTCTATTACGTATTTAATTCCCGCCTCTGTAACCTGATTAAAATGCTCCATACAGAAGAATTCTAAGTCTTCGTGGTCTTCAAATGATCCGTAAATGAAAAGGATATATGATTTCATAAAAAGATAAGCAATAAAAAAAGAAATAGTTTTATTTCTTTTTCTTTAGATTTATTTTCCAATATACACCGCCACCGATGTATGGTTGGAATTCGCCACTTAAACCGTTTACAACCGTATTGTTAACGCCAGTCGACACTTTGTATAATCTATCGCTTTTATCTTTTAAAATCAACCCTAAACCCATAAGCCTAACCACATTTGGTTTGTCAAAATTGGCATCAAACCCAAAGAATAGTTGTGTTTTCTTCGGTTCTGGGGTGTAAATTGTATCTTTAATTACTTTTTGTTTAACTTTTGCATCAAAAGACCTAGACAAAACTTTATTTTGACTAATTGTCTCGTTTAATGCTATGGTACCCAATCCATTAGGTAGTGTTAAGGTTTCTTTAACCTCATTTTTCACATAAAAATCTTTAAGAATAGCTGCGGTATCAACCGGCATAAGCAGTGTATCGTGAATCGGGTATGGTATTTGAACCTCGTAAGGTACCTCGACTTCAACCTCAACCAGTGAATCAACCATTAAGGTATCATGCACTGGATAAGGTATTGAGTCAATTATTTGATGATACTTAGTTCTGTTTGGCATAATACCCCTTGGATTTACTGCAACAATTACAGTTGAAGCTAATAATAGCAGAATAATTATGTTTCTAACGTCTAAGTATTTTTTCATTTTTATTTAATTAATAATGCGGATGTTGCTAATACACCAACAAAAGATCCTACTTTATATAAAAAGGTCTTTCTTCTTTGTCCTTTAAGTTCTTTTAATAAACTTTCTGATTTTTGTCTTTCTAGATTAAATTGCTCATCTTTTTTAACGATGATCAACTCTAGATTTGATATTTTTTGATCTTTAAGCGTGTCTTTTTCCTTAAAAAGTTTGATCTGATCATCCTTTAGACCGATAACTTTATTTAAATCTAACACCTCGGCTTTTGCACCGTCTCCGCTAATGAGATCTTTAATAACCAATTTAGCAACAGGTACTTTTAACGGCACTATTGTATCAATTTTTGTTATTGTAACGGTCTGTGAAAAACTTTTCGAGGTCAGAAAAATTATAGTTGTTAACAGAATCAATTTTTTCATCGGTTTGCTTTTTAATAATTGTTATGTTTTTAGTAACGCTGTTGATGTCTCCATCGATGTTATCGATTTCTTTATCGATAGTTAGAATTTGTTGAGTGAGTGCTGTATTGACGTCTTGTATAGAATCGATCTCGTTTTGGATTGAATCTATTTTAGCATTATACCCAGCAACATCAGTTCTAATACCTTGTCCCTGAAAAATGCTGTATGCCGCCAAACAAGCTATAATACCCAATAAAATGTTTTGCTTGTTTATTTTCATAAAAATCCTTTTTCCTATAAATACAAAGAGGTCGCAAAAAGCGACCTCAAAGCAAGACCTTGTGATTAGTTTATTTAGTATTTTGTTCCGCAATGTGGGCAGAACTTATGGTTATCTTTTTTACGTTTTGCGCCACACTCTGTGCAATAAACGACCAAATCCTCGCTGATAAGAGGCTTTGTAGATAATGGTTTTATTTTCCACCATTGTGTCAAATCTGGGTATGAATTAAATTCCGTATTATCAGATGTGAATTGTTGGCTTGACGTTGAACCTTTTTCAACCCTACCAGTCTCTAAATTTTGACTCGGCGTTGCCCCACTATTATAAAAAGCGGTAGATGATGTTAGTGTTGAGTTTATCCCACCGGTATTTGTTGATGTGTAAATAAGGGGAGATCCTGTTGTGTAGGTTATTGTTCCACCATTTAAAAATGTATCACTAGTTCTAGTTGTATAACTGTTACCACTAAAAGTAGTTGTTACAAAATTGGTAATTGGCCAAGTATTTGGTGACTTCTGCTTATAAAATTTTATAGTCACGTCACCGTTGTCTTCTATCGCTTTTTGAACTTCTTTGTTTTGCCCATCAACAAAATAAGTTTGAAAGACAAATTTTCTGGCTTCATTTAAATAGCGTTCTAAAAATACTCTTTCGGCTGGACGAAGTACAATCCCCGATCCAATAGATTCACCATTTATTTCAATGGTGGCTAGTATTTTCATTTTGTATGGATTATAAAGTTCGATTTCGAACTCATCACCGTTTTTGAGGTATACGGTGTCTATGTGCTGTTTTAATCTTTGTTTACCCTTGGTAATAAAAGACTGCGGTACAGCAATACCGCTGTTGATTGAAATTTTTCTATTCATTTTCCTTATATTTTTTTTGTATTTGAATCCGAATTTGCTGGTATCAATTCCAACTCTAATGCCTCAAGGACACTTCCGATTCAACCACAAGGTCTAATATTAAATATAAGGAAAATTTTTAAATAAAAAAAGGGAAGTCAAAAAACTTCCCATTTTAAACACTAACCACTAATTTATTTTTTCTTTTTGACTATTTCATCAATAATCCCATAAGCCAATGCATCATCAGCAGAAAGCCACAGATCTCTAGAAGCATCTTGCATTACTTGTTTTCCGTCTTTGTCACAATACCCACCTAACAAATCAAAAAGCAAATTATTAAGCTTCTCCCATTCAATCATATCGATTTTCGCATCTTGAATGTTCCCATGGAATCCTCCACTAGACTGGTGTAACATTGTACGTGAAAATCTAAGTGACCCTCTTTTACCTTTTGTACCAGCACCTAAAAGGATTGATCCCATAGATGCAGCCATCCCAGTATTAATTGTTCTGATATCTGAATTAATGTATTCCATAACATCAACCATAGATAAACCAGATTTTACTGAACCACCCGGACTATCAATATGCATTGTGATATCATTGTTATCTAGACTATCTAAGAACATTAATTGCGCTTGAACAATTGTTGACATATGATCATTTACTTCACCAGCGACCCAAATGATTCTTTCCATCATAAGTCTACTGAACACATCCATCACAGTAACATTAAGGGACCTCTCCTCAAGAATATATGGTGTCAAACTATTTTCAATGTTTTTGTTAAAACGATGTAAATCTAATGAACCAATACCTCTGTCTTTCGCATAAAGACTAAAATCTTTTGTAATCATAATTCTTTGTTGTTTAATACAAATATAAATAAAATTTGTGGTATTAAGAAATTTTTGTTGTTACATAATCAATAGACGAGACATTCTCTTCTTTTTTGATCATAATCAAATTGTCAGACCAGTTTCTGATCAATGGATTGTGCGATATTACAAAAATATGCTCGAAATAGTTTTTAATTTTCTTAAAGAATTCACCAACCATCTCCAAGTTCTCATCAGCTATTTTACCAAACACTTCATCCATAACAACAATATTTGGTTTTGGTAATGATGATACTTTTGTAAGTACACTTCTTAATGCTAAAGAAGATATTGTTCTTTCATACCCAGAACCAGCATTTAATGGCTTAACAACTCTAGTTTCAGAATCAATCATAATAAACTCTAATTCGTTCTTATCGTTTATATTTAATTCTAAAACAAAGTAGCAACTGTCAGAAAGTAATCTACTCAATTCTTGATTAATAAGTGGTATCATGTTTTTCAAAATTGTTTTTGAAATACCATTTTTACCATAAGTCATCAAATAAACCTTAAATACACCTTGAAGTTCTTCCTCTGCTTTAATCTTTGTTATCAATTCGTTGTAGGTTTTAATTTTATCCTCCATCGTCGTGATATTGATTTTGTTTCTTTCAATTGTTGAATTCGAAACACGGATATCAGCATTTACAGTTTCCAATCTAGTTCTTAACGAAAGAAGTTCGGCATCTATTTTTTGATTCTCATCAAGCTTCTTTTTATTATTCTCGTAATTATCTAGCTTAGTTTGTTTAACATTAATCTCCAAATCTTTTTGATCTACTTCAAGCTCGTATCTTGCTTTACGCAGTTTATTTCTTTCGTAGTTATCAAACTCAGATTTAAGGGAATCAAATCCATCCGATTGTACTTTTAATTCATCAAGTTCTTTTTGATTTGAATCAACTTGAGAACTAATTTCTTTAATCTCTTTCTTTAAACTTTCAATCTCATCTGTATGATCAACTTCGTCTAAGGCTCTCTTACAGGTTGGACATATCTTTCCCTCTTCAAGTTGTTTTATTAACTTTTCTTTTTCACCTTTAGTGTGCTTACACGCAACAATAACCGAATACACATCACCCATTTTTTCTTTTAGGTCTTTGTGTTCATCTTCGCTGTAATATTTGGATGGTTCTTTCACATCTACAGCTTCTGCGTTTCTTTTGCTTGTTGCTTTTTGTGTGTTTAATTCTTCGATCTCTCGTTGAAGTGCAACGGGATTCGTTTTAATTAGTTCCTGATCAATATCATTTGATCTCAAGCCAAGAATATAGTCTCTTCTATCCTCCAATTCTTTTAACTTATTACCATAGTCGGTTAAAAGATTTGTATGCTCAAAGATTTGATCTTTAGAATTTTCAATGCTTTCATTACTAGCTTCAATATCAGCTTCTAATTGTGCGATATTATGAGTATTGCTAATTAATTTTCTAGACCAATCATTATAGATTTCTTTACAAATCTCTTCCTTTTGCTTTAGATTTTCTAAACCCAAAAACTTAGTTAAGATTTGACCTCTCGCTGTTGGCTTAGATTCAATTAATTCTTCTAGATTATAACCAGTAGTTAAAATTGTAGAAAGAAAATCTTCTTGCGTTCCGATCGCTGATTCAATAAACGTCTCAGTTTCTCTTCTTTGTTCTCCTGTTAAATTCTCAAGTTCACCATCTTCCTTTTCTTTATAGAATTCTAATTCGCTTTTTACAGAGTATTCGCCGGATCTACCTTTCTTTCTGGTTAATGTTCTGGAGATAACATAATTTTCTCCATCAATTGTTATATGTCCTTTTACAACAACTTCATCTTCGTCGGTAAATTTATTGAAAACCTCGCCGTTTGTTTTTGTTTTAGTTGTTGTATTAAAGAATAAAAACATTAATAGATCAACACTTGAAGTTGACTTACCACCAAAGTTTCTAGGATTTGATTCAATAACACTAATACCATTCAATTCGGTAAAATCAATACTGTTGTTTTTACCAAAAGAAAGAAAGTTTGAGAACTCAACTTTCTTAATAAACCATTTATTGTATCTTACTTTATTCTCATTGATTTTATCTATTTGAGAATTAACACGATTGTCTAATCTATCTAACAGCTCCCACTTAACATTAACCTTATTTTCGGTTAGAAAATCTTTCATTAACGTTTTTTGGTACTGATGGTCTAATATACTATCAGTAACCTCTAGAGTCTTCAGCTTTGTATTTTGCTTCTGACTTAAGGTTTTTGTAACAACTTGTACATGTGTTGTGTTGTACTTATTTTGAAAGTACGTTTTAACACGTTTAATTCTTTCTGGGGTAAAGTTCTCAGCAACGTCTTCCCACTCAACTTTAATAAAAGGATTCATATCTGTTAAAGATAATGTTTTTGTTTTGAAATTAAAAATTTTCTTTTACTTAATTCTACTTTCTTCAAAAAATTCTATGACACCATTAATTGCCCAAACGATTCCGCAGGTAAACATACCATCGAAGAAAACACCAAATAGCCAATTAACATCTAGAAATTTTTCAGTTAACCCACCCAAAAGAATTGACATAAAGAAACCAACCCAAGTAGATGTACACATCATGCAGCTAATTAGATCACCAAAGAATTTAGATTTCTTTTTAATCCAAGCTCGTTGGTTTTCAAAAATTGATCCGTAAACTAAAATAGTGGTCATACCGTAACCCATAAATGCCCACAAGATTAAAACTGATACCATAATTTAAATTTTATTCGTCATATAGATTATTCAAGTCGCTACCCTTTAGATATTTCGCTTTATTCATTTTTTCTAAAGCGGTTGTTATCTTGGTTAGTTCGTCTTTTAATTTATCATTTTCCAGCTTTAAAGCTTTAACTTCATCATCATTAACAACCACCTTTTCAATAGGTACTTCTTTAATTACTTCTTTGATGATTACTTGTTTTTCGCCTTTAACTTGTACTGGAACTTCTTTAATTACCTCAACAATTTTCTCAACAGGAACCTCTTTAATTATTTCAACTGTTTTTATAACTTCAACAATCTTTTCAACAGGAACTTCCTTAATCACTTCTTTGATTACCTCTACTTCTTTTCCTTTTGCTGTTGTTGGTGTTTCACCATATTTTTCTATGGTAAATCCTCTTTGAAATATTTTTTTAGCTGTTCCTTCGATGTCTGTAATATTGTTAAGCTCACAATACCTTACAAATTCATCATCCAGCGTTAACGAGTTCTTCTTTTTCATCTTGAATATCGTTTATATCTGAAATGGTGAAATGCATATATGGTTGATTATTTGGCAAATCAAAGAAATCATACTTTTTTGTCACCATATCAAATATCCCATAACCATGATGTTTAACTGTTTCACCAAAGTTTTGTTGAATAAGAGAACCAATCATAACCGCTAATCCACCACCAGGTAATTTAAATGTTTGTCTTTTATGAATATCACCACATAAAAGTAAATCTAATCCAACAAAGTTTAAACGATCATACCCATCTTCAAATTTAAAGCCAAGATCTGTTGACATACCTTGTATTGGTCCGTGAAACAAACCAATTTTATAACGACCGTCTGCTTTAAAATCTGGTCTTTCATTGTGTTGGTACAATGAATATACAACCCAATCAACATCTTCATCTTCATACACACCTTTGTCTTTTAGATAAACAATATTTTTATTGTCTATTAATTCTACAACCGGTGTTATACTATCTAATCGTTGCATATTATTTTCTAAGAAATCGTGGTTTCCCGGAATAATAACAACCTTACCATAACTAGAAAGTTTATTTAAAAACCAACTGGTTAACATTAGTTGTTCGTTTGAAATATTGATTTTCTGATGTGCAATATCGCCAGCAATAACAATACGAATCTCATCCCATTTAACACCTTCAGATGTCCATTGTGCACTATGTTCTCTAATTTCTTCAATTAGCTTTTCAAATTGCTCTTTATACAAATCATGTAATTGAATTGTTCTGATGTGTAAATCTGCAATGTGTACAATTTTTTTAATCATTTTATTTTGAGTTTAACATGTCGATAATCTCTTTTCTCATGTCTGCACATTTGAAAACTTTGTAATTGTCATTACCTTCAAAAAACCAAACGAAATATAGATCCCCTATCTTTAAGTTTGTGTTCTTTTCGATAATATATTTGTATAGACTTGTTTGAAGACTATATGTATTATATTCACATTCATCTAAATGTGAGATTGGTCTTTTAAATCTATTTCCATAATCACTCTTCATGTTTATGGCTTTGTTTGTTTTCCAGTCCCAGATTTGAATCTGATTGCTTTTCTTGTTCCAGAATAGTTGGTCTACCATTCCACATATACCTAATTCAGCATCGCCAATTACAAATTCGCTTTTTAAAGGTATTAAATTTGCTTTACTATCGTTATAGAATCTATCAAATAGTTTTACACATTTGTCATATGCTGGTTTAACAATGTCTTCACCAAACCTGTTAACAGCTGGTGACGAATCGTATGGAAATATTTTATTATTCCAATGGTTTTCAGCATAATCATGCACTGCGCTTCCTTTGATGGTGCTATAATCTCTTTTGTGATCCCATTCGGCTAATACCTCTTCTTTAACAAGACCGTGTTTATTTGCATATCTTTCAGCTTGACCATCGCTGTCAAATTTGTTTTTAAACTTTCCAATAAAAGTGGTGGCAGATGTTAATAATTGATCTTCAATATAATAGTGATGTGGTTCATCATGATATTTGATGTGATCAAACTTGTTTAATTCTAATAGTAAATCCATATTAATCTAATTGTAGTTTTTCTAAATTTTCAAAATCACCTTTTAAGTCAGCAATATCTTTGTCTATAGGCATTTTAACAACCCACACTTTACCAAACAATTTTCCTGTATTCAGTTTATGGTAAAGTCTTTGTGCATCTTCCCAGGCGTCACCATCTAATACAATCACAATCTCTTTTGCGTTTGCATAAAGCTTTGAGTAAAGAAACTCACCCATAACCTTACCTAGCATTGCTATTGAGTTATCAACAAATATACTGTCAAAAACCCCTTCAACAAGATAAATCGTTCTATTCCAATCTATTAGGTGTTCATTGAAAATAATAATTTCTTTTTGAACATCTGGGTTTTTATATTTCATTTTGGTCTTTGGTAAATAAGACCTGGCAATAAAATAATTGAGTTTTCTGTTTACATCATAAGATGGAATTATGATTCTATTTGCAAATAAACCATCATGTGCAAACCCTATATTATGTTTATTAACCATATCATCTGTTATATTCCTACTTCTGATATAGTTGTATGCTTGCCTGTAATGATGTGTGAGTTTTAACCCCATACTTGCTCCTGAAAATGGAATAAACTCATTTGGGAGTTTAGCTATTTTAGTGATTTTCTGCGGTTGTTCAACGTCTTCTGGGCGCATTAACTCATAAAACTGTAGTTGCTTTTTTGTGCCATATTTTTTTATGAGTTTGTAAAGATTTCCGTGGGTTTCGTGAGTTTCACCACAAGACCAACATTTGTAAACCCCCATTCTATAGTTGATTTCCAGGTTCCCTTTACCATCACCTTCATCCAATCCTTTAATTTCATAGGAACAAACAGGGCAATCAAAAGATATTTGACCTTTATAGTCATTATGCATCTTGTAGTTACCAAGAATATCCTCTAAAAGTTCAACAATTTGGTCGAAATCGGTGTCTGTTGCGGTCATATTTTAAATATAAGTAAAAAAAACCGTAAAAAAAAATCCCCAGAGACACCACCCTCTGGGGAACCAACCAAAATGTAAATAAATTTACATTCCCGCCTACATTATTAAATATAACACAAATAATAACATTTATCAAACATTAGTTGCCATTTTTTCTTTAGTCTTCTTTTCTTTGATAATTCCAACAGGATAATAAGTAATTTGATCAATAGTAATTGAATTTATTTTATATCCTGTGTTTGGGTTTGTAACATTAATTCTTTTACTGATACTGGTATCATAAATAACATTTTCAAGTACTACTTTTCCGTCGACCATTCTTTTAATTGTTTTTTCCATTTTTAATCGTTTTCTTTTATCATGTTTATATATCCTATAACAGCTGTTGCAGCATCAGCCATATCATAGTTCTCTTTTTTTAAGTTACCTGTTTTACCATATAACCATTTTACTTCTGTACACACAGCGTTAACATGTTCCCAGATAACGTGTTTTTTATCTATATCTTTTGGATAACCGCCGAACAATACGTTCTTACCTTTACCATTGTCACCAACTAAATCTGGAAATGCAAACTTTCTAGCGTTGTATGTTGAAATAAATGTTGGTACAATCTCTAACACATCATAAACCGCTTTACAGATCATGGTATTATAACGAAGTAGTGTACCTACTGTGTAGATATTATTGGAATTTAATAACGGCTCTTCAATAATAACTTTTACAATACCTAGATTCTTATATGCTTCTAGATGCTTTTTAAAAGCGTCAGCCTTTTTTATTAATTCTTCTAATTTATCTTCAGGTTGTGGTTTTATTTTTGGGGAAAAATGTGTTAATTCTAATAACTTTTTTCCAGTAAGGTCAAATAAAGCCCACCCAATTGTCTTGGTTGAAATATCTAAACCAAGAATCTTCGATTTGTTTTTGAATTTAAGGTCCATAAAACAAATAATAAGAAAAAATAAATCTATAGTAAAGTCTTAGAAATCAATTCTAACGGAAAATACCTGGTTACCTGTTCTTTCTAACGGTTTAGCTAATTTAGCTGTAACTAAAGGCTCTTTATTTTCATTTAATAATGCTACCTCTGTTATTCTTTTTGGTTGCCCAGTAACATATGTTGGGTTCTGGCTTGTTAAGAATTGTGTTCCAGGTAGATTAACCATGAAATTTAAAACCTCTACGTCAGTTGCCCTTGTTAATTGAACTGCACCTGGGAAAGGTTGTGAATCTCCAAACTGTGGTAATGTTGGTTGATCGATATTTGGTAATGGGCCAAGATAGTTACCGACAGTGTGTCCAGATATTTGTGTTGTTAAGTCAATAATTTTCCATCCGTCTGATGATGGTGGATTACCTGTTTGTACAACTTGAACTAATGCATAAAATTTATTTGCTGTAAACCCGGTAAAATATGATGAATTACTTAAAAATTTAAAATCACCGGTTTCAAATCTAAAACCAATATTTGAATTTGTTGTTCCTGTGATCTTTCCATAATAGTTACAATGCATACCATTTCTATAGGTGTCACCAGTGTATTGGAACATATATGTAACCCAAGCGGTTTCTCCTGTAAGAACTACTGGATCTAAATCATAGAATGTCGGTAAATCTAATGGCACTGTGTTGAATCTAGGTGCTGGTAATGTATATTTTCTATTTGTTTTATATTCTAATACGGCCACCAATTCTTGGTCATCAAATACAATAATTTTTTTATCAACAAATACTTTACCAACACGAATACCTTGTTCGTCTAATAAAAATCTAAACTTAAGATTGTTTGTGTTTGGTTTAGTATTTTTTGCTGATGAAACATAATAATCAGTTGTATCCATCACAAATTTTGCGCCGATTGTTGTTCCGGTATTTCTGTGATAAAAAATAAAAGGAATATAAACTTCAAAATGATTAACATCAGAAACTAAATCATCTGGATCGTATGTGTAATATTCTTCATCTGTTTCGCTCCCAATATAATCATCATATTTAAAAAATCTTTCTGGATCATTAACAATGTCACCTAATTCTGAATAATGAATAACCGCAATACATCTTTGATCTTCTGGTTTTACATCTATTCTTTCTCCAAATGAGTTAGTATATGATGTTGGATTAGAAATCGTCCCACCAGTTAAATTTGTAAATGTTTGGCCGGTAGAGGTATAACCTAAGTATTCTTTTAATGATGCGAACTGTGTTCCAGTATAACCACTTAATGCTTCATCTGATGCGTCTAATCCAGCTGGTTTTTGTGTCCATATTGTTTCTAGTGTCCATGGATCGTGTTGTGCTAGATTGTCAACTGGTAATGGTGAACAAACCGTAGAGCCTGTTGGTGCTTCTGGGTATTCTAAACTACATCTATTGCAAATAACTTGTGCATATCCGGTCTCCGCTGAAAGATTTGGCATCGGTCTGTCAAATGTTAATTCTGTAGGACTAACATTTGTGATTTTATAAACTAAGCTTTGTGATGTCCCACTTATAACATAATTTTGACTAACAAATTGATTCTTAAATACTAATGTTACGAATTCACACTGTGAATAACCTGTAGCATTAGGAACTGATAAAATATTAGTTCCATCAACTTCTGATAATGATATTTCTTTAACTAAGCATTCAACAGTGGTTCCAGTACAAACATCACTATCATATGGTCTATAGTTTGTAACGAATCCAGCTGGGCCCATTGCATTTTTTAATGTGGTTGTTATTGATTGTTCAACAGCGTTACCATAGTTGATTGTATCTGTACCTGTTAATAGATAGGGATACTTCACATGTTGATCTCCATCCATAGGCGCCAATACCCTTTGTCTTGGTGTTGTGCCTGCCCCGGTAAATCCACTAAAAGTATAATCAAATTCAGAATCGCCAACCTGAAAATATTTTATAACAAAATTACCTTCAGCGATAGATTTTCTACCCTTTCTGGTTATTCTTGCTGATAAGAATTCTGAATTACTGCTATCTAAAAAGCTCATTTATACTTATTTATTTTAATCATTTATGCTTCACTAGGCCCACCAGGTCCACCTGAACAACTATCATTACCTACTGATATAATACCACCATTTGAATCTACTCTTATAAATTTATATGTACCTCCATCATATAATAAATCACCATTAGGATTTGTTGTTGTTGGGGTATTTTGCGCACTTTGGTTTTCTGATTCAGTTATATATGCCATTCTTGTTACATTACCTAATGACCAAGAACCCGCAACAGGTGTTGTTAAACCATAATCACTATAGATTGTTGTAGTACCTGGTGTTAAAATTGCGTCAGTTGTATAGAATGGTGAGTTAATTAGATAACCTTGTCCACCTGAACCAAAATTATTACAATAAGTTGTTGATATATTAGTGTCCATGACTTCTTCTGCTCTGTAGTATACATAAACTGTTGTTGGTGTTACTGTTGGTGTTAACGTCGGAACACCAAGACATTGTATACTTACCTCCCAATAGTCATTTACGTCATTTGGCGCAGCTAACATTGGTGCTGTTAATACATCTATGTAATATGTTTGGGTGTTATCATATGTTATTGTTAATGTTATTGGGCCAGTTTGAGTTGGGTACCAATAATCATTTGAATCATAACCAGATGAATTACCAAACCATCCTGTACTTTCAATAATTGTTAAATCTGTTCTAATTGAAATATTGTTTGGTCTATCGTTTGCTGTACACGTAAAATTAATTAGCGATCCGTTAGCCACCCCTGTAAAATCTAGTTGACGATCAGGGTAATTATAAATCGTTGGCCCAGTATATTCACCTGTTACAGTAGAACTACATCCTGGCAAGCTAGTAGGGGTTATTGTTGTTGTTGGTGTAATTGTTGGTGTAACGGTAGTAGTAGTTGTTGTTGGTGTAATTGTTGGATCAACGGTAGTTGGTGTGGTAGTTGGTGTGGTAGTTGTTGTTGGTGTTATTGTTGGGGTAACAGTGGTAGAAGTTGTTGTTGGTGTTGGTGTTACACCTGGTATTCCAGTTATTGAAATACATTGTGTTGTACCAGAACAATCTCCGCCGTCCACTTTAACAAATAAACTAACCGTTCCATCAGGTATTGATGAAATTGTTTTTGGAAAACTAGATACCGCTTGTGATGTTACTAGACTTGTACAGCCACTTCCACAAGACGCACCTGTACATCCTGATATTGAAACGGTTTGTCCTGTGATTCCGTTTCCTACTGTTCCTAAATTTACTGAAGCGTTAAATGCCATATGTTATAAATATTAATTCTTTTATTTTATTATACTGGACACCCAATAGGTATATTGTTATTAGCTCTTAATGTCACAGATACATGTAAAGGTGTTGGTGATGGTGTGTAATCCTCTTCTCCAAGCAGATTGTCAATCGGGCTACTTAAATGTAATTCTGATGTTCCAATAATATCACAAACTCTATATCTTATAATATTACCCGATCCACTAGCCCACATCCCTCTAATTGTATATGGTAATAAACTTTCTAAAACATATATAGTTCCACTTCTTGATCCTCCAGCAGATGTGGTTTCATCTAATAATGTTGCACCATTTTTATCTAAGATAACTAATCGTCCACCAGAATCTGCACCTATAACCCAATCAATTCTTGCTGATGTAGTTGTTGTAGTTGTTGTTGGTGTTGTAGTTGTTGTTGGTGTTGTAGTTGTTGTTGGTGTTGGCGTTATTATAACATTATATTCAGACGATCCTCCAGTAAAAGTACAATCTGCAGGGGTTGTTGTTGGTGTTGGGCTTGGGGTAATGATTTGATCGCTAATAGCAGAACCACCGCTAAATCTACAATCAATATAATTCGATGTACCTCCAGTAAATAAGCAACAATTTATACAATTATCATAAACCTCCTCATGATTTGTGAAAATATTTTCAATCACATAACCTCCGGTTACTGTATCTAAAATTTTAAACCAATATTGTGTACTATAGGACGCTCCACTAAAAATAATAGGGTTTGTGTTGTAATATGATCCATCAGAACTTGCTTGATAAGTTGTACCAGAATTTGGATAATATGTATACCCGGTTGTGACCACAGATTCATTACCTGCGGTGGGCCCAGTTTTATATAATAACTTAAATGGGTTTGGTGAAACAATACCTTTTAATTTTAGATTTAATCCCATACTACATAAATACAACTCTTATAAAATATAAATAAAAAACCCCTCGTTTTGAAGGGGTTTTAAAATATAATATTAAATTAGTTTTTAATTACCAATTAAACATGTTCCATTAGTTGTACAAGGTGTTCCGTCATTTGACCATAACCACTCTGTTGTAATTTCTACACCACCTTGAACCCAAACAGGTGTACTATAAGCTCCACTAAATGAAACACATAAACCAGCTGTGATTGTACTATTACCGTTATCCATTGATTCAATGTTACTTAATAAAACTGTTTGGACGGTACCGTCATAATCTCTATATCTTACATATAAATCACCTGGTGGTGGATTAGTTGTACTGTATGTTACAGTCCAACATTCTGCTGTTACACTTGATGTAGTTGTCGGCGTTGGTGTTGGTTGGGATGGGAAAGCTTCCCATTGCTGGGTATTTGTACAAATTCCGGTACTTGCGATTGTACCACCAGTTGTGAGATCACTAATACCAGTAATTGTATGTCCGGTTAATAATTGTTCCTTTGTTACCCCTGTTGCTAATTCTGTGGTAACATTACCGCTGGTTGTTCCTGAAATATTAAAAGGCCCAGCAACATATGTTGCGCCAGAATATTGATTTTGTAATGTGAATGTAACTATCATTGTTTTTTCTTTTTGTATAAATATTTGTTTATTTGAAATTGTTTATAATTTTTTTATACGCTACCTATTAGACATACACCATCAGATTCACAAATTCCACCTTGGGTCCAACTATCAAAACAAGTAACTTCAACACCACCTTGTACACAAACTGGTGTAGAATATGATGATCCAGGTTTAACACAAATACCTACAGTATATGTACCATTACCATTATCCATGGTCGCTAAATTCTGAATTAATACTGTTTGTACCGTATCTGTAACGTCTCTATATCTTACATATAAATCATTTGGTATTGTTACGTAAGTCATTGTATAACAATATCCTGGAGCATCCCCATCAGTTAAAACTGTTAAACCACTTGTTGTTATACAACCATTTGTATCAGTAACTTCAAGACAATATCCACCAGATGTTAAACCTGTTATTGATCTTGTTGGGTTACTAGACGCAACACTATAATATTCTGCCACTATATCTCCACCGCAAGTTGTATATGGTGAGCTAGTGTCCTTATATAATCTATATGTCTTAGGCCACACACCACCACTAGAACTAATATCAAGGCTTCCAGCTGATGGGGAATAAAATCCAGGATTAACTGCATTATTAATTGTTGCATATTGTTGTGATGGTTCTGATATGTATACACCATATGTCGCCTCACACTGATTATAGTCTTTAAGGTACACCGTATAACTTCCAGAAGTTAAATTATTAAATGTTGCTGTTGGAACACCATTAACCAAATTGAATAAGTAATAGTCTGAGAAATCACCAGTCAATGAAACTGTTAATTGTCCACTATTACCACTAGTTGGGTTTGTTATTGTTATTGAACCATTAGAACCACCGTAACAAGATATATTAGAATGCGTTATTGTTGCGCTTGGTGCCGCCTTACTTAAATTAGTGTTTTGATTAGACGATTCACATCCGTTTCCGTCTTTAACTCTAACAGTATATGTTGCTGAGTATAAGCCAGTAAAGCTATTACTTGATTGCCATGTTGATCCTCCATTAATAGAATATTGATATGAGCCAGCACCACCACTTGCAATTACTGTTATTGAACCATTTGTACTATCATAACAAGTTGGATATACCACATTTGTATAGAATGATACTGCACTTGGAACCGTAATTGAAGTTGTGTATGTTTGAACACAATTTGAACCGTCCTTAACATAAATAGTATATGAACCATCACCCAAACTAGCGTACGCCTGTGGTAAATTTCCATATGTGCCACCAGCGTTTAATTTAGATTGATAAGTACCACCGTTACCACCTGTTCCAGAATTAACTGAAATACTACCTGTTCCTCCAACACAAGTTGGATTAAAAATTGATATTGTTGCGTTTGGTGCAGATTTAGATAAAGTTTGTGTTGTTGCAGCAACACAATTATTAGCGTCTTTAGCATATAATACATATGTTCCAGTACCTAAACTACTAAATGTTGCACTTGCCTGATAGTTTGTACCATCTTTTGAATATGTTTTTGTTCCAGTACCACCAGACGCGGATAATGTTATAGAACCATCAGCACCATCCCAACACGTTGGATTTGTTGCTGAATTAACACTTACTGTTAATGCAGATGGCTCAGTAATTACATAGGTATATGATGCTTTACAATTTGTTGCATCTTTTATATATAACGTATAGTTTCCTGGTGATAAATCACTGAAAATCTTTTGTACTGTGTAGTAAGTAATATCATTAAGAGATACTGTATATGGTCCATTATTACCACCACTTGCGCCAACAACATTTAATGAGCCGGTACCGCCATTACAATAAGCATTTGTTTGATTTACAACTGGTGTTGGAGCGGATTTTGTTACACTTACAGTCGCACTAGAAGATTGACATCCATTACCATCTTTTGATTTAACGGTATAAACACCAGAACTTAAATTGGTAAACACACCACTACTTTGCCACGTTGACCCATTATCTTTAGAATATTCATAACCGCCTCCAGATCCGCCTGAAGCACTTAGTGTGAACCCTGCATTAGTGCTATTCCAACAAGTTGGATATTGTAATCCAGATGAACTAACAGTAACTTGAGTTGGTTGTGTTATTGTTACAGCATATGTATTTTCACAACCAGCGCTATCTTTTACATAAATAGTATATGAACCAGCCGATAAAGAAGAATAGGTTCTAGAGGTAGTTAATACTTGATAAGTTCCGCCCGAATTTAATTTTGTTGAGTATGGACCACCTTGGCCTCCTGATAAATCAGAAACAACTATTGATCCATCGCTACCGCCATTACATGTTACATTTGTTTGTGATACTGTTGCGGTTACTTGTGTTCTATCTAAACCTATTGTGTTTGTTCTTACACAACCGGCACTATCTTTTACATAAATTGTATATGTCCCATTACCTAAATTGCTGAAGGTTGTACCGGTTTGATATGTGGAACCATCTTTAGAATAGGTATATCCAGAGCCTGTACCTCCAGAAGCTGATGTTACGGTAATCGAACCATCTGTACTTCCTATACAAGTTGGATTTGTTCTAGATAATGTTGAACTAACTATAGTTGGCTCAGTCACTGTTACTACACTACTATTACCAACTTCACCATATGAATCTTTAGCATATAAAATATATGAACCAGCGGTTAACCCACTGAAAACATTTGACGCTTGATAATTTGTACCATCTTTTGAATATGTATAACTTGCAGTACCTCCAGTAACCCCAGAAACAGTAATAACACCGTTTGAGCCACCATTACATGTTACATTAGTTGTGGTTGATACACCAACCGTTAAAGTTACGTTAGTAATTGAAATTACAATCGATTTATCATATGTTAATCCTCCAGCATCTGTTGCTCTAACTCTAATTGTATAACTTGATTGTGTTTCAAAATCAAATACCGCGGCACTTCTTAATGTTGTTCCTGAAATTGAAAAACTTGAATTTCCTGGATATGATGATGTGTCAACTAAGGCATAGGTAAAGGTGTCGCCAGCATCTGGATCAGATGAACTAAATGTCCCTATTGTTGTACCAGTTGGTACATTTTCTGAAATTGAAACTGAACTTAGAGAAATATTTGTTGGTGCTTCGTTAACATTGGTTACTGAGATTGCAAATACTTGATCAAATGTTAAACCACCGGCATCTGTTGATCTAATCTTTATTGAATATGAAGATTTTGTTTCTAAATCAAATATTGCCGCAGATTTTAAAGATGCTCCAGTAATAGTAAAACTAGAGTTATCTGGATAATTTGCTAAATCAACTAAAGTGTATGTAAATGTGTCACCAGCATCTGGATCTGTTGTTGATAGTGTTCCAATTGTTGTACCGGTTGCAGAATTTTCTGCTATTGTATTTGATGATAATGAAATAGCTGTTGGTGTTTCATTAGCATTTGTTATCGATATTGTTAATGTTTTATCAAATGTTAATCCACCTGAATCGGTTGATCGGACTCTTATTGTATAAGAACTTTTTGTTTCAAAATTAAATACTGCTGCAGATTTTAGTGTTATACCACTAATACTAAAACTAGAGTTATCTGGATAATTTGCTAAATCAACTAAACTGTATGTAAATGTACCGCCGTCTGGGTCAGTTGTTGAAAATGTTCCAATGGTTGTTCCTGTTGCCACATTTTCCTCAATTGATAATGAACTTAAACCAATATTTGTTGGTGCTTCATTAACATTACTAACATAGATATATAATGTACCATCATAAGTTAACCCACCTTGATCTGTTACTCTAATTTTAATTAAATATTCATTTTTTACCTCATAATTAAAGACAGCAGCTGATCTGAGTGTTGATCCACTTATGATAAAGCTGTTGTTGTCAGGATAAGTTATAGTATCTCTAAGTGCATAAGTAAATGTATTTCCAGAATCATTGTCTAATCCACTTAAAATACCAACAGTTGTTCCTGTTGCTGAATTTTCTGGGATAGTATCATTAGAAATACTAAAACCATATGGTGCTTCATTAACATTTGTTACATAAGCTGTTAACACACCTTCAAATGTTAAAGAATTAGAATCTGTTGCTCGAACTTTAATTGGATATGAATTTTGGATTTCATAATCAAAAATTTCAGCAGACTTTAAAACCCCTCCACTAGTTAATGTGAATTTATTATTATTTGGATAAGATAATGAATCTATAAATTCGTATGTAAATGTATCACCACTATCAGGATCAAGCGCTGTTATTGTACCAACAGTTGTTCCTGTGGGTGAATTTTCCGGAATACTTCCGTTTAAATTTAAACCATATGGCGCTTCATTAATATTTGTTACATTAATTGTAAACGCTTTATCATAAAATAATCCACCGGCATCGGTTGATTTTATGATTATACTGTATGATGATTTATTCTCGTAATCAAAAATTGCGGATGTTCTTAAATCAGAACCATCTATGTTAAAAGATGCCGCATCCCCAGTTGATTGTATGGAATAAGTATGTGTGTCGCCTAAATCAACATCATTAGTACTTAAAGTTCCAACAATTGTGTTTATTGGGCTGTTTTCATTTACTGTATTATTGCTTAAATTAATATCTACTGGTGCAGAATTTGTTGGGGTCGGGGTTGATGTAGATGTTGGCGTTGGTGTCGCTATAACCGCAATAGTGTCTATTAAAAATTCACAATTAGGGGTATAGGTTGATGTTGGTGTAAGAGTAATAGTTGGAGTGTTGGTTGGTGTTTCGGTTGGTGTTGCTGTAAGTGTTGGTGTTGAAGTTGGTGTGGCAGTTGGTGTTGGTGTTGGTAAAATTAAATCGTCACCAATTAAACAATATGGATCTGTGTTATATAAGATTATTTTATATGCATTATCAGGTACAGAAACTAACACACCGTTTATATCTGTTAAATCTGAATATGTTATTCCTGTTGCGGGTAATGACGTTGAAACCACCGTAGCAATATTCAACGGATCAACAACATCATAATAAATGTTGTATGGCCCTGGTGCCGTTCCTGAAGATATTGTTACTGTGAATTGTTTTGCCATTATTTTATATAATTATTCATTAACTTTGATTACACGGGTTTAAATTATATCCCAATGTGTTTAGTGCTGTTATTATTTGATCCGCATAATATTGAGCGGTTGAACCCGCTGTGACATTTGAAATGTAGGTTATTTCACTCTTATCAGATAGACCGTTTGTTCCTGAGTATGCACCGGTTCCATCTTTAACCGCCACCAAGAATTGTCTAAATCCATCATATGAATTTGGACCCGTATTAACTCTAAACACAATACCTCTATAATAACTGCTATTAGGAACATTGTCAAGCGTTGATCTTAAGCCGCTTATATCAGTATCATACGTTCCTGTTCTGACACTGGTATTAAATGAGCTACCATCAGCAGCGTATGGAGAAGATTCGTCTTGGAATACTAAGTTTATAACTTTGGTTATACCAGCTGTTGTTCCTGTTGTGTTCAATACGTACATTGTTCTTTCAGTACCACCAGATTTACTTGAGAAGTTGCTTACCGTTACGTTTTGATCATATGTGTTATAATCATTATTGTAGAATTGAACGAGACAATCTCTTAAAATAGTATCTCTCATACTTTGTAATGGTGATAGTGTTGAGTTCATTGAGCCGCTATCGTCAAACCAAATATTAATTTCAGTGTTTTCATCAACAACTAATGGGGTACCTAATGCAGCCTCAAACACACAATCAGGTGTGTATGTTGATGTTGGTGTTGCGGTTGGTGTTTCAGTTACAGTTGGTGTTGGTGTTTCAGTTGATGTAGATGTTGGTGTCTCAGTCAACGTTGGTGTTGGTGTCGATGTAGGTGTGGGTGTAGTAATTAAAGCCACTGTGTCAATTACAAACTCACAATTTGGTGTATAAGTAATTGTAGGTGTTTCTGTTACTGTAGGTGTTTCAGTAGATGTTACGGTTGGTGTTACTGTTGGTGTTGATGTTGGGGTAGGCGTACTAATTACTGCCACTGTATCAATTATAAATTCACAGTTTGGTGTATATGTTTCAGTTGGTGTAATTGTAATTGTTGGGGTATCTGTTGCTGTTGGTGTCTCAGTTGCTGTTGGGGTTGGGGTTACTGTTGGTGTTGCAGTTGATGTTGGTGTTGGGGTATATATTGTACCACAATCTACGTACTCAATCTTTTTACATACAGGATTTTCTGGATCAGTGGTGTCTAAAGTATAACCAGCTGGACAGCTATAGTTTGTGCAGAATCCCTCACCCGCCAAAGGTCCACCAGGTAAGTAATCACCTGTTGAGAACATTATATTTAATTCACTTGCATTGGTTACCCCAGTCAATGTTGCTAGTGTATCGTCATATACCTCAGCAGCAAACGATCCCACACTACTTCTATTCCAGTTTTCAATTTCAACAATATTTGGACCTGCTTCTAGTGTTACTGGATATATGTGGTAGAATCTAAAATTATCTACTGGTGAGTTATCTGCTTGATTTATTAATGTTACAGAATTTATTTTAACTGTAATATCATTATCACCAGCCACGCCGATATAATATGTTTTTGTTGTAGTTAAATTGAATGTTGCACAGAAACTAACGTAATCAGGATAATTTGGATTTGGCCATGTCGTGTTACCATCAACCCAAACGTTAATTTGATTCATTCTACCAGCCCAGAATGATTCGTTAGGTGTTGTATCTGGGCTACCATATGCCGTTGTATAACCAGAATATGCTAAGTTACCACTTATCGAATTTCCAACAGTATTGTAGTCATTTTCATTGTATATCTTAACACCATACATTCCGTATGCTGAGTTACTACCACCATCACCAACTAACAAGTTTTCAATTGATGTTGGGGTTGATGTTAATACTCTATAACATGCACCCCCATCATTTGTGGCTGTAAATCCTTCAGGACAATCACATGTTGGTGTTATAGTAGGTGTTTCGGTTACTGTTGAAGTAGAGGTAGGTGTTGGTGTTGCAACAATAGCATCAATATTAATAATAAACTCACAACTATCTGATGATGTTGTTGTTGGTGTTTCAGTAGATGTTACAGTTGGCGTTAAAGTTGGTGTTGGTGTTGCTATAACCGCGTTGATATCTATTACAAACTCGCAACTATCCGATGATGTTGTTGTTGGTGTTTCAGTTGGTGTAATTGTTATCGTCGGGGTTGAGGTTGGTGTTGGGGTTACTCCTGGAACTATTTCTAGGTTACAGACAAACCCTTCAAGTTCATTTTTAAAATTAAAATCGTATGTACCGTAGTAATAATCTGAGGTCCAAAAATAAGGTATAAGTACGTTGGTTCCGATGGTAACAGCTGTTCCTCCGCTATATGGATGAAAAACAACATCAGCATAATAACCGTTGTATAAACCAGATGCACTATATAATCTTATTGTTGCCATTTATTATATTTGAGTTAATGTTGCTATTACTGATGGCACTGACGGACCAATAGTTGGGGTCAGTGATGTTATTTGTATATTACTATCTGTTGTTGCCCAAGCAATTTCAACATAATCACCGCTATTTAAGTTGGGGTATATTATGTTCCAAGCAGCAACAACATATTCACCGTTATTGGCGAAAGTTATTACTGTATTAGAGCTTGTAATAGATGTACCATTTTTCTTAAACCATATATAGAAATTTTCCGTTGTTCCACCTTGTACTCTATATAATTGAGCAGAGAATTGTAAATTATACGATCCTGGGTTACTAACAATCATTTGTGATCCATTAGCCCATGTACACCCATTTGTTGCATCAAGACTATTAAATGTCATTAAATGCTCAGTATTTGTAGTTCCTGTTTGAATCACGGAACTACTATATGAACCAAAAAATCTTGTTGTGCCACTTGTTATAACACCAGAAAATAAATCTTCATGTGTTATAGCAGCAGAATCATATGGACCATTTCCTTGAGCCATATAAAATAACGATCCGCTTGTTGGGGTTGTTAATCGTTGTAATTCTGAAATTCTAGTTATACTCATTTTATTTAAATATTTTTTTTTATTTATTCTTCTATTAATATGTCAGTATTATTTTCATCCACAATAAAACTTGCACCACTTTCAAGAATTATCCCTTGAGAACTTTCAACAATTTCATAAGTCATATCACAAGATCCCTCTGTAAATGTAATTGTTGGTGTCGAAGTTATTGTTGGCGTTGTGGTAGAGGTTGGTGTAGGTGTTGATATAACTGAATTAATATCTATTACAAATTCACAACTATCTGATGATGTTGTTGTTGGTGTTTCAGTTATAGTTGGTGTAGCTGTTTCTGTTGGTGTTGGTGTTGCAATAATTGCAATTGTATCAATTATAAAATCACAATTAGATGTAAAAGTTGATGTTGGCGTTATAGTAACACTTGGTGTCGGTGTTGCAATTGTTGCGACTGTATCAATAACAAATTCACAATTTGGTGTGTATGTCGATGTCGGCGTTATAGTGACGCTCGGTGTTGGGGTTGCAATTGTTGCAACTGTATCAATAACAAATTCACAATTTGGTGTTGATGTTGATGTCGGTGTTATAGTGATACTTGGTGTCGGAGTGGGAATTACAGCAACTGTATCAATTACAAATTCACAATTTGGTGTTGATGTTGAAGTTGTTGTTGGTGTAGGTGTTAGCGTCACAACATTTGTATCAATTACAAATTCACAATTTGGTGTTGTTGTTACTGTTGGTGTACTAGTTGGCGTCTCTGTTACAGTAGGCGTACCAGTGTTTGTTGATGTATTTGTAGGTGTACTAGTTGGTGTCTCAGTCAACGTTGGTGTTGGTGTCGATGTAGGTGTATTTGTAGCGGTTGGTGTGCTAGTTATGGTAGGTGTACTGGTAGATGTATTTGTTGGTGTAGGTGTAGATGTTGGACTTGGGGTTACTATTGGATATGTGCTACCACAAGGTACGGCCGGGGTTATAACACCACATTCAGTTGTATAATTTCTTACAGGATCTTCAATTTCAGTTTTACAACATTGATTATCAATATAATATTGACTTAAGCTCATATTAAGTCTATTAAACTTAGTATATGAGTGTTGTATTAATACTTGTGTTCCATCATTACCATTAAACAATATTAGGTTTTGAGGTTGTGTTCCTGTTATATTAATGTTATAATAAAGATTATTTTCACAGTAATTTAAATTAACTGAAATAACCTCTAATAATTCACCTTTTTCTGTAATTAAAAAATCACCAGTATCATAATAATCTGATGGATAATAACAACAAGGCTCCTCCGGTGTTTCTGGTTTTAATTGCAAAAACTCTGGAGATCTAGAATCAAAAAAGTAACCATCTCGTTTAGATACCCTATATGTTGCTTCATCAACCTCTTTATTTGTGTAAACACGTAGTTTTGTTGTTGGTAAAACTTCAATAACAACCTGTTGACCGTTTGAGGTCATACCTATTATTTCACTTTTCTTTACAGATCCTAAACAATCAATATCGCTAATTGTATGCGTTGAATAATCATATGAAAAAGAATAATCATTGTTTTCACTAGCATATTCAAACATGCTTGATGAAAGTGTGGTGCATGATAAGTATGTTGCACCTAATATGACATTTCCATTAACTAAATCTTTAACATCTTTCTTAACAAGAGTTCCAGCAGCTAAATAACTAGTAATATTTGCTGGTGTTGTAGATGAATTAATTGTAGCACCACTAACAACAATAACTTTAGTATTGTGTTTTAAACCATAATTGTATGTGTTTCTATATTGTACTTTTGGTACTAATGTATAGCCAGTGTTAACAACTAACGGTAAATCAGGCACTTCAGATGGGTATTCTACATATCTTAATGCTAGTCCTTCTATTTTTACTTTTTTATCACAGTTTGCTGCATCAGTAAAAATTAAATCAATAACCTCATCTTCTCTTACATTACTAAGTTTGAACTTACAATTTTCTCCAACAATTTGGAAGAAACTTGTATCTGTATAAGTTGGGTGGTATCCTGTACTGATGTTATTTCCTGGTGTACAATTTCTTTGAACATATACACCCCATCCACTATCGTTACCAGATTGAACAGTAACACCTGTTAAGCTAACAATAACATCTGTTGCAACTTTACAAGTTGGATAACCAGAATAAACATCACAAGACGCATCAAATGATAAATCTAAATGACATTTTGGCTCAGTATATTTGTAATCAACATCAAAATAAAAATCTAAATTATCTTTTACTAAACATTCTCCAGAAGAGTTTGTGTGTGCAATAAATTTAACTTTTTCAACACCATTATTATCTGTGAAAAATTCATAAGATATTAATTGTGTTTTTCCTGACAATATAGCATTTCCAGGAACATATGAAGGGGTATTGAATGCACTATATTGTGTTTCTGTTTGATTAATTTGTTCAACAAGAGATGCTATGGCGTTTTTCCAAGCGGCTTTTATTGTTGTTAAATTTAAATTAATCCAATTTTTATATTCACAAATAAGTGGTATTTTAGATGTTGAGGAAGTTAGTACACTACAACTTTCCACAGCAGTAAAACCAGTACCAAATAAGGTACTGCCGGTTAAAACTACTTGTGTCGTTCCACTATAATCAGTACCGTCAATATCAATATGTAAAGTAAATGTTACACCACTAAATTCAATTAAACCTCTTAGATTATCTGGATCTCCAATTATTGTTTCAAGATCTTCTTCAATTACTGTTTCAAATTCTGGATATAAATTTTCTACAATCTCTAATGGTTTACATGGTTTTCTATATGAAAACTTGGGTCTACCAAAAACATTGTTTTCAATTAAATTACCCCCCATCCATAATGTTGTTGATGGTATAATTTGTTCTAAAACATTTGACCAATATGGGCTCATCTGATTAACAAAATCAGATGTTGATATTATATCATAAGTTGTATAACCAGATGCTACTAATTGATTTATATAATCCTGATAAACATCCTCTAAAGCAATATAATTCTTCTTATATCTTATTATATTTGAATTAGTTATTTGATTTGAGAAGGTATTTTCTAAATATTGTGCAAAAGTTACACCAGTTTGTGGTGGTAGACTATTTGTGCCAAAAGTTACTTCAAGTTCTCTAGATTTTCTCCAAATATCATAGTTAACAGCATTTGCTGCAGATACGAATACGTTTATGTTTTTTCTATTAAGAATTAAATTTGAAAGAGCTTCGTCTTCTAAGATTTGTCCTTGCTGATTATCAATTTCACTTTTTATTGTGAAACCATAATCTAAGCCAGGTAATGTTCTGTAATTATCAAAAAACTCTTCACCATAAGAATATGGTTTTGCTGTTGTTAATAGCGTTTTAGTTCTTCCGGTTAATACTGAATTTTCAGTATCAAGGACATCGGAAGATCTATGATCTAAGCTAACATTTGCCCAGCCAGACCCCATTTGGAAGAAAACATTTTCTTGATTTGTTGTTGGAGCTTTAGGTAATAATGTTGTTTCGTCGATGGGGTAATCGGTTAGTTGATTATTTGTTGTTAACCCTGTTAAAGAAGAAACGGTATAAGTGTATGTATCACTATTAAATGTTACACTATTACTAACATTAATATTATTTAATGTGTTATTTAGATCATCTAAAGTAGATGGAGGTAACGCACTGGTTACTTTATAAACATATTCGTTTATTTTCACCATTGGATCTGGCGCACCGATAAACTTTAAGAAAAATTCAATACTACTTCTAGTGCCTTTTGATTTATATATAAATGCTAGATTAACTAATAACCTTCTATAGAATTCAAGTTCGGCTTCTACTAAATTTTTACCAATAGCTTGTCCATTGTAAACAGTGGAAGAAGCTTTATATATTTGTTCTTCTAAACTTTTTTGATCAAATAAATTAATGGTATTAAGACCTAGTGTATTTGCTAAGTTTTTAAGAAAAACATCTGGGATATTATCAATTGCGTCATAAGAAACATTTCTCATGTTCGCGATATTGTCAATATAAGATTTTACTTTATCGAAGCTCTGACCATATAATTGAAATATCTTATCAATTTTTTGATCCTCTGTGTCAAATTCAAATAATTGCGGCGCAACAAGAAATCTTGTAACTAAATTGGATTTATAGTTATCAATTTCAGTTGCTAAGTCACTTAAACGTGTTAGATATTCCTCGAACTTAAGACCGGTAATTTGAATGTTGTACCCATCTTTTGATGTTGGCCAGTTAACTAATATGGAAATCAGTTCTGTTTTTGTTTCGTCTAAACTAGTTCTAGGAACCGTAAACCCAGCTTGATATATTGGGTATGTTTCTCGATTTAATAATGTTTGTTCTAAATCGTCTAAACCTAAATAAAATTCTTCAACAACACTGTCATTTGGTCTTAAAATAAAACTATCTGAATATGTTGCACCAGTAAATGGTTTACCATCAACAACAAGTGTTATTTGGTTAAACTGATCTGGCTGTACGTAACTTGTTACAGCATAAGTTTTATCCTCTATTACAATACAATATTTTGTATATGAAGAAAATAAATTTCTTATTTTATTTTCAACTTCAATTAATTGACTTGCTGTTGGTTCTTTTAATACAATATCAAAAGGATTAAAAAATCTACCAACTTGAGTTTTAAATGTGGTTGTATTAGTTGTTGGATTATGTGTTATATTTTCAGCAGTGTAACTGTTAATAGACGCTAAAGCATCTTTGTCAATAAAAATACCGCCGGGAAAATTTTTAGCAATTCTAGCAATAGAGACTCTTATTCTTTCTCTTAATGATCCAAAAAGAGACTTAGATGCATCTCTTTTATTTGTATTAAATCTTACTGGTCTTTTTTTACCATCAGATTGTACAACTGTTGTTGGAACATCTTCCTCAACCTTAAGATTTTCTAATGTAATAAAATCTGAAAATGGCGCAGTTTGGAATTTTTTTGAGTCTTTCTCTGGGACAATCGTATCAAGAGCGAAGTTCGTATTAGTCAATTGACTAGTACCGTCGGTAATTTGTCTACCAACGAGACTATCGTTAAACGTATCAAAACCACTAGCCGCCTGACTCGGAACTTTTCTTTTTGCCATTATTATTCAGTAATATCGTCAAAGTTTAACGTTTGGTCTATATCAGTCCTTCCCTCACGAATCTCATATAATGTCTCATTAAATTCGTCCTTAACTTCGTATAGGTTAAACTGTTTATAAATGTTGTTTGAGCCATCATAGATCGTGTAGATACCTGAAGATACCGCCTTACTTTGATTACCATAAAGAGCAAGTGCAAGCGTAGATGCGTCATGTTCAACCATTTCTACCTCAATCGTAGTTGGATTAAAATAGCTGTTTGTTAGTATAATTTTTTGTAGTGGTTGGCCAATAAATGGGACAGTATTTGGTTTATTAGTAGGTGCAGAAGATGGGGTGACAGTCAAAAACACTAAGTTTGTTGGTGAGTCTGAATATCTATATCTAACTGATTTTTGTGTGGTATTTGTTAAGTTTGTTGTTACTGGCTCACAATAAAATGAAGATGTTACAATTTTATAAAAATTTTGGACTTTTTTATTATCAGTAACACTTATATATTCTACTCTATATCCAACCAAACCCTGTGGGGCGAATTTAGATCTATCCTCTTGTTCAACGTTTCCAAGATCAATTACAATACCCCTAACTGAAGATAATGATGCTAAAACACCACAATCTGTTATTTGTGTTCTTATTTGTTTTGGTCTTACGTGAAGTGTGTATATCCCTAACTCGGAGAATGTGGTACTTTCTAATCTTAATGTATACATACCACCCAAAACCTCCACATTTGGAGCGTTTGTATCATCAGTTGTATTTGCATTGTGATATAATGGTGATAAGATAGCTGCCGAATCCAACTTTGTTAGTGTTGAATCGGTAGTTGCACCTCTGTCCGCAGCATAGTGAAGTAGTATTTCTACATCTTCTGGTGATACATCCGCTGGTCTTATTGTTCCGTAACTTCCTACTGCCATAGCATTTTAATAATAAATATAATTTTATTGTTTTTTCACAACGAAAAATCCATTTCCATATATGTCTAATTCGCCAATATTGTCAATTTCCCCTAATCTTAAATTAAATTCAGATACCCCCATCTTACCTCTTTCAACAAATATGTCAGAATAAACCGATGGATCTGAAACAAACCCCAAAAAATGCTCATTTCTGGTTAACATTTTATTTACCACATACTCTGTAGCAAAATCTGTACTGTTACCTGTTGTAAATCCAGAAGTTCCATTTATAATGTGGTTTGGCACTTTTCCTGTAACATAGGTTACCCCGTCTGAGCAATCATAATAATCTAAGCCATCAACTGTATATTTTGAACAGCTTAAGGTTGTACCAGGTAGTGAAGTTGATGTTACACCCGTATAAGCCGTTTGGCCGTATAATTTTTTTTCTATAATTCTACTTTTACCAACAGCAACAAATGTTAAACTTGTTGACGATAGTGTTTTTGTTGATCCTGAAGCCGCCACACCATAATCTGTGTATGGGAAGGTAAAAGTAAGGGTACCCAAACTAGTTGGATCACCGATAACTAAAGGTAGCTTTATTGTCCTTGATAATGTTTGTACTTTCCAAGGGCTATTCATTGTAATTGAAATTACTTTACTACCTGCAGTTGAATATGTTTTGGTTGCGTTACCTAAAATTGAAATAGAAGAGGCTGTAGAATCTCCCCAATTAATTTGGAAGGTTGCGTCAACGACTCTTTTTAAAGTATTTGTATTGGTTGTGTTATAAACAGTTACGGTGTTTCCAGAAGCTTTATATGTAAAATTACAAAGTTGTTCTACTTGATCGATATCACCATCAAAACCAACCATAACACCTAATTCATCTACTTTTGAATCTAGAAGTATTGGTAATTCATAATCTGGATATGCAGCTGATTTATTTTTTCCAATGTTAACCCAAGATGTTCCATTCCATCTATAATAATAACCTTTGTCTGTCCACGTTAACGCTTCTGGTTGCTCAACCCAAAACGATGTTTGTGTTGACGGTATTTTATTTAAATTTGAAACAACTAATGATTTATATATTTTACCATTATAATAAATGGTATCTCCAGAGGTGTAAGTGATATCGCTATACCATTTAACATCCATGACTGTTGTTCCACTAGTTGGTACAGTTGTTGCTGACCATGGAACTAACTGTAGGTTATTATCATACCAATACTGCCCAGCGTTATATAAAACAACCGATAATATATTTTTTTGCAATATTTCGTACTTATATTTTCTCATTTTTATAATTTAGCCGCAGTACCACTGCCAAAATCACAATCACTTGTAATTCCTCTAGTTATTTTATAGCTATGGTCCGATCTTTTGAATCTTACTTGATAGTAAACATCATTAATTTCGTCCACAGTATTACTATAATTCATCTCATAAAACTTAACAGGATTTGCTGTTGTACCCACTCTTTCACCATTTACTAAGCTAGAATTATTTGCTGTTAAATCTTTATTTAAAAATCTCGTAATTGTGCCGTCTTCAGCATTAAAAAATCTAGCAGTCATGTAAAAGGTTAGACCGCTAAACACACTATCATCACCAAACCAAAACAAATACATATTTTCGGTGTTTCTGTAGTTGTTACCATTAAATACCGGTACAAAAATGTCTTCTCTTAAATTTAAGTCGAAAACTTTTTGTCCAAGAGGTATTGATAGGTTTTTAGCAAAAACAAGTTTTTGTGTTTCTCTTTCTCTTGTTGTATAAAATTCTAATCTAAAGAAACTATTAACGGTGTGTTTTAATAACTTAGCATTTTCTTTTGGGCTTATACCAATTAAATCGTAGTCAAAGCCATTATCATAATCTCTAGGATTTTGATTATTTAAAAAATAAAACTGATACCAAATGTCACATTGTTTAGTCGATACCCCAGATATTGTCACATCGTAAGGTTCATGAATATATCTAACAGTTTCATAGTTTTCAACCGGATTAATAATTGATCTAAGAACTTCTTCCTGATAATCTAGGAAATTTTCTTCCCAACCAGCATTTATTCTAAAATCTGTTTCCGGATTAAAAACCAAAGATTTACTATCTCTATTATACAATATATTCATTTTAACAATTTATGTTTGTATTTCCGAACCCTTTAAATCCATCTGATTTATTATTAAATTCTTTTTCGTTTATAAAATAAAAATTAAAATCTGTTTTAACATAATGCTGTCCATTTACAAATGGAAAGTCGGTGCCATTACCTTCATCATCAACAAACCCATGATCATATAAATCCCTCCACTTCCATAATCTTTCATCTGGAAAGTATCTGGCATTATCTGGAAGATCTAATATATTGTTAGTATTAAATGTTTCAATATATGATGAAAGCTGTCTTAGCTTTACTCTATAGTGTGGTTGATATAATAACCCCATTTTATTGTTTGCTGTAGCTCCGCTAAAGCCTGTAACATTTTCATCTTGACTATGATCAAAAATTGTTGTTGGGTGAACAATTTTATGAAGCGCTTCAGATATGATTCTTTCTTTTAATTCATAAGGATTGTATTCGACAAATGCACCAGTTAAAATTGTTCCAGTTGGTATTGTGCTACCAGATGTAAAAGTTATTCCACTAATAGTAACAGATGTACCACTAAGTGATGTTTCTTGTGTTGTTGTTCCACTAAAATGATCATCTATCCAACTATCGTGTAAATGAAATCTATAACCAACCTTTGGTGGATATTCAAAATAACCTGAGCCATTTTTAAATAAAACTGTTACATAAACCTCTGTTGGTGTATAACCAAGATTATTTGTTAGGCCAGTTAAAATAAAACTATTTCTAAAATCATATAATAAAGACTCTGGTCGATTTCTTTCAACTAAAACATCATTATTACCAACACTATCTTCAAATAAAATCTTTTTTTCTTCCTCAAATATTGGTACCTCAAATCCGGCTTTATCTAAAATATAATCGGTATGTGGGGTTAATATTTTATGTTTATGTACGTAATATGTTGATGTTGTTCCTGATATATTTTTATCATTAATACATCTTTTAATTGTGATTAATGTTGGTAGGGTTATACCACTAAATTGTTGTCTATTTAAATTTATTACATACTTTGATGAATTGTATTTATCATCCCCTAGGCTTGAAACAGAATATGTTTTTCCGCTTACAGCCGAAACAGAAGATATTATAACAAACTCATCTTCACCAATTCCATGTGGGACTGGTGTTATTAATTTATAATTTGTTGCTGTTGTTTCTACTCTACATGGTATTCCTTTTCCACTAGTAAATGTAATAATATTTGTACCTTCTACTTTGGTTGCCCCACTTAGTGTATACTTCATTGGGTAATTAGTATCACCACTGTATACGTAACTCATATAAAGATTCCAGTTATGGTATGGGGCATCCATATTGGATATATTCTGATGTTTATTTCTTGGTTTTGTTGGTAATGAAAATGTTGGTGTATAAGTGCCGTATGTTGATCCACTAACAGATGGAATGCTAATATCTTGTCTATATGTGTCTCTTCTTATAAATGCAAATTCATCATATGGAATATATCCTGTATTATCTCCAATATCACCCGCACCGCTTAAATAAAGATATTCAGTTAAATTTTGATAATTACTATCACCCTCATACATGTTTCTGAATATCATTCTTAGTTTACCATATATTTTATATTTGTTGCTTTGTGCCCTTTCGTAGCTAAAGTGTTCTTCAAGATCTAAAACAATTGAACGGTCACCTTCCCTTAACAATTCTTCACTTGTTTCTAAACCAATTCTTGTTGATAGATCAACAGCTGGGGCCTTATGATACCTTAACTCTGGTAATATGATTGTTTTCTTTTCCATTATTCAGTTGATGGGAATGCACCTTTTGGTCCATAATATTTTATAAATTTATCATAAGCCGTGCTGCCAGGTCTTAATCCGAAATAGAATTGGAATGGTGTTGATAATACTTGTTTGTTTCCAGAATAGTTTAATGCTGTTTGATAAATAAATGTTTCATTATTGTCTTTTACATATGGTATTGGTGCAGACCATGCCCCATTAACTACAACATAGATATTTCCAGTTAATGGATTTTTCTGGGTTCCAGTTAAAACATGTAGCCAAAGGTCTCCTTCAACAAATTCTGTTGCACTTGTTGGTGTTGTTAATCTTATTGCCTCAAATCTTTCTAATGAATCAGGATAGTTACCAACAAGAGAAAACGTATCATGTGTTTTTGTCATTGGTTTAATTAAATATTCCTCTTCACCATCAGCCATTAAATAATTTGTTGTTGTACTAGTTGTTCCTGATATTGAAACCATTCTTTGTAATTTTTGAACACCGATAGCATTTCTGTCCCAAAATTGGTCATCGTTTAAACCAAATCCAGTTGCACCTTTATTCCATAAATAAAAAGGAACTTTTTGTGTAAAATCACCCAATCTATTATTTAAACAATATCTAACAAAACTTCCATTTACATCTAATTTAAAATCAATTGGTGTTGGCCCCCATGACGATCCATTTTTAAAATATGTCATAAACGTTGTATCTTCTGGATCTAAGAATTCACCATTAAACATAAAATAATGTGAACTATCTAAATCAAAAGCTTCAATGCCAGCTTCACAATTTATTGATATTAATTGTAAAACATCACCATCCATTACGTAACCATTAAAAGTGTAACCACTATTAGTGAAGAAATCATCAATATTTGTTCTTGCCGCTGAAACATCCATTCTATAGTTAATAACATGTTCTATGACATTACCAGGGTCTTGATATGATGACGCAGTTAAGTCTCTTATTACTGAGCATGTTGGATCCACCGCCGGATCAAAACATATCTCATCAAAAAATTCATCTCTAACACCAACATCATAGAAAGTTGTTGGGTGTAAAAGCTCAACGTACGGTTTTTGTTCATTTGGTTTTTGGCCAATAAATAATTTTGTTGTTGGATTATAAGGTGTGCTTCTATAATAGAATTTCCCATCTAAAACATTAAAGAAAACTAATTCTCTAGGGTACTTACTACCTCTTTGATTTAAATCTCTTATTGTTTTATCATCCCATTTTATTCTATAGTCAAATTTAAAGAAGTATAATAATCCGTGAAGCCAATTCTCTATGAATGAATAATTTGTTACACCACCACAGAAGAACAATCCTATCCTTTTTCTTCTATACCATTCTTGTATCATCGATGCATTTTTAGAGCCACCTTCAACAACCGGTATAACAGTAAACACACCGTCCCTTATTTCTGAATACCCAGATTTTGTTTTTCTATCATAATATGTATTTCCAAGTTTTGACCAAATCACTAGTCTAGGCAAACGACCTGCACCACTAGAACCAATGATATCAGCCATAATGGTATAACTTGAATTTGGTTTTGTTGCTGATTCAACATAACCAGATGGGTACGCTGGTGGATATACTGGTGTATATCTATCACCATATGTTGATCCTGTTGACCAAAGATATGCTTGAGATATAGATTCATCATATGCCTTATCATATTTAAAGCAACCCTCTTCAATATTAAACACTGCCGCAGGGCTATCTGGATTTATCTTGGGTTTACTTCTATCATAAATTCTAAGTGTAACGTATGTACCTCTATCTGCGTAATTACCTGAACCATTATTACCTCCACTATATCCTTCGTAGTTAAAACCAGAAAGCTCAGCCCAACTTCCGTGATTGAAAAATAAACCATTAACAGTTCTACTTGAATACTCTCCAACAACATTTACTAAATATGTAACATATGCTGTTCCATAGTTACCTTCACCAGTTGCCCAAGAATCTAAAATACCTTGATTTATAGTATTTGTTGCAAATTTAATTCTATCCCCAGCCGCAGCATTTGTACTAAATGAAACAGTGAAATCACTTAATGAAACAGATTTTGTTAATGTATCACCACTTGCTGGCGAATATGGTAGTATATTATCTTTAACTGCCGATACTGCTTCCGCAACAAATCTAGAATTATTTGGGTCATTTGGTATCGGTGTGATAGTATATGTATGTAAACTATTTAAAATTGTTCTTGTAGCAGAGTTAGTACTACCTGTGATTGCGAAGGTGTTTCCACTCATAAATGAATCGTTCGGATCATAGTCTCTTGCTCTACCACCAGGAAAAACTGCTGATGTGTTTTCATTTGTATCTGTGTTAAATGAATAAGGTATCACAAATACATTACCTCCCGTAGCACCAATCCCTATAACCTTAAATGTAATTTCACCAACAGAACAATAAGTACTAGATAATGATGCACCTAATGTTGCATATTCATCATCAGTAGAACATTCTTCACAATCTGGATACGTTGTTAATGATAATGTTTGAGTTCCATTAACTTGTAATCTATGTGCGATATCTTGAAATTGTTCCCCGATTTTAGCGAAAGGTCTCCAGTTAAACGGCCACCCAAAATATATTGCATACAATGCCTTACCAATAGTCATAAAAAATCTACCTAGTAATTCAAAAACAAAATTTAATATGATGGCAAATATAAATTGTAAGAATAATAGAACTTGTGATAGTAATAGACCAAATTTAGTTCTATTTTTAAATGCAAAGTTTGTTGGTATGTAATTTGCTGTACCTGTACAATCATCTTCAGAGTTCGGTCTAATTTCTTTTATACCTAAAAATGCGTCTCTTCTGGTTAAACCAAATAAATTTTCTACAGCAGATACTTCATAATGTGATCCTTGAAAGGATGTTGGTGTGTATACTTTTCCGTAAATAAATTTATAAAAATAATCTTCAGGTATGTCATTATTGTTTGTGCCTAATATCAATTCTTTTTTATGTAATTTTTCTGCCGATGTTAGTGGCTCAAGTGTTACACCAGTTGGTACTGGTACATTTATGTAATCTTCAAATACATCTGAAAAAACATATGATGAAATAATAGCTTCACTATATTCGCTAGCACCGCCAGTACTATACTTATTAAATTCTCTAATATTTGGAACTAAATAAGTTGCAGATGATGTGCCTCTTGCTGAGCCTTCTCCTGATGACCCGCTTAATTCTAATTTAAGTCTTGCTATTGTTGATGTGGCAACCCCTTTGTTAGGGTCATTTGTTGTTTCTTGTTCACCAAACTCATTTGTATAAACATAATCAAGATTCATTGGCATCGTTGCCATTGCTGTTCCATCTTCGTCAATAACCCCTGGATTAAAATATTCTAATTCTGGATATAATGTTACACCATCTGATCCTATAACTTTCCTACCAGTAAATCTAACCCCCTGTATTTTACCGTCACTTGTTTGTAAATTACATTTATATCCACTTTTTCTTCTAATAACACCACTTCTTTTAACTGCGTCACCATCTGAATCTGTAACCGCTGAAACCAACATTAAGGATACTGGATCAACTTTAATTCCTAAGTTAGATAAGTCGAAATCTGCCCTGGTTATTCCTATTTGACACAAATCCATATTTCCCCAAAAAGGAGAAACATCAATAGTTTTATCGAAAGCAACTATTTGTGGTAACCCATCTAAATCGGTATCGGATCTGAATTTGAAAAATCTATCAAATTTATTAGCGTCTTCACCTTGTCTTATAAAGTCATATGGTCTAAGTGAAAAACAACCCATATCTGATAAATCAACATCAATATGTAATTGCTGTTCGCCTAAAGGTATGCCCCAAATCATATAGTCACCAGCATAGTTTGTTTTAGCTGTGAACTTGTAATATTTTTCAAAAACTTCTAATTGTTCTTCTCTACTAAGAATATCGTTTTGGTCTGGGAATGTACCTGTTGGTGTATGCCCAGCATGTTGTTGTCTAGCTGGTAATAGGTTATATCTATAACCATCATCATTTTTATCACTACTAAGTTTGAATGGGTAAAGTGTGGAAATTACTGGATCTTGCTCGTCTTGGTCTGATATTGGTACTAAAATGGAAACTCTTGCGTTTGGTATACCTAATCCATTATTTGCTGTTACCCTACCGCAAACAACACCATAGTCAGCACATAATGACGTATAAGCGTCTTGTTGTGTGAATTTTAAGGATAAAATTTCTAAAAGATCATAATCCTGTTTTAATTCAACAGTTACTTTCTTATCCCCGTTTAAAGTGGTGTTAATTCTGTGCTTTTGTACCATATTAACTATAAATAGAAACTCATCAATTTTCCTATAGAAAAAAGATAAGTAAAAAAGACGTTAATATGTAGTCGTGCCTAATGTTTTTACCCTGATTTTTATATCTTTTTGAGGAAATCTAATCTGGAATATTTGATTAGCTTTCATAAAAATCGTCATATCATTTTGTAAAATTTCTTTTGTAGCTGAATCTTTGTATGACTGTGAAACCTGTGACGAAGAATATTCGCCACCGATTTTATTGAAAACTCTGACATCAATAACGTTTACAACACCTGGAACATTGTTTACTTCTTTCATTAATTCACCAACAAATAGTGGGTCTCCCATTTTTCTTTTATCAATAGAAAAATACTCTGTTGTTGATGAGATTACATCTCTTATAACTTCTCCTTGGTTTTGGTTTTTATCCAATAAAAGGTCAATTTCTAACCCCATATCAATGACTTCACCGCTAACAATATCAATGTAGTCATTTATCATTCTAAACTGAGAAAGATAGTTTAATATGTTTTGTTTTAGTGTATTAGAAACTACGCTCGTTAAATTACCACTCTCATCATATGACAATAGTTTAACTCTCACTTTGTTGTCTTCTTCCATAACATTAACCTTTGCTGGAGCCCCATATGTTGATGGCATAGTTTCAATCATTGATTTATAGTCATTTAGTGTGACCGCTCTATTCTGTGCAGCAAAGTTATATGCAACCATGGCTCTAAGTTCTTCAACAGTTGGTTGATCAGCTCCGCCAACAGCTGGTGTTACGTTAGTTACACTTAAAGATTGTGAAACTTGACTATTTGTGTCAGAATTGGGGCCTGTAATAATAAAGTCTGAATTTTCCACATTATTGATGACACCAACCCCAATATTGCTTTCTTTACCTCCACCTATTCTGTATTTTATGAATAGTGTTGTTTCTTGTTTTGGAATTGAACCTAGTGAAAGGTTATTTAGATATGATGATAAATTTACTTTTAATTTATCAGTAATATAATTATCTAGATTATCAAGTGGATCAATATTTCCCGAACCAAATGTTAAAAAGAAATATCCTTCTGGGGTGTATTCTGTAATAAATTTATTTTGTACTGTAACATATTCACCAGCTTTAAAATTTGGTCTGTCAGAAACACCAGTTGTACTTGGAACAAACACTTTGTCTTGAACTAGGGATTGAACTTCGTACCATTTATTTGGATCACTTATAAACTCACTATAAGCGGGATTACCCGCAAATGTGGTTCCTTCCTTATGAATTACAGCAGAAACACCAAGTACGTTTCTTTCTGGTAAAAATATCTTTAAAAACGGTTTTTGATCTTGCTGAGTGATAACTTTTCTGAAAATCTTAGTTACACCGTTAACAACAGGTTCTCTTTTTACGATCGTATAAGAAATTAATCTGTTGTTATTATCAAAGTTTGGTAGTTTTAATCTATTCGGTTCTCCTTTACTATTAAAAGGATTTGAAAAATCAATATCTTCAATTGTTTCAAATATTTGACCACCTCCAGAAATTTGTGCGCCAGCTCTTAAAATTCCTTCGTATCTATCATCATCTTTATCACCTCTAACTGGTACATTGATACTAAAATCACACAAAGCCACTGAAGGTCTTAAGCCGGGTATTCTGATACCATATGTTTTTGCAATATGAAATAAAGATTGTCTTTTTTGAGCAAAATCTAACATTGTTTCTTGCCAAACTCTATCGATATGAAAGTGTAAGTTATCAGAAACCGCCGCGTTCAAATCCAGTAAAACAGAATAAATCGACGCGTCGTTTGTATTTTGAATAATATCCGGGTAATATTCTTTGGTTAAGTTTACTAGGTCTTGTCTCAAACCAGCAAAATCCCTGTTAGTATATGCTATCTTTTTGCTCATATTATATGTTAATAATTACAAAGTCGGAACTAGAAAAAGTTCCATTATTTGTTGTATAATCAATTCTTATTTTGGCAGTATATGGTTTAGTAGAACCGTCACCAACTCTAAATAATCTAGTATCCTCATCTTCACTAATACTTGAAGCGCCGTCTTCTGGATCTATATCAGGATTTGTAATTTTTATTGCGTTTATCTCTAGATTTGGTATATAAATTTTAACAGTTTCTCTAATTTCATCTTCTATACTGCTGTAGGTTATACTATCATTTAAATCAAATATGAATTCATATAACCTTGTACCGAAGTCAGGTAAAAAATATCTACTTCCTTTTCTAGTTAATAATAAATGAATAAGGTTTGCTCTAACCTCCTCATCTACATTCAATGTCATTCTAGTATAGTCACCTAACGTGCTATTTCTAAAAGGAAAATCTATACCATACTTTGTAGCCATATCAATAAATATAAACAATACTAAAATGGATATAAATAAAAAACCCAACCGAAGTTGGGTTTTAGTATTGTGACTTGATATTCGCACCCTGTATTGTCAAGTCCTGGATGCTCAAGGTACGCCTTGACGACAGCTAAACTTTGAGGGCGCCACCCATTATCTTACGATCCACATCCTTCACATTCAAATGGTGAATCATCTGGCCTACTAGCCATCATTACAACTTCAGGCGTTTCTTCACTTATAATAGTATTTTGAGGTGTAGCGTATGCTGTTTGTTGCTTTGGTTGTACTTCAGCAACTGGCTTTACTGTTGAGGTATCTAAACCTAATCCTTTAATTGGGTCAACAGCAGATCTTGTTCTCAAATAATACATTCCGGTTTTAAGACCTAGCTTCCAACCAAACAAATGAGCCGCGAGTACTTTTGCTTTTGTTGCGTTATCGATAAATAAATTCATTGACTGTGATTGATCGATAAAAATACTTCTATTGGCCGCCATTTGTAAAATTCTCTTTTGAGACATTTCCCAAACAGTTTTATAAACTTCTTTGATTGGTGTAGGAATTTCTGGAATATTTTGAATAGATCCATTCTCAAGAATTAGTTTCTTTTTCAAATCTTCATTCCATAATCCAATATTCATTAAATCTTTAACCAAGTGTTTATTGACAACAATAAATTCTCCACCTAATGTTCTTCTTGAATAAAGATTCGTTGTAAATGGTTCAAATGCTTCGTTGTTACCTAAAATTTGTGCGGTTGATGCCGTTGGCATTGGTGCAACAAGTAATGAGTTTCTAACACCATACTTTACAACTTCTTTTCTCAAAGATTTCCAATCCCATCTTCCTGACATATCTTTATCTGTCTTACCCCACATTTCATATTGAAAAATTCCCTTTTCTATCGGTGAACCAGAAATTGATTCATATGCCCCAACTTCTTTTGCAATATCTTTTGATGATGTTACTGCAGCAAAATAAATTGTTTCAAAAATTTCTGTTTGTAGTTTATCCGCCTCTTCACTTTCAAAAGGTAATGACAATATACAAAATACATCTGCTAATCCTTGTACACCTAAACCAACTGGTCTATGTTTAAAGTTAGATCTTTTTGTTTCTTCTGTTGGGTAAAAATTCAAATCAATAACATTATTTAAATTCTTAACAACTTGGTAAGTGTATTCAAATAATAGCTGATGATTAAATTCACCATCTAAAATATATTTTGGTAATGCTATTGATGCTAAGTTACAAACAGCTTGTTCAGTTGGTGAACTATATTCAATAATTTCAGTACACAAATTTGAAGATTTAATTGTACCTAAATTCTTTTGATTTGACTTATAGTTAGCAGCATCTTTGTATAACATATAAGGTGTTCCAGTTTCAATCTGTGCGGTTAATATCGCATCCATTAGTTTTCTAGCTTTGATTGTTTTTCTGGCTAAACCCTGTTGTTCATATGATTCATACAAACGAGTAAAAGCTTTATCTTCTGGTGTATCATACATGTCAGATAGCCCTGGTGCCTCATCTGGTGAAAATAAAGACCAATCACCGTCAGATTCAACACGTTGCATAAATAAGTCTGGTGTCCACATTGCTAAAAATAAATCTCTAGCTCTCATCTCTTCTTTTCCATGATTCTTTCTTAGATCAATAAACTCTAATACATCTGAATGCCATGGCTCAAGATAAATTGCAAATGAACCTTTTCTTTTACCTCCTTGATTAATCCAACGAGCAACTTCATTGTAAGTTTTCATCATTGGTAGTAAACCATCTGACATTCCGCCGGTGCCTTTAATGTATGCCCCTTTAGCACGAACATCATGAACATGTAAGCCAATACCACCAGCCCATTTAGAAATTTTTGCAACATCTTTGATTGTGTCAAATAATCCATCAATATCGTCACCTTTATTTCCAATTAAGAAACAAGATGACATTTGTGGTCTGCGTGTTCCAGCATTGAATAATGTTGGTGTCGCGTGCGTATAAAAGTGTTGTGACAAATCATCATAAATTCTTAAAGCCATCTGAACATCACCATTACAAATACCAACAGCAACCCTCATGTACATATACTGTGGTCTTTCAACGGTTCTTTCACCAATTTTTAAAAGATATGATCTTTCTAAGGTTTTGAAGCCAAAATAATCAAAATCAAAATCTCTCGTAATATTGATTGCACCATCAATAATTTCTTTATTATCCATCACGAACTCATATACATCATCTGAAATCAGTGTTGATTCCTTTCCAGTCTTTGGTTCAATAAAAGAATGTAATTCTTTAATGGCCTGAGAAAACTTCTTTGGTGTTGTCTTGTGTAAATTTGTTACAGCCAATCTCCCCGCTAATTTTGCATAATCAGGATGCGTTGTTGTCATAGATGCCGCAGTTTCTGCCGCTAGTACATCCAACTCTTTAGTTGTAATCCCATCATAAATTCCTTGCGTAACTTTTAGTGTAATAAATGTAGGATCAACATAATCCATATTAAGGTCATCACAAAGAGCACTAATTCTTTTAGTGATCTTATCATATCTCATCTCTTCTAACGTTCCGTCTCTTTTTAGTACTTTCATCTCAAATTATATTTTTTAAAATTCTAAATCACCAAATGCTGATTCTAGATCCTCCGCTTCCGCAGTTTTATTAACACCTGCTTTTTGATACTCAGCAACTCTCTTTTCAAAGAAATTTGTTTTCCCTTGTAGAGCAATATTTTGCATAAAATCAAATGGGTTTTCTGAATTGTAAACTTTAGGAACCCCCAAAGCAACCAATAATCTATCTGTAACAAATTCAAGATATTGAGCCATTAAATCTGAGTTCATACCAATAAGTCTAACTGGTAAGGCTTCAAGAATAAACTCTTTCTCAATTTCTAATGCGCCACAAATAATATCTTTAATTTGCTTTTGTGATAACTTGTTTTCAATATGGTGATTAAATAAGTGACATGCAAAATCGCAATGCATACCTTCATCACGAGAAATCAATTCATTAGAAAAGGTTAAACCCGGCATTAAACCTCTTTTCTTCAACCAGAAAATTGCGCAGAAAGATCCAGAGAAAAAGATACCCTCAACTGCTGCAAAAGCGATAAGTCTTTCGACAAATGTTCCTTTTTCAATATATCTTAGTGCCCATTCAGCTTTTCTTTTAATAGCTGGAACAGTTTCGATGGCATTAAATAATTTATTTTGTTCTTCCTTATCTTTGATGTATGTGTCAATTAACAATGAATAAGTTTCACTATGAATATTTTCCATCATAATCTGAAAACCATAAAACATTTTAGCTTCAGTGTATTGAACAGCATTAACAAAATTCATTGCTATGTTCTCATTAACAATACCATCAGATGCCGCAAAAAATGCTAATACATGTTTAACAAAGTGTTGTTCGTCTGCGTTTAATTTATTTTCCCAATCATAAATGTCTTGTCCTAAATCAATCTCTTCAGCAGTCCAAAAACATGCTTCTTGCTGTTTATAAAGCTTCCATAAATCATGGTGCTCGATTGGGAAAAGGACAAAGCGTCCGGGATTGTCAACTAGAATCTTCTCGGTCATAGTGTTTGTTTTTTTTACTTGTTTAATAATTCTTTTTGTGCTAAATATTCGTTGTAGATTTTGTTCTTGCGCTGCTTTGCTTCTTCTTCCTTATCGGTTTTGAAACCAAGCAAAGTATTTTGATGGTCAACATCAATTTCAAGAAACTCATTATTGAATTTGCAGTTATTGAATACAACACCATCTTTACCGATTCTGGATTTCAATAATGTTAATGTTGCAAGATTCATTTCTTTTTGTTCAATTGTTTTACCAATAGACAATACAACGTGTCCAATTTGGGCTTTTTTAATAGATCCACCCATTTGATCTGTGGTTACTACTTCACTCTTAATAGATTCTCTATTACCTTGGGTAGCAGTCCATATTGCGATATCAAATTCAGATGTCATAGCTTCTAATTGTCTCATAATTGCACCATCTCCCTTCCACTCTTCATTATAATTTGTCTTCTCAGGGGTGATACAATCAACATAGTCCAAAGTTAGTAAATCTACTCTAAAACCATCAGCTTGCATCTTTCTTAATTTTGATTTAATTTCAGAAATTGTAACAGAATCACTAGGTAACTTCAGTAATCTAAGCTCGCCAGTTGATATACTTTTTCTTTCTGTTACAATTTTCTCAACCTCTTCAGCATGTAATGGTTGTTCTTTTGGAGAAATACCGGTCCAAATGGTAAAATGTTTTCGTTTAATGTTATTAACGTTATCTTCAAAGAAAACTTGAACAACATTGTAACCCTGATTAAAGGCCTCGTTAGAGAATTTAGTCAATAAAGTTGTTTTACCTGTTCCGGTTGGGGCTAAGACTACCCCAAGTTCGCCTCTTCCCAAACCACCATCCAATAGGTTGTCAATACCCACAACGCCTGTTGGTATTGGTCTTCTATTATCAGCTTGTAAAGCTAAGCTAATACTATCAAAGATGTCTACTACATCATTATCACTAACACCAACTTGTAGAGCGTCTTGAATTAGTTTCTCAATTTTGTGGTACTCTTCAAATTCACCCTTAGCTGTTATCTCCTCTATTTTCTTGATGGTTTTCTTAAGAACTTGCTGCTTACAGAAGTTCATAGCTTTGTCCTTAATTAAAGGAATTCCACCCTGATCAATAACGTGGTCTTGTATATTCTTAATGGTATCAATAAAAGCAGTCCTGGCTGTGTCTGAAACGCTTTCTGATAATATTTTTTGTTCTAATGCGGTATATGAAGGTAGTGTTTCGTATTTTTCATAACACTCCTTAATATTTTGCATAATGAACTTAAACCCATTATTGTCAAAATAGTTTTGATCTATGACCTCAACAATAGTTTCACCGAATTTTCGGTCTTCTATAATAGTTTTTAATAGTGATATTTGATACGTTTGCCCTAAATGGCCAAAATTTTTCTCGGTCATAAAATATATAAGTTATAAAATAAAATAAATTAAAGTTCGTACTGAAGATATGTCGTCTCTGGATCGCTTACTGACAAAACTTCAGTTAAATCTGCCAAAATTCTTCTTAATTTTGGTCGAATGTCTACCGCGTATCTAACCTTTGGGTGGTAATAGTGCGCAGCAAATATTCTTGAAATAAATACATCGTCACCTTGCTTAATTTGCAGTAAAAAATACTGTTCTTCCATCTCTTTAGGATCTTCCACAACTTCATTATTCATAAAAAATCCTTGATTTTCGATTAAGTATTCGGAACTTTTTATTTTCAAATCTTCCGAAATTTCTTCACAAATATTTTTTACTTCATAATGCAGATTCATAGACTTCCTGGTATAAGGATTATAGTCTTTAACGTTAAAAAATCGCTGGCAGATGATATTGCCGTCTAGTGTAAGTAAAAATTCAAACTTGTTTTGTTCTTGAATGTTCATAAGTCTTAGTTTTTATTTAATTTTAAATTTAATTGTATGTTTATTTTTTTCTTTAGTAGTTAGTCTTAGAAAAGGATTTAGGAATTTTATCCATGCATCATCACTCTTTGGTAAAACAGTGAAAATACCGTCCTCCATCATCATTTTCATAGTATTTTTATAAGAACGCCCTTCGGTATCAAGATTTTCTTTTATTAAAGAATTAACACCATTTTTGGCTTCTTCGGTTAAAATTGGCTCATCCAAGCAAACCATTTTATTATTTATATCAAAAAATTCATCACCGAAAACACCGAGCTTAGTAACACCAGTTAAAAAGTTCTGTACCAATTTATTTTCCTTGTCTTCCGAAAATAAAAGATTACCTCTCTCTCTTGCTTCACTTAAAGTAATTTGCTTTTCTTTTATATCGGGGAAAAGTGAGATTAATCTTTTAATACCCATATTTTTAATACCGAAGATGTTATCAGAAGGATCACCACATAAAATTTTAACCAGTTTGACATTTTCAATCAAGATAGTTTCATGATCATAATCAATTATGTCATTCTTCTTATATACTTTTCTGTGTGATGGGTTATAGAGCGTTACATTCTCATTTACGAGCTGTGCTAAGTCCCTATCAGATGAGTAGATTATCTTTTTCTCTTTAGGAGAATTTTGTGTGTAGTAGGCGATGCAATCATCAGATTCACAATACTCGAATTCACCTTGCCTAACATAAAGTTCTTCCAAGTATTGTTTAATCCTAGATCTTTGCCTTTGGTATGAGAAAACTTCCTCTTCAGTCCTTGTTCTGGACTTTCTGTTCTCTTTGTAATGATGATATATTTTCTTTCTAGATATATGACCATCTTTACCATCCCAGAATACGCAGATTTTATCAAGTTGATAATTTTCAAACGATCTTCTGAGTGTGTCGATAAAGTGAAATAATCCACCTATATGCTGACCTTTATAAAAATGGTTTTTTAAACCGTAGAAACCAATGGTTAATAGATTATCTCCATCAACCAACAATGTATTAGACATTTAGTCTAGTCTTTAATAGTTAAACAATCAATCTTCGTTCTCTTCTTCTGGTATCGGCTCAAACTTTAGTTCTTCAAGATTATCGACTTTTTCATCGAATAATGAGCTAATATAGTCTAAGTTATCCTTTACATAATCCTCTCTAGATTTTTTCTCTTCTGCAGCTTCTTTTGCTCTCATAAATCCATGAGGTGTAACCATAATTTTACCATCACCAAACTGAATACCGTTTACGTGGTTTTTCATAACTGTAATTTTACTTCTTGTTGCAACAGTTACAGTTCGCTTATTCTTAGTGATTGAAATTTTTGTTGTACCAGCATTTTTCTCGTTACCAAATCTGAATACTAATGTTGAATTCAACCAAATAGATTCACCACCCTTAGCTTTGATTTTAGGTTGACCAAATGGATTATCAGGAAGTTCAACCCAAGGTTGGTTAACGATAATCAAAGTGTTTGTATGAGCCTTATCTGCTCTTCTAGAGCCAGATATTCTTTGGTTGATACCCATACCAATCTTATCAGATAAAACAGACGCATTATGTTGCTTTCCGCCTTTACCTTCCCATGTCATCTTACATGGTACAGAACCAACAGAATCCCATAGGAATAACAAGTCATATGGTAATTCACCTTTTTCTTGTAAATCAAGCATCTCATTAATAAAATCTGTGATTTGCTCAATATATTCAAAATCGTTTCTAAAAATGAAATCACCAGAATATGTTACTTCTCCAGTTCCTTGATCAACATCTTTTGTTACAGGAATACCCATAATTGAAGCATGATCAAAATCAAACTTTTGTTCAGTGATTATAAAAATTGGTAACATACCTTTTTTAATACCATCTGCAGCTGCTCCAAGTAGTGCTGTGGTTTTACCTGTATCTGAGTGACCTAAAAACATATTAATATGACCTAATGCTGGCCCAGGTAAACCAGTTGCATCCAAAAATGCATCACCAAGGTCCAAAAAACGATCTGGTTTATATGTTGTTTTGCTTGAATATTTCGAAGCAAGTTGTGAAATCGAGAAGTTTTGTTTTTTTATAGCCATAATAATAATTTTTTAAAAATGGGCCATTGACGTTATCTCCGGCCCGTTGGGTTAGAATGGCAGATTTTCATCTGCATCTTCATCTTCTTGTGGATCTTCAATTGGTGTAGAAACTGTTTGTTTTTTACCAACAATAACATCTTCTCCACTAGCACCTGAAACCCATTTTTTACCTTCTGAGTCCCAAGTAGGTGTTTCACCTTTTGCTACCATTTCCAAATATTCTTCTGGTTTTTTAGAATAAACATCAGACCAACTTAATTCATCGTTAACCCAACCTTTTGCCACTGTTTCATCTGAGTGAAGTGGTGATGGGTCTTCCGGAATGATAGAGTTAATTGTTGTGTATTCTTTACCATTACCAGATTTTGTTAATGTTAAGAATAACGTTAAGTCTCTACCTGTTTGTAGATCTGTAATATCTCCCTTCTTTTGGAATAATGGGAAAATCTTATCTAGAATACCGTCTTGTTTTGAATTGTGTTTAAATCTCCAAAACTTTGGTCCGTCTTGCTCATTATCGCGATCGATAACTTTTACAATATAGAACTTCTTAGAACGATATTGACGAGCGTATTCTTTATCTGATTCTACACCTGTATTCATTAAACTTTGATACACCTCATTTAATGGAGAGCGCTTACCATCTTGCTTTGGATCGTATAATTTAACCCACTTTCCATCCACTTGGATTTCATGGAAATAAGCCTCTTTAAATGGTGATGTTCCATCTGCTGTAGGTAGAATTCTGATTCTGCGTTCTTCCCCTTTAGAGCCTTTAGGTAATACTGTTGTAAAATACCTTTTAAGTCTCTCTTCGCTAGATACTCTGTTGTTGTTTCCGCTTGCGGATTGCTTGCTTTTTTCGTACTGTGCTAGTACTGCATCTACTGTACTCATATTATTTGTTTTTAAATTGACAATAGTAAAATATAAACAAAAAAACCCAGATTACAAAATCTGGGCTAAAAATATTTTAAAAAATATATAAAAAATTATTCTAGGGTAAGTAAATATGCTAATTTGTTCAACGAACCCAACATTTCGTCTCTAAGGTTTAAAAGATCGGTATCTCTTTCTTGTGATAATTCACCACTAAAACCTATAAGTCTATTTTTTGCGGTTTGTAAAAATTCCACAATATTAAGTTCGGATAGGTTATTCATTTGGATGGTATTTGTAGAATTATCTAAAGCAAATCTACCATGTTTACCCATACAAATTTCAACATATTCGTCAATAAGACCGTCTAAAGTCTCATAAATTTCACCAAAAGCTTTATGTCTAGCATAACCTTTAGTTTGCCAGTGTAATATTTTAAACTGATTCTGTAGTCCTAAAAAGAAATTTACATTAGAACTTAGGTTGTTGTTCATCTTGGTAAGGGTTAAAGCTTCCAGCTAGCTCTTCTTTTGAATAGTTCTCAATTTCGTTTTTTGTTAAAACATATTCGTTTTTACCGCTAGCTCTCATTTCGTCTTGTTTATGAGCAAAAAACTCTTGTGGTTTTTCGTTAAATGGATATGAATCCAGTGAACGCATCTCTAGCTTCTCTTGTGGGGTTTGTGGTTTCATTTCTTCAACTCTAGCACCCAGTTGATCAATTTTAGATATTATAGCGTCCATATTACTTAACTTAGACTCTAAATCGTCTAGTTTACTGAATACTGTATCCATTTTCTGGATAACACTATCATTTTCCATTTTTGAGGTTTCCAGTTCGTTTTTAATGTTTTTGGTCATATTAACCAAGTCGGTAACATCCACCTCTTCTGTTTCACCCATAGCTGGGCTATCAGGTAATCCTGGTGCTGCTGGAATTCCCGCATCTGGTGCTGGCATTTCTGGCGCAGCTGATGCGTCTGGCGCAGCTGGGGCGCCTGCTGGAGGTAAAGCGGCAGGCTCAGCCTGTTCTTTTATAATATAATGCTTAGTTGCATTTCTATTGATTTCTCTAAATCTATTAACCTCTTGTAAAAGCTTTTGTTCTAACATAGTTTTAGTCTTGTAATAATTGTCTACCGTCTTCGGTAATGTATTTTTTATTTATTCTTTCAACAATACCATCTTTAGATCTGATGACATAACATTCACCAGTCTGCAAATCGCATTCTTCTCTTTCCATTTGGTCATTAGAAACAGCTTTTGTAACCTTTGGGTTTAAAAACTGATTGACCGCGTTATTTAACTTTTCCATAGTGTTAAAATGTATACATATAAATACTACAATCTTTATGTTTTTTCTGGTTTTATTTCCTTACGTACCTTAAATATAAAACATCCCCCTCAACTAACCTTAGTTTTCTCATTAAACTAGGACTAATAGCAAAGCCATATTGTGCATAAGTGGGATCATCTATACTAGGCCCACTATGAACTGGGCCATCAAATTTACCGTCATTAGGATTGACGTTGGTCTCAAGTGTGTATGTTGCGTTTGATTTAGGTACATAAAAAATAGTATCCCAACCAAAAAGGGTTTCTTTATTTGTGTTTGTTACATTCGCTCTTATAGAATAATATTCATATAACGGTCCAATGTCTGATAATTTAACAAGTTTATTAGGATATGCTTTCCATCCACTAACCATGGATAATTCTGCTGGTGACCCATTTTTAATTGGTATGTATTTTCCTGAGCCTAGAACACATACTCTAGATCTAAGCCAATTCTCGTTGTTGTAGTTAATTGATTGAATATATTGTTCTGGTTTACCATTTATCTGTTGACCATTATATGGAAGTAGATCGCCAAATAAAAATCCGGATGTTTTATTAATATTATTTAAATCTTCTCCTCTTGCTGGAGCTCCAGGATCAATTGTAAAAGTTTTATTATCTGTCGTTGTAATTGATTTAGCTGTTGTTTGAGCTTGATCCGATTGTTGTTTTTTCTTAACTGCAGCTGAAAGTATTCTACTAAATAGCGGCCTATAACTAGACATAAATGTACTTTCTAATGATGGTAACGAACTATTAGAAATTCTAACACCAGTAAATGTTGTTTCAAATGTTCCTTGCTTAATTGCGTGATTAACGTCAAAAACAAGATATGTTCCAGCAAACATAGGAACATTAGCCAAATAAAAATACATGGTTGGCTGTATCATTGCATTACCCATACAAGTAACACTACATTGATACGAAGCTGTTTTATAAATGTCAAATAAACCTATATCAACAGCATGGCTACCGCCGCCACCTTGTGATCTTGCTAATCTTTCTTGTGCTAAAGCACTTTCTGTTGTATTCTTATATGTGCTTTGATCAAGAGAAATGTTTTTAAATATATTTTGTGCTTGATCACCAAAGTTTATTTCAAATGAAACTACTCTGTTTGATTTCGATAAATCAGCATCCATGAATATTTTTGGTTCAATCAATAACGGATTGTTGTTTGGATTTTTGATATCAAAACCATCGTTTTTAAATTTATACTCTTTACTAACTTTAGACATATCTAGATATTGAGATGTCTTGTTAATGTACTGAAGTATAATTTTAGGTGACGATTCTTGATAATCTACATCTAGGTGTGTGCCAAATAATGTACGCGCAATACTTTTAGAAGGTAGTATTTTTTTCTTATTAGTAGAATTAGTGCCATAGAAATTTACATAAGCCGGTAGCGGTCTCAAATCAAAGTTTGTTCCTTGAATCAATAATGAAACTGCGCTATATAAATCTATTTTAATATTTTTTTCATCCGCTAATGAAATTAAACGTTCAAGACTTATGTATGCCTCATCTCCAATGTCTCTATTAGATCTATCTAAAAATAAAAATTCATCCATTAGACTTCTTTGGCCAATTGCGTTTCCAGAAATCCATTTATCATTAAAAGATTTAAAATATTGATATAAATCTAATAATGTTGATTTTGCCTCATTAAATCCATGATAAATGGTGACCTTTCCTTCTAATGTTTCTTCTTTTAAAACTGAAAATTTTCTAGTAAGGTTATTTAAAAAGTCATTTAATCTATTTACCTGAGGACGGAATATATTAGCCTCTATATAAGTTTTAAAGTTAGTATAATTTGGTGAAAATCCAGGAGTATTAACAATTTGATCTTTGACCCATCCGGCATAAATTCTTGCTAATTCTCTATGTGCATATATATTTTCAGAGTTAACCTGAATATCGCTTATTTGAAAAAAGTGATGATAAAGGTTACTACTAATTCCGCTATATGTTGCACCAGTAATATTTTGACCAATGTATAATTCAATTAGTTTTTGATTTTGTGCTGTTAATTGAGAAACATTATATTCATTTACACCATAAGTTTTTGATCTTCCGATATATCCACGAATAACATAATCATCAATTTGTCTAGGGTTACCAATTGTTAAAATATCTAAAGCTTTATTGTTTAAAAGTTGATTAGTTAAATCTTCTAGCTTTTTTGTTTGATTTTCCTTTATTTTTGTTTGGTATCCACTAGAATTAAAATCAATACCGTCTTTAGATATACTAGTAATTTCTTTCAAAAGACTTTGAAAAGAACTATAATCAATTCCCTCTTTTACTGTATCTAGATCGAGATCTAATGACGCAAAATTAATAAACATTTTTTCAAACTCATCTAATATGTCTGGGCTAAAAACGGCAATTAAATCCATCACGCGTTTTTTATTACCATTTAAAGTATATTCTCCAGAAATATTTTCAAATCTTTCTCCATATGTTGGAAAGTACACTGTACTATATGATGGGTTGTTATTTAAATTATTTGAATCATAAATAAGTCTGAATGAATCTTGTGTTAGTGTATTGAAATTATTAATCAAGTCGGTTATTTGACCCCCGTTAAATGAAGGTAAAACAGTATAACGAGTATCCTTAGGTGAAAATATTGAATTATCAACCAAACACGTAAAAGTATATCCGGATGTTGATGTTGGTTTGGATATAACAAACTTGGTCATTCCTGATGCTACTGCAGCAGAATATTGGTTTGCGGCATTAGCAGCATTTGCACTTGTTTTTGTAAATCCAGATGGGTTATAAAAACTATACCCATTAACAATTTGTGAATAGATACCATGGTAGAATGGATACAACCCCACATAACTATTACTATTATATGTTGCGCCGGTTATTGTACTAGTCATTCCAGTTTGATCTGGTGTTGTATTTCCAGTTAAACTAAATGAAGCATTAGTTGCGTTATCAAAAAATGTAGCTCCGCTAATAGGAATTGTAATTCCGCTTATAATATCAATACCGTCAGTAAGATATTTTTTATATCTGTGATATTGTGCCCCCCATTTTAAAATTAAATGATGTGGTATATAATGTGTCGCACCAACTTCTTTAAATAACGAAAACATAAATGTCTTTTTACCATCAAAGTCTAAAACGTCGTCTAAATCTTTATATGGTAAAGAATTTAATAAAATATATGCCGATCCAACATATCTACCCTCAACCCCGCCTTTCATAAAATCATCATATAGTTGCTTGTGAAAATATGGCGTGTTTAATAGATTTCTTGTAAAATTATCATACTTTATTTGACTCGAAAACATATTTTTATGGTAACTTGAATTAACCCAAGCTTTCGGATTAATTGGTGAGCTAATAAAATTAGAATTTTCATTAACCTTAAAAATACCTTTATAACCAATAGATGAGCCGGAACCGAAAGTGTTACTCAATAAATTAGTTGAAACATATGAACTGTATAGATCAGAATTAAAAGGAAACTCTTTTGTTCTATATTCTGGAATAACAAATGAATCTAAAGCAGATTGTAATTTCTCAAATTCATTACTTTTGGTACCATTATTTTGAACAGAATTAGTATAATGTTCAATTTTAAAATCATCATCAAGTAACCCTCTAATATATTCTACTGTTGTTAGACCATCTTGAAAATATGGGTATCTCTCTTTTTCTGCGTATTTTTGAAGTGAATCTGTTAAATCTGTTATACTTTTAATTCTTGTACTAAGTAATGCTCTTATATCAACATCACTTTGTGTTGCTCCACTAATATTTTTAAATTCATTTTCAACAATTTCGTCTAAACCTTTTCCATAATCAAAACTCTCTAACGATGTAATTAACTGTGCTCTCTCATAAATCTCGTAAAGAATATTTGATAAAGATTTGTTTATATATGGTGCGGGGTCTGCAATTTTTAATAATGAACTTACATTAAAAGTTTCTCTTGTTTCTTTATCATCATCAAAAACAAACGTAATTTCTCCGGGACTAACTTCTTTACCAGTTCCAGTATCCACTCTTTTAACAGCTACGCTATTATATGTTTCAACAAACTCAACCTCTGGCCAAATATTATAGTTATTACCTTTTGTTAATCCTATTATTTCTGGATCTGCGGGATAAAAGAATGTTGGTTTATCATCTCTACCATTCTTTTTAACTTCTGGCCAAGGATAAATTATTTCTCTTTGATCATCTGCGGTTTTAGCGGCATACGCTATTTCTTTTTTTCTTAAATCAGATTTTTGAATTGACTTGTTGTGTACGTCTTTCATTAGTCTAATGTACGTATCTGCATTTGCTAAAATAACAGCAAAAATATTTCTAATTGTAGGTTTAAAACCAAAACCAACCTCTTTGTTTTGTATCACCACATTCATTTTATTTTCAACTTCATTTTCTACCGCGTCTCTTTGCTTTATGAATGTGGCTTGTATTGATTTTATATAATTTATTAATTTTTCATTTGATACAACTATTTGGCTATCTTTTATTTCATAAAAGTTTTTAATATTTTTTACTGTATCTAACGATACTGTCTGTGTTTCTATACCGTTTTTTAGTTTGGCCTTTGGTTTAGCACCAAATGCTTTATTTTTTTCAAGATCATCTACATAATACTTTATAATAGATGCTAATGAGTTACTTGTTGTTGCTCCTGTAACTATTTCAAAATTAAGCGGGCCACTTGTAACTTTACTGCTATCGTTTGTTGGCTTATTTAATCTATAATAATTTACAGTTGTATCAGTGGTTGATCCGGGAAATCTAACGGTCTCAGAATATGGTGGATTATCTGCTGAAAGGTATCTACTACCCCAAGAGATAATAGCCTTTTCAAATTTATCGAGAGTCTTATCATATTGTGCCACATCACTTAAAACATCTGGTTCAATTGTTTCAGAAAAAAGTGCTTTTTCTATAATTGTATCCAAAGCGGTTGCAGTCATTAATAAATCTCTAAGAGTTTTAACTGGAAAATTTTTATCTATATAACCCTTTGCTTTATATTCGTTATAAACAGATTTTAATATTGCGTATCCTTTTGTTGTTTTAGAAATAGTTTTTTCAATAAACCCTGTTTTTTCATTCACCTTAAGTGGTTCTGGTTTTTCAACCATATACATGAATGGCGCATTAATAATGTTTTGTAAAAGTATATCGTTTAAAAATGCGTAGCTTGAGCCAACAAATTTTGTTGCAATTTCAAAATTACCGGTACTGCCATTGAATTTAGATTTAAAATCAACTAACTGAAGTCTGTATCTTATCGCTTTACCATAAAATCCTTTAATTGTTAAATAAAATATTGGCCATGGTTGATGAAAAAAAGCTTTATATGGTGAATTGTCCGGGGCGTCAAATAAAGTTTTACCTCTAACATCAATAAAATTTATACCAACTTGAGGGATGTTGTTTGCCCCTTTAACTGTAACATTTATTGAATCAATACCGAATGTTTGTGCAGTTGGGTCGTAATGTACACCTTCTCCGGTTGTTCTACTAGACGCTATATTATTATTTGAAACAAATGTTTCTGTCCAATTTGTATCAAAATTGTTTTCAAACTCATTTTTTGGGTCTGAGTTTCTAAGTAAATTAAATTTTCCTTGTGCAACAGATGTTAATGTATTTGTTTGAGATTCAGAATATAAAACACTTCTTGGTACCAGATCGGCCTCAAGGTTAACATACATTACTAAATTTTCGTGATCAACAAATCTTGGTTGCAAATCGCCAGATGAGGAAACAACGGTATTAGGATCAATGTGTACTATGTTTTGTTGATCTACTAATACTAATATGTTTTCATTCTGATTTAATTGATTATTCGCCATAATATAGTCTATACAATTCTACGCCCTTTTTATAATCTTGTAAAGAATTAATCAAAGGAAAAGGAATCCTAATAATTGCGTTATCTGGTATCTCAAACTCTACGGAACCTAATTTGGGATTAGCCATTAAAATTAACCAACTAAACAATGGGGTTCCATAATATTCTTGTGATATTTTATCTAAACGGTCTTTACCCTTTTTATAGTTAAAAAACTTATCAGTAGACTTTTGGGGTATTTCAATACCTGGAACAATTTTATGTTCCCCGTCTTCTAAAAAGTAATCATATCTATTGAAATACTGATTCATTATTTACTAGGTTTTAAAAAATTTAATTTGGTTGCTCCTGCAGCACCTTTTATTGCGTGTACTTTTTCAAGTATTTCAATTTCTTGGCCACTTAATGTTCCAGTATAGCTGAAATCAAATGGTTTTATTTCTTTTTTAAGCTTAGCCTCTTTGTATTTAAATTTCTTAATATCCGAATCAGATTTATTGTTCTTAATAAATTTCTCAACTCTCTTTTCTATTCTGTTTAATGCATTTTGATCAAAATACTTTGTGTCTTTTGAATCGTCATATAGTTTTCTAATAACAGAAACTTTGTCTTTTATTATAAATGCTAATATCTTTTTATAAGCAGTATCATCAAAAGATGGTAAGTTAAAATTAATTGTATTATCTAAATCAGTTGTGAAGATTGAGTGCTTGTCTTTTATAAGGTTTATCGCTTCATCATATTGTGTATAAAACTTAGTATAATCAAAATTTGCTAATGTTGCAACAGTGGTTTCTTTTTTATCAAATCTGCCGTCTTTACCATTGGTTTTCATTATAAAATTAACCCTATCAATTAAATCAATAAGTTTGTTTCTATTTTCTTCTAAATCTTTAGTTGCTTTTTCGTCTCTTATTTTATTTAAAAACTCGGTTATTGTTGTTTTGATATATGCATCAATTATTTCTCTAGATCTATCATACTTTGATGTTCCGGAATCAAATCCTAAATCTAAAACAACATTATGATCTGATGAACTAACTTTAGCAAGTAATTCTTTTTCTACTCTTCCATAAAGATTGGCAAAATCAACAAATTGTTTGTATTCGCCCAATAAATTAACCTGTATTGTTGATGACAATGTATTTTGAACATCAATTTGATTAATTGTTCTATATGTTTGTGATATAAACATAGGTAAAAATTCTTTACCATATGATTCTGTTAGTTTTGTATATGTGTTTTTGAAAGCACTAAAATAATCATTGGTTGATTTAAATAAATTTTGAATGACTTCTTTATAGGTCATTTTAGTTCCATTTTGTGATCCAATCCAAGTACCGTCTTTTTTAGTTTTATCTTCAGTTGGTAAACCAGCAACACCTGGTGTTTTAACGCCTCCGGTTAATTTTTCTAAGAAATCAACATTGAATCTCTGTAGTTTGTCTTGGTCAACAGTAGAATCGGCTCTATAATCATAAACCTCAGTATTTGCATAAAAGTTTGAACTTAAAGCATTTTGTAACTTGGCTACTGGCTCTTTAATACCTTGACCACCAATAAAGTTAACTTGTAATGTCACATCAGCAACCATTGGTTGTACACCAATACCTTCTGGGTTTAAATCCCATGTGCTATTTTCATATGTAATGTTCATAGCCGTTATCACAATCTTTGAATGGTAAAAATCACCAATTCTTAAAACACAAACAGGTGGCGGGCCAAATGTTGTATTTCTAGCATCGACAACGGTTCCATTTATGTCTGTTCCTAATTGTTTAACTGGTATCGTGTCACCAGGTCTAATACATTGATGTAAGAATGTTAATCTAGCGTTTAGTCCTTCTGGTGTCATTGAATGGAAAGCTGGATGAAAATATCTCAACTTTTCTTTTAGACTACCAAATACAACAGGATCTGTTTCTTCTAATTTCTTAAAATAGAAACATTCAGAAAGAGCCTTCATTATAAGTTTCTTTACAACATCTAATGGTGGTTTTCTTTTTTTAGTTGTTGTAATTTCTGAAATATCTGTTTTGCCTGGGGTTATTGTTGTTTCTCCGGGGATAAATCTAGTTTTCTTTTCTGGTTCTGTTTTATTAACTTGTTCATAAGTTATTTTAACACTCGCAGATCTACAATAAAAAGTAATTGGAGCGTATTTTTTTAAACCAGTTTTATTTTTAATTTCTTTACCAGTGCAATCATATGTTTCTGGTCCACTTGCTGTTGCTTTTTCACCCTTGTTAACAAAGTCAACAACCATTGATCCTTCAATATCCTCACCATATCCTAACTTTTTAAGATCAATTGTTACCGTTTGATTGGTCTGTGCTGGATTAGCATTTAATTCATCAATTGTTTTATCCCATTTATATTCAGGTATTGTATTTGAATCTTTTGAAATCGACTTTAATACATATTTTATCAAACTATCAGATCTTCTATGTGAAAGTTTAATATTGTATGAATCATCCGCAACAAATGATGTTGATGACTCAATAGTTAGTTTTATTTGTTTTATATTTTTCTTTTCTAATTCTGATTTAAGTGTTGCTGTTGCCCCACTTATTATACCAAAATTTGTTTGTAGTTGTGTAAAAGCTGTATCAATTAAACCCTTTTTCTCATTTATTAATGTTTGAATTGAAATCGTACCTCCACTTGTTGGATCTTCTGTTCCAAATATTACAAATCTATCTGCTTTGTTATCTTTTGTATCAACGGTTAAAATAGTATTAAGACCACTAGCTAATTGATTTTTAAAATTTTCTTTATCTTTAATATAATCACTATATACTGAATCATATGATTGACTTTTAGCATCAATGTATATGTTGCTTTTAGGGCCTGGAATATCATTTGGAAAATAAATTATATTATCAGCTAATACTTGGCCAAGGGTATTTCTACCATCCGCAGCTGGACTTTCAATAGGTTCTTCTCTTCCTGGTTTTACAGTCACTTCACCAGCAACGCTATTAAATTCAAGTGATGTTGTTGTGTCTTCTCTTCTAAAATTTTCATCTTTTCTATAATACTCAAGATAAGACATAATCAATTGAAGATCGGATGGATCTAATGTAATATATTTTCTAACTAAAGTATAAAAATCAACATCATAACATCCAGCAAAGAATGAATTTAAAAAGTTCTCAGCTTCTTCATCAGAAATTTCTTTAATTAATAAATTAAGAATACTCGGGTGGTCAACAACAACTTTAAAAGATATTGTACCTGTTCTTTCTGTATTCTGATATGTGTATATCGGTTCTGGTCTACCTAGAAAATTATTTTTATCCCAGTTAGCTGTATTAGTTTCGTTTACCTTTAAATCATATGGAGGAAACCACATAACACGGCCACCAGTAGCACCTCTTTCACATATAGGCAAATCATTAACAGTATATCCAAATTTGTTTGAAGTTTTCCATGCTAAATTCTCAATAGAAAACATATATTTTTTAGCTTTACCCTCTATACCGTCTATGTTAGTAGACCCAACAAAAGATCTATTACCATTTGACATGGGGGCTATATTTAAATTCCATGGTGTACTCATAACACTGTCTTCGATTTTTCTAATCGTTCCAGTTTTTTTCATGGTATCTGTATAGTTCATATAAGCCCTATCCTTTGTCCAAACTCTACAATATTCTGTACCATCTTGTACCCCCGTTGCTTTATCAACATATGCAATTGCTGAACCTCTTGATATAAATTTTGTACCCTCTTTAAAAACTCTTGAAGTTTGATCAATAACATTTGCAACATGTGATCTTGATTCACCACCATTCTTTGGTAATGAATTTAATAATTGTTGTGTTTTACCAAGTATTGAATCGTCTCTAAATTCCTGCTTTGTTGATAAGCTATCCTCAAGGATACCTCTCTCTGAAGAATATTCCGTATTGTTGGCACCTAATCTATTTTTTGAATTAATACTAAACCATGTTAATTTTCCCGGAATTGAACCTCTTTCTGAAATATTTTTCTCATTAGAAAATAACTCTGCAGCTTTTGAATCAAATTTATATGAAAGATAGTATGGGCTTAATACTTTATTTTGATTAAAATCTTCTAAAACATTTTTAATATCATCTCCTCTATCATCTCCGATATATGCTTTACCTTCTGGAGCTTCTCTACCTAATACTTTATTTATACCAGTAGCAACACTATCAACAAAATTGAATAGTTTACTTGTATTTTGTGATCTAGCTCTGGTTGTATAATTTGGTGCATAAGTTGAAAAAGATAAATTATCAAATAAAACATCTTTTTGACCATCACTCAAATATTCAATCATTAAGTCTGATGGTTTTCTACTTGCCGCCGGTCTTCTTTGTATTCCTAATAATGAACCTAATACACCTGTAGCATCTTGAAATATTTTTCCTAATTCAGTTTTAGGTACTGGTCTGTTTACAACAGGGTTTGCTGGATTTGTTAAATAATCACCAGGTATTTCTGACCATGGAAATTCTATACCAGAAACTGTTTGTAAAAAATCTATTGCTTTGCCAGGTATAGTTTTTGCAACAGTAATCTTATAATTTTTTTCAATTAATCTTTCTCTACCTCTTATAATATTAATTGCAGATGAAAGATTACCATTAACGGCGTCTAATATTCTTGCTCTACCTTCTGTAGCTGTTTTTAAATTTTGCCTAATTCTAGATTGAACTGGACCGTCTGGTGATTCGGTTAAATGATAGTTGGCAAATTTTGCTAATGTCGATTCAAATTCGTAATTACCAGAATTTAAAGCCCCAATAAGACTTCTACCTAATATACCGTCAGCTATTGGAAAATATGGATACAACCCTATATTACCTGCTGGGTCAATTAAAATTCTTGTATTTTCTAAAACCTCATATTGACTATTTTCAGGTCCAAATCTATTACTACCATCTGTTGAAACTAATTGAGCAGCTCTAGATGTATCATCGTTTAATGTTACATCCCCTAAATCCCTATTGGCAATATTTCTGGTAGTTTGAATAGAGTAGTTAGATGTGTTAAAAGTTTGTGGACCATTTGGCTTTTGTAGGGTCTTAGCTAATAACTCATCTCTAAGTTTTTTTGTAGAATTAAAATCTAAATAACTTGGCATCTATTCTTTTATCTAATAAATAGATAATTTATTATTTTACTATGCGTATGTTTTGGTGCTTTTAACAATATTAGAAACAAATTCAGCCCTCATTTGTGGATTTTTAGATAGTTCATCAACCACAATACCCGCTAATTGTGTGCTATTACTGTTTATATCCACTTTAATATCTACAGAGCCTGTAAAACCTTTTAATCCCTCATAAGCATCTTTACCCTTCTCTATACCTCTTTCAATTAATTCTTTTGCTTTTTCTAGGACCTCAGTTGCTTTTTCTTGAATATTCAAATCTTTAGTTATGTCACTTAGTTTTGTTTCTAAATACTTAATTGTCTCTTGTACCTCTTTTGGCATTCCCCCTTTTACTTTATCGATTATTTTGTCTAAAGCTTCGCCAGCGGCTCCTGTAGCCTCGCCATATACTTGTTTCATTGTTTGTGCACTGTTATTTTGAGTAGGGTTAATTTTTTCAGTAAAATCAACTGCCTTCTTCATTAAATTAGCGGCAGCATCTCCAGCTGGTCCACTTCTAACATCTTCCATTAATCTTAGATAAATGGCTGTCGCTACATTTAGTATTTTGGTTGTTTCGTTAAATTGATTTCTAGCAATATCTATTGGTTTTTCGTCTGCTGCTTTTTTCTGTAAATCCTGTAATTCTGCTAATTGTTTATCTGTTAAATCACTTAAACTAACAAAACCATCTTTAACATTGGTTAACCCCATTTGTTGAACCATATTTTTAGGTATATCAAAACCAACTTTTCCATCTTTTATTGTTGCAATATTTGAAACAAATTCTCTTTGATCATCTGTTAATGATGGGAACATATTCAACTCGCTCATTGCTTCAAATTTAGCAGCACCTTTAACCGCCATATTTGTCAATTCACCCATTGAAATACCTAAAGCATCAGACATTGCTTTTGCTCTTCTTAAATTGGCGCCACTTACTTCAAATCTTCCTTGTTCTGCATTGTATGTTGCTAAACTTCTTGCTGCCCCAATAATGCTTGTTTGTAACGATTCAACATTATTTGTTGCGTCGTACATTAATTTAATTGGGTCTGCTAAATCACCGACAGCACCACCAACAACTTGCAAATTAGCAGCTAAATTTATTGCACTTTCTGGATCATATAATTTATCAGCAACAGTAAAAATACTTTCCATATTTATTTTTAAAGCTTGAGCCTCTTGAACCATTTTACCTAAACCAGCTATTCCGTTTTGGAATCCAAATGCATTTAATTTACCAAGTTGACTTATTAAAGTTTCTGATGTGGCTTTTGCACTAAGGCCTAGTTTTATTGATCTTAAACCAATTTGTTCAATAGATTTTGCCGCCCCATCAAGACCAATTCCAACATTTCTAAAATTTTCAGCATTCTCTAATAATGTTTTTGAATTTTTTGTAAACGCTAATGATGCAACCATCCCATTTGATATGGTTTTATCACTGTAGGCCGCCATCCTTTCAGAATTAACCATTAAAGACTCAACGGCGCTTACTGTTTCATTTGTTGTAACACCAAATCGTTGAGCTTCAATCATAGCAAATCTGGTTGAATCCATCATTTCGGTAGCTATTCTACCAACATACCCACCAGATCCCCTTGTCTTTTCTAATAATTCAACATTTAATTTAGCAATATCACCTAGCAAGGCTTCACTTGTTGCAAGTCCAGCATCGAACATCCCAGATAATAACTCTAAAGGATTAAATGTTGCCATTCCCTTTACGGTATCAATTATTTTTTTACCTGTTTCTGTATTAATCCTAGCTAAAGTCTGTGCTTGTTGATCTATAAAAGCAGCACCTAGTGCACTTGCAATAGTATTACCACCGCTTGTGGTTTTTGATGTTGATTTAGAGGCTTTAGCTGCTGTATCAGCAATTGCACTAGCGTGTTTTTCTGATGCTTTTTTTGCATCATCATCATCAATACCTAAACTTCTTAAAAAGTCGTAAAAATCTTTTTTTATGTCTGCCATATTACTAGTGCTATAATATTATAAATAGTTTTATTCAGTTTTTTGTAATATAGCATTAATCATACTTGTTCTTTCGTGAATTGGTAGAATTAAGATATCTTGATAACTAAATCCTCTTGATACAAGAAATAGTATTGTTTCTATTTGACTTTTTTTATATTCCGTAGAAGGGACGAAAAAATTCCACCCCAAAGTCAACCAAAACTGGGACCTTTTCTCCTGACGGGGCGATTACATCTACTATTAAGTCTAAACCTGGTTTATTTTCTGATACAAATTTTTTAAATTCTAACGAATCTTTAATTGGTAGATTTTGAATAAATTGATAAATAGCCATTTGATCTCTTTGACCTTCTACCGATTTTATCATCATTTCCAATCTTTTTGTATTAACAGGAGCAACGTTTGTGCCACTTGATTCTTTAATTAATTGTAATTCTTTTTCTTGTGTATTTGATAAAAACTTAAAAGTTACATTCTTTTTGGATACTGGAAGACTAAAAGTATATTCACCGTTAGCATCTGGTGTCAATTTAAAGTCTTTTACCTTTAAAACAGATAAATCTATTACAGTTTCAAATTGCTTTTTTGTTGCTGGGTCTGTAATTGTTACTGTATACTCAGTTCCAAATGCGGTATTTCTTAAAAATATTAATATTGCTTGTCTATCTTCTTCTACAATCTCATCAAAAGAAACATCTTTATCTAAAATTTTTCTTTTTAATAATTCATCCACAACTGTTTCGGATTGAATCAGGTTTGGTGACATTAAAATATTTTCATCTGATGCAGTTAAGTATGCAACTCTTAATGATTTTCTTCCGTTGGAATAATGTACACCTTGAGAAGGTAATTGAACAACATCATACGCAACCATTGGGTTAATATTTTCCATAATAGTATTGAATTCTTTTCTTTTAATATAACTATAAAATAATTAAAAATCAACAGTGTAAGGTTTCACGTGGAACACTTGTTACAAGTAATTGATAATCAGTTAAATAAAAATCCCACATCCGTTTTTCACGAATATGGGATTATAAATAAAACTATTTGAATATTAGTAAACTTGGATACATCTATCCATTCTTAGTTCAGCATCGATTGAAGCTAAAGCATCTTCTGAATAGCTAAGATCACCAAAATTTAAACTTGTTAAGAAACAGCCTTCTAAAATCCACTTCTCAACAACAACCCCTGTTGGATCTAACATTTCAAGTTCTACGTTCTTTTTATATCCTGCAGCATAGCCCATTCTACCGGTTACGGATTCAGCATGAAGACGGAACCATTCCATCAATGCTTGGGATGCAGATGGACCAATTGGATCTTTAAAAGTAACCTTAATTGGGTCCCAGGTAAATCTACCTGCTACATATGTTGAAGTATTTAAAAACGGAATTTCAGTTGAATTAATTTTAGCACTAGGACGGGATGTAGATGTTACATACCACTCGTTGATACCCAAAGATGATGGAAATCTTAGGATAAACCTATTTTTACGTTTCGGCTCATATGGAACCGGCATTTTCATTAATAAATCTGCCATTGTGTTTGTGTTATATTGTTTTGTTTATTTCTTTCCTTATAAATATATCAATATTAGAAATAAATTTATTTTTCAAAATACTTGACTTTTTGGAAAAAAATCGTTAGCTTTTTGCTACTACGTTACTAAAATACTAATGTTCTAATATTACTATTTTACTTTATTCTAATATTTCTATGTTCTATTATTTCTAATGTACTGATTTTCAATGTACTAATATTCTTTAATTACTACTTTATACTAATAAAAAAGGGATGGTTAAAAACCACCCCTTGTTCAGTCAGATTCTGACTATTAGATATTCTCAAAAGAAGCTCCTGTTGGTGTAATAATAAACTCAACATCAATAAATTCTAACGCTCTTGTAGGTTTGATGTAAATCTTACCTCTCAATGTGTTAGCATCAATATCTTCTGGATCGTTTGATACGCTTACACGGAAATCATAAAGACCTCTTTCTTTCTTAATTGATTCAAGAATTGGGTTAACCAATCTTAAGAACTCTTGTCTAACTTGATCATCGTTTTGTTCAAACAATAATCTTACAGCTACTGCAGATATTAACTTTCTTGCTCTTAATAATAATCTTCTTACGTTGATTCTATCAAGTGCTGATTCTCTAACTTGTAACGTTTTGTTACCCCAGATAATAGTACCTGTATCAGAGAATGTTGCAATTGGGTTAATTCTAGCTTTGTAAAGTTCATCTCTTTCATCAAGAGTTAACTTCTTAGTTGCTTTGATTGAGTTAACAAGACCTCTTGAATAACCAGCGACCGCAAACCATGGGTAAGATACATTATCAGTTAATGCAATATTCTTCAATACTTCACCTGTTGGCGGAATATAAAGTTGTGTAGCGTTATCTGTATCTCTTACTTGAATCCAAGGCCAGTAAGTTGCTGAGTAGTTAGAATCGAATCCTAAATCATCTAAAGCACCAATTACTTCGTCAGCACCTGTTGTACCACTAAAGTTAGGAGCGTTGATGATATAAAGCGAGTCTGCTCTATCATTCTCAATAATATCAACCGCCTGATTTACAAGTGAGCTATGGTCATTCCAGTTAATACCTGGTGTAGCAAAAATATTAATATCAACAGCTTCAGGATTTTTGAATGTTTCAATACCTTGTAAAAATGCATAGTAATCTGAGTTACCAACTAAACTATTGAATACACCGCCATTAGTTGTGTGCCCACTTATGTAAGTTGTCTTTCCGAAAATGAAACCATCTCCGTTTGATCTAACATTTCTATAGATATCCCAACCATCAAATCCACCAAATACTGGTAATGTAAATTTACGGAAATTAACACCATCTAATTTACCTTTATCAGTACCTTCTAAATCGTATGAAGTTGTTTTAAATAATTTTTCACCAGTAGTTCCTGTAATATTTGCTGCGTTAACAGACAAGTGGAAACCAAAAGACGAATCAGTTGCATCGGTACCTTTAAATTTGAACATATCTCTATCGAAAATGAAGTGTTCATCTGTAGATAAACCTAATGTAACCTTCTTAACCTTATCACCATTTGTTGTTACAGGGGTTCCGTCTATATTGTAGTATAGAACATCACCAGCATCGTAGTATTTTGTTTTAAAACGAATACCACCAACATTAGCTTTTGTTGTTACGCCCTTGAAACCAGCTGGGATTGCATCTGTTGGAGCATCATCTGCCATAACCAACATAATGTACTTAGATCTTAATTCATATTCACCATCAGAAGTACCGATCTTTCTACCAACATAACCTGGAAGATCTGGATTCATAGTACATCTACTATATTTTTCTAATACAACTTGATTTGCATCAGTATCGTTGAAATCACGAACAAGAACATCAAATTCACCTGTGTCTAAATCAATATTTTGAACAGTTACTTTAACTTCGTAATTAGATGCATCACCATCAGATATTGTTAAGAAACTGAATAGGTCAAATACCTTACCGCCCCTAACTTCAGAAACGATGGTTGAAGATCCAGCCATATCCCACTGGGTCATGAAGTTATCACCTTCAGTTGCGTTTACAACTGTTGTACTTAAACCTCTAATTAAACCTTGTTCAAAAAGATTTGAAACTAAGTTTGGATATGCTTCGTGTACATATAATGGATATTCAATTTTATCTTTATCAAATACATCAGCACCAATTACCTTTGTAAGGTATTTTGTGGAAGTTTGATCTAAAGAACAATTAAATGTTCTAACATCACTATCGATATCAGTTACTTGAATTGTAAAGTCAGCTAAAGGATTGGTTGATAATCCAGAGCCACTAACACTAACAGTTGTGCCGGTTACTCTATGTGTTAATACGTTTTGAATATAGTTACCTCTAGATCTTAATAAGCAAACTTGCATATCATGATAATCAGTATTCAAAGACGCGTTATACTTAAATCTTGTAACGGTAAATTCTGAAGTACCAGTTGAGTAAACAAAAAGGTATGAATATACACCATCAATTGTTGAATCAGTAGAACCTGTTTTAGTATAGTAAACGTTGTACCAATCTTTATTATTGTTTGAGCCGATTGGTGAAACCAACTCTGTTCCTGTAAGTCCGCTAGTAGCAGATTCTGGAACTTCCCCAATTGTAAACCACTCGTTGTGTGCATAAACACCACCAGAATTGGTTGCTGCTACCAAGTAGTTAGTTATTGAAGAACCTTCTGTTGAAGTTTTTCCTGATAATTCAGCATAGATTGTGCTGCCTGTTACACCTGTTGTTGTTGGTATTAATGAAATACCTGCTGTTGATCCGCTTAGTGAACCAAGAGTTACACCGCCTAGAGCTTTGATACCCCAAGTTCTGCCTGGTTTATATCCAGTAAGTCCTAATACACGGGTTACAAATAATTGGTTTGACTCTTGTAAATAAGATTTCGCAACATATGGAAGTTCATATTTTGGATTTCCAGCACCATCTTTTGCGGGGCTAGTACCACCAAAATAAGTTCTAAATTCATCAAAATTTGAAATTAGAATTGGTTCAAATGCTGGACCTTTCAAAGTCTCACCAACCAGACCCAATGTTGTAACACCTACACTTTGAGCTACGAATGTTAAATCTTTCTCTGATGTATACACACCTGGAGAAACGAATACTCTGTTTGAATTTGCCATTGATAAATGTTTGGTTAATTAATTTTATTCTTATCAAATAAATATCTTTGTTTTCAGCAAAGATTTCTGGATTTTTTCGTATTTATATCCTAATTTATCTTTTTATATCGTTATTTATCTTTAACCATGGAAAAGAAAAGTAAAAACGTAAAAATCAGTGAAAAGCATCATGAAATGCTAAAAACCTATTGTGATAAGAAAGGTTTAAAAATTTATAAAGTTTTGGAAAAAATGATTGAAGAAATTGTTAAACCAAAGAAAACCGACATTTACGGAGAGGATTAATAGACATAGGTAACACCAATTTTAGATCCAAGAGTTGGTGAAAAGTTCAATTTAACCTGAGTAGAAGAGTTAACGTCAAACCCTTGACCCTCTTCTTCAACTAGTCCATTTATATCTAAACTAACAATACTATCTATTGCATTATTCAATGTAAAAATCAAAGAACCCCCATTATAGTTAAAGTATTCTGTAGTTACCTGTAATGTTTTACCATAGCTATCAACAAATACACTATTTCTACCTTTAAAATATGTTATAGTAATAGTACTTCCTTCCGGAGGAGGTGACGCAAACGTTATTTTAGATGTTCCCGCTATATGAAAGAAATCGATATCTCTTTCTTGTAAGAGACCATTAATTGAAACATTAAACAACATACTAATACTTTCACCAACACTAAATGCGGTCTGCATACCATCTGCAACAAATGTTCCAACAGTAATATCAATTCTTTTATTAATATATTTTTTTTGGAAATTCGTATTTTTAGCAAACTCGGTCATTAAGAAGAATCTACTAACAGCCGGCTTAACCTCAAATTCGTCTTGGTCTATTAAGAATCCTAACATTGTGAATTGATAATTTTGAAGATAAAATCTACGCCCATCTATTTGTTCAATTGGTGAATTGTCTTCAACCTTATCCATTATAATTGGGATGTAATGACCTTTTACCATGGTATAAGCCTGTCTAGAAGCAAACTTTTGAAGTATAATTTTATTAAATCTATTCAATTCCCTAAGTTTTGTACAAACTATAGTAACCTCAAAAGTAATATCTACCGGAACCGGTTGTGGTATTTTATATATGTCCGCACCCATTTGATTCCCGTTCCATGTTGCCACAGAAGCATAATGAAATTGTAATCTTTCTGGAATTGTCCTGATAATAGAGGGGTTTGTCCCTGGCTGAACGTCCGGTCTTCTAATTACACCAATAAATGGAACCTTAAGATTTCCGTCATCATCCGAAAACTCCCAAGTATTCATAATTTGAGCCCATCTTTGTATTGTTAATATTTTTGGAATTACAGGAATTTTTTTACCATCAGATATTACAATAAAATTTTTTGATACGAAATCTAACATTCCCGCATCCAGGTCATCATGTAAAACAGAATCTGGAAGATAAGAATCAGATTTTGTTATTTTATCTAATAATTCTTCCCTTCTTTCTGTTAAGATTTTACCTTTGTAAATCTGTATATCTGTTTTTCTTTTAGGTATTCCCATTTTATACTCCTCTAAATTCTTGATCCTGTGCTATTGCACAAGTAATTGTTCTGTAATATGGTTTATAACCAAATAAATGATGTGAGTTATCTGAGGTAACCTTCCCATCATTAGTTACAGTATAATATCTTATTTTATTTTCTGACTCTGGATAACCTATATAATCCCCGTATTTTATATCTACACCAAGTTCTTCTAAATGTTTAATATAAACAGATAATATTAAATTACCAGGCTCTAGGTATCTCAACATACCACCTTTATAACTTGAGTTTTTCGGGGCCTCCACTTTAACAAGTGCATTAAACTCAATTGGTGGAAAATATTTTATTTCGTCCTGCCCAACTTCTCCGTAAACATCATCCTTATCTGTCTTCTGTCTATCAACCCTATAAAGGACAAGTTTTTGATTTAAATCACCATGTAAGTATTCCTGACCTATTTGGACTTGTAAATTAAAGTCTTCTTCAGAAAAGAATTTACTTAATCTGGTTATGGGTAGTTTATTGCTCATACCCTATAAATAGTTTATAAAGTATTTAGAATTACTTATATTATATACTGTATGGAAACTAAAATACCAGAAATTGTAGCGAGAGAGATACTTTTTTCATATGCTGGTTCTAATAACCATCTATTGGATTTGAAAAGGAAAGTTTTAGAGCTTAAAAACTATTCTTTAAGTAGACCGCAAGCGGACTACGTTATAAAATATGAAAAAGTAATACCTAAGGTTGCTAGGAAATGGGTTAAAGTATTTTCTTCTTTTGCTGAAAAGATGAGAGAAGATAGGTTGTTACCTATCGCCCCAGAACAAATATGGGTAGAAAAACTATTATGTGAAACAGATAAGGCTTATCATATATGGGGTAAAGTTGTAGACGGAGATATACTTCACGCTTTTTGGGTTCCTAAAATTGCTATAATACCAGAAGAAAAAAAATTAAATAGAACTATTGATTATAGCCCATATGATAACAGGCCACCGATGGATCATCAAAAAGAAGCCATAGAGAAACTATTAGCAAATGACAAATTTATTCTTGCAGATGATATGGGGCTTGGTAAAACCACAGCCGCGGTTATTGCCGCTTTGGAAAGTGGTGCTAAAAAAATATTAATAGTTTGCCCAGCAACCCTAAAGATAAACTGGGAACGAGAAATTAAAAATTACACTGACAGAAGAATATTGGTAATTGAAGGTAGAAAGTGGGGTTCCACTTTTGATTTCTACATTATCAATTATGATATTCTTAAAAATTTTCACACAACAGACAAAAGTGAAGATAGTGAAGCATATAAACTAATTGCAAACAATGGATTTGATTTAGCAATTGTAGATGAAGCTCATTACATCTCAAATGCCACAGCACAGAGAACAAAACTATTAAATGATATATTGGGTTTAATTCCTAGGGTTTGGTTATTAACCGGAACCCCAATGACTTCTAGACCTATTAACTATTATAACTTATTAAAAATTGTTGAGTCGCCGTTAGCACTAAATTGGCAAAGCTATGTTAGAAGATATTGTGCTGGTTATCAGTTTAGGGTTGGTAATAGAAAAGTTTGGAATACTAGCGGAGCATCCAATCTAGATGAATTAAGGGAAAAGACTAAAAATCTTGTTTTAAGAAGAATGAAGACTGATATCTTGGATTTACCAGAAAAAATCATTACCCCTGTTTATCTAGAGCTTCAAAGTAAATTCTATGATAATGAATTAGAAGACTTTATAAGAATATCTTCTGAAAACAAACAAAAAGAAAGTATATCGGTAACACTTAATCGTTTAATGAATATTAGACAATTAATTGCTATGGAAAAAATACCATACACTTGTGAATTGATTGATAAGTTTATTGAACAAAATAAAAAAGTCATTGTGTTTACAAATTTTACTGCAAGCCTAGACGCGTTACATGAAAAATACAAAAAGAACTCTGTAATTTTGGATGGTAGAATGAGTAAAGATAAAAGACAAGAAAGTGTTGATAAATTTCAAACAAATGATAAAATAAAAGTCTTTATCTCCAACATAGTTGCAGGTGGCGTAGGAATTACTTTAACGGCGGCTGAGGGGGTTATAATGAATGATCTATCATTTGTACCTGCCCACCATTCACAAGCCGAGGATAGAGCTTATAGACACGGACAAACTAAAAGCGTTTTAGTTTATTATCCAGTATTTGATAATACAATTGAAATTCAAGTATACAACATACTTCAGAAAAAGAAGAATATTATTGATCAAGTAATGGGTGACGGCGAATACGGAGATACGTTTGCTAGCGAATTACTTAAGAACTTATTATAGTTTTATTTATAATCTGGTATTTATTAGTAAAAGCTATTTTAATGAGTACTGTTATAAGCGCACCAGAAAAAGAGAAACTTTATAGTCAGATATTACACCTTTTGGGTATGCCAGTTAGAGGTGTTGAATTAACAGAAGAACAAATGGACTCGTTCCTTGAAATATCTGTAAGTGAATACGAACAACTAGTTAATGATTGGCTTATTGAATCTCAATGGTCAGCCTTAGCTGGATTAGATGTAGACACACAATCTTTAACAAAAGCTTTTACTACTAGAGATATTAATTACGAAACTCAATATACCTATTCTTACTCGAAAATTGTTGGTCTACAAGCAGGGGGCCCGTGGGAATTAAAAAAAGATTATATAACCCTAGAGCGCAATAAACAAATTTATGAAATACCAGCCGGAAGAGAAATAAATGAATTACTTTGGTTTTCAAGAGCTGAGCTAACTGATTCAATTGTTGACCCATTCTTAGGCGGTTTTGGCGGTCTTGGTGGTGTTGGTTTTGGTGGCGTAGGTGGTTTTGCTCAAGTTGGCGCTTCAGGATCTTACTTCTTATTACCAGCGTTTGATTTGTTATTAAGAATGCAAGATAGAAATATCAAAAATCGTTTAATTGGCGGGGATTTAACATATAGAATAACAGCTGGACCAAATGGTGTAAAATATGTGCACTTAATGAACGTGCCAGGTGGTAAATATGATTTTGGCTCAATACAAAACAACAATATTAAAGTCTGGTATTGGTATTATGATACTTTTGATAGAGATACCTGTTTAAAAGAAAATAAAGATGTAGTTAGATTACCATCAGACGTTATGATGGACCAACTTCAATGGGACGAATTAAATAGACCGGCACAAAACTGGGTTAGAAAATATCTAATGACTTATTGTAAAGAAGCATTAGGCAGAATCTATGGTAAATTCTCTGGCGACCTAAAAGTACCAGATAGCGATGTTAAATTAGACTACACATCTCTTCTTACAGAAGCTAAAGATGAAAGACTTAAGTTAAATGAAGAATTAATGTTAAGACTTGAGAGACTTCGTCCAGACAAAATGCTTGAAAGAAAAGGTAATGAAGCTGAGAACCTTAATAAGGCTCTCAAGTTCAGACCTATGACAAATCCATTTAATGTTATTTAATCTGGTATAGCGGCATGTAATGCATAATCGTGAGAGTTTCTTTCGATCATTTCATCCTCCTCGTGCTTCTCTTTGATACTTTCTGCTTGGAACGAAACAACTTTTCTATTGTACTCTATCCACTTTTGATCAACGTGTTTTAAACTATCTTCAACGTACATAAAAAATGGATCTTTATTAATTCTATTCCAGAATATAACTTCACCGTCAGATAATGTCATTACTTCGTCTAAACTATCTTGGCCCTCTGTTTTTAATGGAAATCCTGAAACTAACTCACATTGTTTTTTTGTGAAGAAGATTCGTTTTGATGGATCATCAATCAATATATCTTCCCTAATTTCAGGTTTAAAAACAACCAACAATGGTTCAACCCTTTTGTTAAAAATACTAATGTATCTTGCAGCATTATAATCACCTGTCATATCAGGATTATTAACTAGATCACGCTCGGTAATCATGTAACAATTAATTTGAATATAATCAGTTGGTAAAGGTTTACCATGTTTTGCAAAATATTCCTCTTGTTGTTTTTTTGTTGGCTTGGTTAGTTTTTGAACATCACCATCTCCTTTTTTAGAACCATTATTAACATAGTAAATTGTTTCACCTAAGGTTGCGGGATAGTTGTTTTCAAGAACCAATTCCATATGTGCTTGTCTTGACATTGCAGCACCAGACTTAGTTACTTTTTTACAATGTTTTTTGTAATCCTCTACACTTTGTTTAACACGAGCCTTATTTGCAATCTTTGTTAATGGTATTTGCTTGTTATAGATTTTTTCAATTGTTTCATAATACAAATTTAAAAATTCAACACCGTCACCATTAAGTAAATGAACTAATCCTTGATCTAAAAACTCAACAACATATTGCTGAAGTTTTTTAGATTTGATTGTATTTCCAGTTAGTTTTATTTTTTCTTTACCTTTCTTGATAAGTTTAATAATATAATTTTTACGAGAAACATTAATACAAGCTGGTGCCATATAGTCAATGTCTAAGCCCATTTCATTTCTCATAAACAAATCGTTGAATTCTGCAGTATCTGCCTCAACACCACTATATTCCTTACCAGCTTCAACTAATTCGTTATTACCCTTACCGATATATTTGTGCTCGTTAATAGTTTCAGGTGTTTCAAAGTTAACACCATCAGTATCCATTACAAGAGGTTTATATCCTTTTTTCATAAAGAACATAATCATCATTCTTAAACACTGACGACCAGTACAGGTAATCATTTCACCCATATTCATATCTCCCCATGGAAATACCTGTGGTGCTGACAGCGATCCAAAATATGCGTTGATAAAAATTTTAATTGGTAACTGCTTTCTATCATACATCTCAGCTTGTACCGGATCTTTATCTTTTAATTCCGCTGCTAATCTTTTGTATAAGATACGAATATTACGGAAATACTTTAACATTGATTTTTGTACCCCCATGATATCACAATCAGGGAATACATCGTATACAAGTTGAATAGATGGATAAAGTGACGCGTAGTCAAACTTAACAATATTCTTTGAATAACCAACTGTCAACAATCTTGACAAACCTCCGGTAATGCTTCTTTTTTCATCTTTAAGAGGGACGGCTAAATCATTTTCATAAGACCAAGCTAACATTAGAATTTTCCAAAGAGTAGCGGTACCCATTGTTGCAATTCTTTCATATGTTGTTGGGATCACCTTAGAAAGTAAAAACGTTGATTGACTAAAAGAATCATCAACAATCATTGTTTCATACAAGTCATCGTCAAGATATTGTTCTACAATTTTTCTACCTGGCCAAACTTCATATTTACCAGGGTATTTTTCTAATAAACCATCTGTTCCTGGTTCACCAATTTTTTTATATTTTCCTGTCTTAGGGTTTATGTAATAACTTTCGTTATCCAAATAAATTTTAGAAATGAAAGCACCATCAACGTACACACGATTTGGTTTTTCTTTTTCTAGATACTTGGTAATATATTTCAGTCCCCAAGATTTAATTTCAGAATTAATCGCCTGTGCTCTACGAACAGAGTGCGCAATATCAACCATGCTGAATCCCCATAAAACATATTGAGTATACGGTTCAACTTCGTTTGCCAATTTTAAAACACCATCTTTTGTTTTAATGCCACTTTTTGTAAAGATCTGAGTAGCCTTTTTGATATCCACACCAAGTAACTCTGCTCTTTTCATTATGAACGGTAAGTCGAATGCTGCAGAATTGTAACCACTAATAATTGTTGGTTTAAGGTCTTTTATAATTTTGAAAAATTCTTCGATACATTTTTTCTCACCATCTTCACCATATGCGTCCAATAGTTTTCTATAACCGCGATTATCTTTGATTCCAATCAAAATGATTTTATCATTCAACGGATCAAGACCCGTTGTCTCAATATCGAATACCATTCTATGAACTTCATTATAATCTTCAATACCCTTGAATAATCTTTTTTTCTTTTGAATAAGGTATTGTTCTACCGGCGTTAAAATAATAAACTGAGATTTGAAATTTTCTCCCCAAGGATCAATACCCCCATCTTTAAAAAATTTAATAAGCTCTTGGTATCCCTTCGTACTTTTAACCATATACTTTAAGCCGGCTTCCAATCTTTCATTTTCACCAGTTTGAAGTTTGGTGCTTAAAATACCATACTCACCCATTTTCTTTTTTTGAAGGGCTTTACTACCACCATAGAAATTGAACTCACTTAAATCACCCGCCCAAAGAAATGGTATGAAGGTGTCTTCGGTGACGTATTTTCCTCTTACGGGGTCTTGTATAATTTTGTAGATTTTGTTGGCCATGTAATCATACTCAACACCAACAATGTAGTTTTCCGGATCGGAACCGTTCAAGAAGCTCTCGATAACTTCTTGAGATATAATCTCTTGCATATTTTATTTTTTGGGTGACACATTAGCTTACGGGGAAACCGTAATTTGCCTTTACCCTGTAAATATACATAAAATTATGGATAAAAAAAAATTAAATAATGTTAATGAATAATTTTTCTTTTACTGGTAATATGAGTTTTGTGGTTGGATTAGAATTAGTGTCTAAAAATTGAACAATAAATTTACCTTCATACTTACCAGGTTTTACAGTTTGAGCCTCTGTAAATCTGTAAGTTATATAATACTCATCTGTTGTTTGATTATACTTTTTCGTTCTAGTTGTGAGTAGTGCTGAACCATTAAGTATTATCGGTTCTTCAGTTTTATGATCATACATTTCAAAACTAATATCGGAATTTTCCAATAGATCATTAAATGATGATTTATCATTTTTAGCGTCATCAATTAATCTCATTTTTAATATTGGATCTGAGGCTCCTTGTCTAATAAAAAATTCCATATAAAATAAATATTATGTTAATCTAATCATTACAAAACTACCACTTCTGTAAAGACCTTGTAATGGGACACCCGCTGCGGAAGCCTCAATATCGTTGTTAAAACTTGACGTCACTTGTGATAATATAGTAAATCCATCTACTTTTAATTCGTCTTGAAGTTTAACACTACCACTAAACTCATATAGATAACCAGGTGTAACAGAGTTTGTGTTAAAAGAAATTTCGCTACCAGTATGAACCGTTATTTGTGGATTTTCCCAACTATTATTTGCGAATAGTTTTAATTCTGCTGGATGAGACGTTCCACCAACTGTTCCAACATATAAATCTTTACCAACGTTTAAAAGATATGCGTCATTTTCGTACCCAACGTAACCTCCATTATACGTGCTAGAATTTATACCCAAATCAACAAAATGAACAGTTTCATTTCCATTGTCTGCAGTTAAAACCAAATCAGAACTAGCTAAACTTCCGGAATTAATATTTGTTATATTAACCTGAGCGTAATATTCGTTATTAGCTTCAAAATGTGTGATATTAAAACTACCTGAATTGGTTAAATGAAGCTTAGGTGTATCTGGGCTGCTGATTGGCATTTTATCACCCATCACAACAAAGCCCGAGACATATAGATTACCATTATCTTGAATATTATTTGCACGTAGGCTACCCGTAATAAGAAACGATCCAGTAAACTTATGGTTATCATCCAAGCTATCGCCAAAATTTGATGACCCACTAATTGTTAAGTCGCCTTTAATAACTTGACTTCCAGTGAAGACGTGTGAACCACTATCAACAAGAACTTGTCTAAGACTTTGAAGTGTAGATTTATATGTTGTACTACCCAATACAACCGGGGTAACGCCCGTTAAACTTGGTGCTAGTGAACTAGATAATTGGGAAATTTTTAATCCTGCCATTTAAATAAATATTTTAGTATAAAGCCATATTATCGTCTTCTGTTATTAAATATTCACCGTTTTCAGCCAAAAGGCCATTTGTAACGTATGATATTAAATCGTCATCACAATCAATGCCGCATATAAAGAAGTCATAATTATTAATTCTTGTTAAGAAATTGTGTCTAACATGTACAAAGCCTAGCGGTTCTTCATAATATTTTATTGATTTAATATTAAAACAAGAAACCCCAGAATGTACATTATTCATTAACCCTGTTCCCCCACCCCACGATTGAATAAATGGTTGAACCCCTCTATTAGAAGCAACAACCTCTTCCCAGTTCTCTTTTTTATAAATTGGTCTACCATTTAAGTATATTTTAAGCGTCCCTAATCTTCTTTGTCTCTCATCTGCCCACTTTTTATTTAAAAATTCATATTTTTCTTCATATGTTGCTAATTGATTTGAGGTAACCGCAGTTATCACTGTATCAGAATAGTCAGATATTTTAAAACCAAGCATATCATTCCATCCACCCATATTTTCAATATCACAATTATCATAATGTTTGTATCTATCGAAAACAATGGTAATGTTAAAATCTTTGGTCAACCCAGTTGCACATAAAGTTGGGGTTTGATCCATATCTGTATAATATGTTTCCGTATAAGCGTCGTTAGCGCAATACCCCGAATATCGAATAGCGGTCCATTTTATTCTTCCATCAGAAGTAAACTGAAAAGATAAATTACTGTCAGCATAATCGGATGGGCTATTTGATCCTCTAGTTCCAAAATAATAGAAAACACCTCCGCTAGACCATGGCAACCCCTCCCTATTAAAAATAAAATCCAAAGTCCACCCACTAGCTGTTCTTCTTTCAATTGTTGAAGGACAATCTAAAAAGGGCTCTTTAAACTGATAAGCCCAAGGTTTGTTACTTAGTTTATTAGGTAAGCCGCAACAAGCATCTTCATCAGCCAAACGTAATGTGCATTTTAAAACATTTGTTGTTCCTGTTGTAAATCCCGTAATTACGGATATTTCATCTGGTGAAGTAAACCTAATATCTTTAGCTAAAGGTTGGTTAAATGCTGATATTGTAAAATAGTGCGTTTCTCCAGTAAAACCTGTGTACTTGTAAACGTCACTGTTTAATATGGTGTGCTGGTAATTTGTTGATACGTGGTTTACAAAATTAGAATATGGCACAGTTAATGTTAATCCAGAATATTTGTAATTTGGATCATTAATGGTATTATTATACTCATTTAAGCTAATAGTGTTCCTTGAACAACTAAAATTAAGCAAAGATTGGTCTATTTTTAGTGTTTGATAGGTAATTGGTGTGGACAAATCCAATACATCGGTATTATAATCGTCTGTTACTTTACTTATCTCATAATCATAAAATTCTGAACTATCTAATTTAGAATCCAATCTACTACCATAAAACTTTAAAATATTCTGGCTATTCATATGTAGATAAATATCTTTCATAGGATTTGATATTTATATAAAAAACCGTTTAGATGAATAATTTTATTAAACAAGTAATTGAAGAAAAGTTTGCATCGAAGGCTCAGCAAAGATTTTTCTACGCTCAGGCTGGAAAAGGTGGCAAAAAGGGTAAGAAGTGGGCCAAGTGGGCTAAAGAATTTTCAGCTGATACCGATTTCAAAAAAATACCAGAAAAAATAGAAAAAGATGAAGAGATTGAAGAAATTGTAGACGATCAGGGTAATATCAAGAGAAGCGAGGTTCCTTTAGCTATGAAAAAAAGTACAATAGGCTCTAAAAAAAGAACCGACAAGGTGGTTAAAACCGGAGCTGGCGCTATGGGTATTCATGGTGTTCACGGTACACATACATCATTAAGATATTGGGCTGAATCTGATATGAGTGCTGCTTTAGGATATGACGACACCCTTGGTGATGACGCAACATATGATGAAGCTTATTCACATTTTACTAAAAAATTGGGTCTAAGCGATGAGGAAGCTAAAGAAAGACTAAAAGCTATGGGTTATATTCCTGGAGAAAAAGAATTAGTTAGATTGGTTGAAAATCCCAAAAAATTTATGCAAGATTATATTGAAAGTGTTCTTGTAAAAAAGGGTGACGATAAAGAAGTGATAGCAAAGGAGGAAGACGAAACCGAATTAAATCCATTAGTTAAGAAACAACTTGATTCTTTAAAGAAAAGTTTAAAAAATAATAATATACCAGTAGAAAAAATTGTAAACCATCTTAAAAATGAATAATCAATTAAAAGATAACGTTTACGATGTTCCGAATGATATTTTAGAAAAAATCAATTCGGTACTTTCCTCAGTTAACGATGATTCCCACGGGGTTCAACGAGCTAAAACGCTTTGTTCTGAAAAGAAAGTAACATATGGTCAACTAAAAAGGATTATACACGATATAAAAACAATCGATAAAGAAAAAGACAAATTAAGGTACGAATTGTATGGTGGTGAGTTAATGGAAAAATGGGCAAAACAATTTTTAGATGGTCAAAGAGGTTTGATTAAATCAAAAAAACAATCTTCTCAAAAAATAAACAATTTGACGGGAATGAATGGTATGAGAAAAAATCCTTTTTTATCTACACATAAAAAGGCGGAAGAGAAACCATCGTATAAAAATTTTTTAAAATCTAATTCAGACAAAACATCAATATCACCAATAACCTCTGTCGGTATTTTTGAAGAGATCGAAAGAATAAAAAAATTAATGTTATAAAGTATGCCAACACAATTAGAAATAATCGCAGAAAAACAAAGACAAGAGCATTTATCTAGAAACTCATACATCGATAAGAACGGTTATGCTACAACTCATGAAAATGCATTATCTACCGGAGACGATAAGGGTAAGGGAGAAACAAACACAATTGGATCGGCGACAGACATCCAAACTAGAATAAACAATTTGGTTAAAAACCCATATTCTGCGGACAAACGCTATGATTCAAATAATCCAAACGCATTATCCGATGGTGATGAGAAAGGTAAAGGTGAAACTTTGACAATAGGTTCTAAAACAGATATAAACACCAGAACCGAATTATTATCTAAAAACATATATAGTAACGTTAAGGGATATGGCGTAACAAACCCAAATGCTGTTTCTGATGGTGACGAAAAGGGTAAAGGTGAAAACAATGGAAAAGTTGGATCACTAACAGATATAAACACCAGAACAGAATTAGTAAACAAAAATGTTTATAATGGTCAAAATGGTTATTCTAGTGTTCACCCAAATGCACTATCTGATGGGGATATAAAAGGAAAGGGTGAAATCAACACGCAAATAGGTTCTTCTGTGGATATTAATAATAGAATAGAATCAGTAGCAAGAAACAAATACGGAGAAACAAAAAAATATCCAGATTTTTAATATGAAGTTAGAAGAAATTATTGAGGAACAAAACGAAGGGATATTAAAAACAACTAAAAATAAGCCTCTAGTTGATGCTATTGTAAATAGACATCCAATTACCTTTTATTATAGTGGCCCAAGAAAACCCAAAAAGAAAAGTGTTAAAGCGGGATATAGAGTAAAAGCAGAACCAGTTGCACTTGGGGCACATAAAAGTACTGGTAATTTATTAGTTAGAGCGTATATTGACGACCCCTCAACTTCAAAAAGAGGAACCCCCGGTAAAGTTGGGAAAGAAAAATCCAATTATGGTTGGAGAACGTTTTTAGCGGCTAGAATGTCAAATGTTCAAGTTGTTAAGGATGAAACTTTTAATACAATTAGAGAAAAATATAATGGAGGAGGTGATGATAAATCAATGAGTGTTACATACGTAAGCACCGACTTTTCTAAAACCCCACCTAAACCAAGAATTGGTGACATAAAAAAACCATCAAAAACGCCAAGCATAGAGCCTGAAAAACCGAAACCAGCAACAATAACAAAACAGGCAAGAAACGTAGATGCAGAACTAAAAAAATTCGACGTCGAATTAGATACAATTGAAAAGGATATTAAAACAAATTTAGATGGTTACAAAGCAAATAAAGGTAAACCAGAAGAAGTAAAATTTATTCAACAATTAAAAGACCTTAACAAGAAAAAAGATGAGCTTTTAAATAAAATTGCTGATACTATTGAAAATATTGGTAAAGATGTTAAGCCTGAAGATAAAAGTAAAATAAGTAACTTTACTAGGAGAGTTTCAGCAAAGAAAAAAGATCCAGAAACGTTGATCCCAACACCAACGGAAAAACCATCTAAAAAACCAAATCAAAAAGATCAGGAACCAGAGAATAAAGAGAAAAAGTTACCTGAAATTCCTAAAAAACAAAAGCCAACAAACGAGCCAGAAGATAATCGTTATGATTTAAATGAAGAATTTGTAAACAGAGTAAAAAAACTTATTACATATTTTTAACTTTATTTTAATCAAATAAACAAATATATTTATAATATTATGGGAAACGGAGCAATATCAGAAAACGACTTAATGCACAAATTAGTGCAAGCAAAAAAAGTAATGAATAAAGTTGATGGTGGTAACTTTGAAAGAGGCCACATTAATGAAGACATTTTAAGAAGTGCACCAGAAGATATTTCTGAACAATCTGCCCCGCCAACTAGACAAATGGCGCCCCCAAGCGTTGATAGAATTCAACAATCAAAATTACCAGATCATATTAAAAAAGCTATGATCGATAACCCAATTCCACAGATTTCTTTAAATGAAACATTAGATATGGATTTCGTTAAAGGAGCTAAAAAATTAATGGAAAGAGAAGGTTTAGCAAAACCAACCCCACAACAAAAAAGTTCAGGCACAATAACAAACTCAAATATTGACATGAACGCAATCGCCACATTAATTGAAAATACAGTTAGAAAGGTTATGGATGAAAAATTAAATCAAATCCTTACTGCACAGCAAACAACATCAATTAATGAAAATCTAGTTTTAAAAGTTGGTGATTCAGTATTCAAGGGTAAAATCACAGGCGTAAATAAAGCCAAGTAAAGTTCACTTTTAATTTAAAATTTCTTATAATAGACATATAAGATCACAAAAATGTCTAAAATAAGAATATTAGCAATTCCATCTGATGGCCACGGTGTTGGCAAATACAGAGTACTAGATCCATTTAAATTTATTGGAAATAATCATTCTGACGATATCCATGTTGATATTGTTATGAATCTAGAAGATAATGATAGCGTGTTTGATAACTATGATATTGTTCTTTTTCATAGTTTTATACACATGGTACCATTTGAAAGAAATTTGGAAAGAATTGAATGGTTAAAAAGAAGAGGTATTAAAGTTATTATGGATATTGATGATTTTTGGAATGTGGACCAAAGACATCCAATGTATGAGCAAATTAAAAAACAAAAGATTGCGGAAAAAAAGATTGCATTTTTAAAAGCGGCAGACTACATCACTTGTACAACTGAATTTTTTGCAAACGAAATCAAGAAAAGATTAGGTGTTAAAAATGTTATTGTATTCCCAAATGCTGTAGATGAAGAAGAGCAACAATTTAAGTCCAACCCATTAAAGTCTGATAAAATAAGATTTGGATGGTTAGGAGGCTCATCACACTTATATGATATCGAATTAATGAAAAGTGGTATTGAATCTATTCAAAACGAGTACAAAAATAAAACTCAATTTGTTTTATGTGGATTCGATTTAAGAGGAAGTGTTCACGAGATTAATAAATCAACCGGAGAGGTTACACAAAGGCCAATACAACCACATGAAACTGTATGGTCTAAATATGAAAGTATTTTTACCTCTGGGTATAAAGTATTAGATGAAAACTATAGAAATTTTTTACTTTCATATGCACAAGCAGATTACCCTTCAATGGATGTACCATATCTCAGAAGATGGACACAGGATATCACCAAATATGCATTAAATTACAATTACTTTGATGTTTCATTAGCCCCACTACTTGAATCTCATTTTAATTCATGTAAATCACAATTAAAAATTATTGAAGCGGGGTTTCATAAAAAAGCTATAATTGCTAGTGAAACCATGCCCTATACTATGGATTTAGTATCCGCAGTAAATGAAGGTAAATTTAACGATGGAGGTAATGCACTTCTTGTATCAGCAAGAAAAAATCACAAAGACTGGGCAAAACACATGAAAAGATTGATAGATAACCCAAACATGATTGAAGACTTGGGTAATAGATTATACGAAACAGTTAAAGACAAATATTCTTTAAAAAAAGTATGTAATGATCGAGTTCAATTCTTCAAATCTATTGTTAACAAATAGTTTTTGGTTTTTTGAAAAAAAAGACTTATATTAGTTAATAACATTAAAACTAAAAATTATGTATTATTTAATTACTATCGGTTACGAAACCGAACAAATGGACAGAGAGGGTAACCCTAGAATCAAAAAAGTTAAATACGTGCTTCAAGCTGAATCTGTTGAAGAAGCTACTATGGTTGCCGCCAAATATAGGGCTGGTGACATTAGAGGTAGTGAAAGCTTGAGCGTAGTAAAGATGCCGATTGAATGTGTAATAGACGAGAAAAACACTCCGGAATATTACAAGTAAAATGATTTCGAAAGAAAAAATTGAAAAAAATAAAAAGAAGTTTCTTGAAGTAAATGAAACTTATGGCATTTTTACAAAAGAGTTAGAAGAATTTCTGGGTGATGATTTTTTTCATTGCCCAGCTTCTCCTTCTCTTGATTTATACGGAGCATACCCAGGCGGACTACTAGATCATTTATTAAAAGTTTGTAAATTTTCATTATATATAAATGATATTTTACCCGAAAAAATAAAAATTGAAAAAAATAAAATAATAAAAACTGTTTTTTTATCACAAATCGGAAAAGTTTTTCTATTTAAACCAAACCCAAGTGAATGGCATAGAATCAATCAAGGTAAAATGTATGTTTACCAAACTGAAAATATGATTGCAATGAAGGCTGGCGAGAGAAGTGCTTTCTATGCTTTAAAATATGGATGTAATTTAGATGATGACGAATATCAAGCAATAATAAATGTTGATAAAGACTCTGATGATAAAATGGCAAAGTGGCACTCATCGATCTTATCACAGATACTAAAACACGGTTTTGAATTAGCACTAATAGAAGAAAAATATGGAAACAAATAACAACTTTTTAAGTATTTTAGATAAACTAAAAGAATACGAAGCATTACTTTCCAAAGATGATGATTCTGAATTAGACGAAGAGTTGGTTAAACAAATTAACCAGACACTTGATGAATTGAATGAAGAGGTTTATTCAGCTCAAGCAAAAGAGCTATCATCATTCTCTGTTAAGTTTATTAATAAATCAACAAACGAAGATCCAAAATTTGCATATGAGGGAGATAGTGGATTTGATCTTAGAGCGGACATTGAAGAGCCAATCATAATCCAACCATCTAAAAGAGCATTGATACCAACTGGTTTATATTTTGAATTAGTTAAAGGTATTGAAATACAGGTTAGACCAAGAAGTGGGTTAGCTGTTAAGCACGGAATAACAGTTTTAAATAGTCCAGGTACTGTTGATAGTCACTATAGAGGAGAGGTTAAAGTACCATTAATCAACCTAGGTGAGGAACCTTTTAAGATCGAAAAAGGTGATAGAATTGCTCAGGGGGTTATAATGCCAGTATTCGGTGAAGGTAAGATTACATTAGCAAAATCAGACCAAATTAACGATACAACAAGAGGTGAGGGTGGCTTTAATTCTAGTGGAATTAAGTGATATTTATATGGGTGAGAATAACTGTTAATTTTAAAATTTAAAATTTTGATAAAATCGAAAAACAAAGCCGCCGTTATAGAGGAGAAGAAAACACCACATAAACAAAGAATTAGAGAGATCATTAAAAAACCCAAGGAAAAATTTTTAACACAGTCACAAGAAGAGTATTGGAAAATATTGGGTGAAAATCAAATAACATTATGTTTTGGGCCTGCTGGGGTAGGTAAGTCATATATAGCAATGAAAAGAGCTATTGATTTACTTTGGGACGATGATAACAAATATGAAAAAATAATCATTGTTAGACCAGCAGTTGAAGCTGAAGAAAAACTAGGTTCACTACCAGGTGGGTTAGAAGAAAAATTAGATCCATACATTTATCCCTCATATTATCTTTTAAATAAAATAATAGGTAAAGAAGCTAGAGAGCGAATGAAAGATGAAGGGTATATTGAAGTTGCTGCTTTGGCTTATATGAGAGGATGGAATGTTGATAATACTATTCTTGTTTTTGAAGAAGCTCAAAACGCAACACCAGCACAAATAAAATTACTTTTAACGCGTATTGGTTTCAATTCTAAATTTTTCTTATCCGGAGATTTAGAACAATCAGATAAATTCAAAGATAAAACTAAAACCGGTCTATATGACGCTAAAAAAAGACTAGATGGGGTTAGAGGAATTGGCATATTTGAATTTGGTAATGAAGATATCGTTAGAAACCCAATTATTAGCGAAATTTTAAAGAGATACGAGTAAATAGATATTTACTTTATTAAATTTTAACCCTATCTTTTGAAGTATGAATATATATATTTCAATAGATGGGGTTTTACGTAATTTCGTAAACAGGTTTCACTACCATTATGAAAACGCATACATTGATGTTGATGTTGATGCAAGTGAAGACAAGTTTGATTATAAAGTAGTTGAACCAATTACTAATCTTGATCTTTCTAATCATTTTATATTTCAATCAAAAGAACAAAAAGATTACTTTCAGTATATTGAATATCCAATGGAACTTTATGGGCACTCCCCAGTAAGTTATATCAATGTTTATAATGAGTTCAATAAACTAGTGTATGATCATAAAGATGATAATGTTACGCTTGTTGGTTTGGATGAATTTGGCAAAGCTAGACCAGCCACCTTATTTTTTTTATCACGAAGTGGTTTTATGCCAAACAACATCAAATTTGTATCAAGTAAAGATTTAGATACGGAATGGAGAAACGTCGACATATGGATATCAGATTCAAAAATTATTTTAGATAATAAACCGGATAATAAAGAGTTTATTTTATTTGAAACCCCATATAATCAATTCTTTACTTATGAGAAAAAAATAAATAAATTAAGTGATATCACCATAGGAAATGGTGATATATTAATTAACCCAAAAGAAGAACAAAAATTAATAATAGATGGCGGAATTTTATAATAAAAACTACTACATCGATATCGATGGTATGATCGATAAATGTAGGACAGGAGGTACGCTTCAGGATGAAGACGGAAAAGATGTGATGGAAATAAACGTCTTTAAATACGAACTTTTAAAGATGATGATTGATAGAGTATTAAATGAGATTGATGATATTGATGATGATGATGTGTTATCATCATTAAAGCCAAGTCAAAGTTCAGTATCGTTCAATTTAGCATTTAATACCCTAATCCAATATGGAATAATAAACGAAGAAACATAAAAAAATGAGTGAAAAATTAAAAAACATCGAAAAATTACAAGATGCACTTTCTAGAATAGAATCTAAAGAAAATAAAATTTATTTTTTATGCTATGACACTAGAAATAATGCTAAAGCTTCTGTAAAACATATCTATGATATGGCCCTCTTTTTAAAAGAGGCTGGAATGGACAGCAAAATATTAGTTGAAGACAAAAACTATAGCGGGGTGTCTAGCTGGTTGGGAGATAAATACAATGAGATACCTGTAGTTTCAATCAAAGATGATAAAATTGAAATGTCAATCGACGACGTTTTGGTTATCCCAGAACAATATTCAAATGTGTTGCAACAATTAGCGAATATTAGATGTACTAAAATAATGTTAGTGCAACAAAAAGAATACATGTTTGATTCTCTACCTATCGGCAGCCGTTGGAGTGATTTTGGGATTGAAAAAGTTATTACTACTACAGAAGCAGCTAAAAAATATATTCTAGAATATTTTCCAGAATCACTAGTATTTGTTATACCACCAGTAATTGAAGATTATTTTAGTAAAAGTGAAAAATTACAAAAACCATATATTGGTATTAGTATAAGAGACAGAGTAAAACATAGGAAAATTATATCTGAATTTTATTTAAAATACCCGCAATTAAGGTGGGTTACTTTTAAAGATATGGTACAAATGACAAACGAAGAGTTTGCAAATTCTCTAAAAGAATGTTTTGTTTCTTTATGGCTTGATGATGATAGTACATTTGGTACTTTCCCATTAGAATCCATGAAGTGTAATATCCCCGTAATAGGTAAAATACCTTCTACAGAACCAGATTGGTTGACTGAAAATGGTATATGGACATATGATGAAAGTAAATTAGTAGAATTGCTTGGCACATATTCTTTAGCATGGTTAGAAGGTGTTGGAATTACAGATGAAGTTAAAGAAAAAATGGCAAGTACATTAATACCATATGAAAAAGAAATAACAAAAAACAACACCATAAACGTATTTCAATCCTTTAATAATAAAAGAGTTGAGACAATAACAAAAGCATTAGAAAAATTAAAAGAAGAAGAAGTTGTATGAAAAATATCACAGTAATATTACCGGTTCATAAATTAAACGAAGATTATAAAGAAATGTTATTTTATTCTGTTGAATCTGTAAAACAATTTTATAACGATGTTAAACTACTAATTGTGGCCCCAGCAAATCTTAAGAAGGATTTGTCAGATATAGATCTAGGTCAAAAATTAGAAATAAAATATCATTACCATAATGAAAGCGCCGATTTCTGTAGTCAAATAAACGAAGGAGCTAAAATTTGTGATACAGAATGGTTTTCAATTTTAGAGGTTGATGATGAATATCAAAAGATCTGGTTAACAAGTGTAAATGAATACATGAATGAATACCCAGAAGCACAAGTATTCTTACCAATCGTAAAGGATATTGATGAAACTGGTAAATTTACAAATTTTACAAATGAATCCGTTTGGGCATATGGGTTTTCAGAAACACAAGGGTTTTTAGATAACGAAGTTCTAATGGAATTTCAAAGCTACCAAATAAGTGGCGGGGTTTACAAAACAAAAACATTTTTAGAATTCGGCGGCTTAAAAGAAAATATCAAATTAACATTTGGCTACGAATTGTTATTAAGATTAACCCATAATGGTGTGAAAATTGTTGTTGTCCCAAGAATAGGATACAGACATGTAAACTTAAGAGAAGATTCCCTTTTCTGGAAATACAAAAATGATCAAGAAATAAAACTAGGAGAAAAAGAGGCCAAGTTTTGGATTGATACAGCAAAAAAAGAATTTTTCTTCACCAATAAACGAGAAGTAAATTATAGTGAAGCTTAATGCCAAGAAAACGTACCCAAAAAGTTTATTTTGGGGAGGATCAAGAGAAGGCGGTAGTTAGATACTTAGAAAGTTCAGACGACGCAGAAAGAAACAAGATATTCAATGAATATTTACGAGAACCCCTAGTAATAATGGTTGAGAGTATCATAAGAAGATACAAACTATACAGAAAAGATTTTGAATTTGAGGACTTGCATACTGATACTATGTCTTTCCTTATAACAAAAATTAACAAATTCGACCATACAAAAAACCATAAAGCATATTCCTATTTTGGAACCATTTGTAAGAATTACTTAATGGGCGCCATTCAAAAGGATACCAAAGATACAAACAGAAGTGTCTCTTATGAAGATATATCCGAAGACATTGAGACACGTATTGATTTTTCATATACTATAGACGACTATCACGTTGATTATTCTGATGTTATAATTGCTTTAACTAATAAATTAGAAGACTTTATTGAAACAGAAGAATTGACCGACAATGAAAAGAAGTTAGGTTATGCTCTGTTAGAAATTTTTACCAATTTTGAGAGAATATTTCAAATAGGTGATGGTAATAAGTTTAATAAAAACCTGATTTTACTGTCTTTAAGAGAAATGACATCACTTTCAACCAAAGAGATACGTGTTTCGTTAAAAAGATATAAAAACCTATATGATGGTATATTAGGCGGATTTTTAGATTAAATCTATTTATTATTTATGAGACCACCGAGAAAAACATTATCATTAGACACCGACTCAGCCTTGGCTCTAATGCAGGAGATTTATAACGATATTGTGGAACAAAAAAATACGGCCACATTGATCATGAAAAAGATGCTTTCTTTTATGAAAGAATCTGAAGATATGTCCGTTATTGGGCCCGTAATTAAAGAACAACAAAAGATTCTTAATGAATGTACAGAAAAGAAAATATCATTAGTTAAAATCCAAAATACCCTAATCCAAAAGGGTGCCGGCTCCGACGGTAAGTTTGCACCAGGTAAAATGACTTTAACCGATGAAGATAGAGAGCTTCTAGAAAAATTAATGGACGATGATAAAGATAAAAATAGAGGTGAAAAATTTGAAATATAATGTACGATTTAAAAGAAAAAGAAAGTCAAATTAAATCAAAGTTTAATGCGATTCAATCAGCAGCAGACTTAAAAAAAAACGTTGATAGTAGTTTAAAAAAATTTGATGACAGTATCGAAAACCTACAAGGTCAAATCGGTAGTACACTGGAGGGGTTTACCTCAAAAGCTAAACAAAAATTACCAAATACAGACAATGTATTTGAAAAAATCTCAAGTAGTTTAGAACAAATTTTACCCAAAAAAAGTGGGGAAAGTTTATTAAGAACAACAACAAGAGAGTCAATTAAAAAAACATCAGTTTTAATTAAACCTATTTTTTTAGACAATCTTAGAAAGTTGTTTTTTGCAAATGACAACGATTTTGGTTGTGGAACACAAACATTAATGCCATATAGTGGGCTCACTATATCCCCCAAAGAATTTGATCCATTAGATATTTTACAAACAAGCCCTTTTGATAATTTAGGTAAAATTGCTTATGAAGGACAACAATCACCAAGTAAAATAAAAATGAATAGAGTTTTTTATGACACATTTTCTACAAGCCCATACAATTTTATTGCTGAAGACGAAACACAACTATTTCAAATGAATTGGAATGCGGGAATACAAAAATATCAAATATCTGGAATAGATACCAATATTTTAACGGTCGATCAATTTATTACAAAATATTACGAGTCAATAGAATTCCCTAGATTGACAGATGTTATAAAAAATACTTTTGCAGTTATGTTTCCAATTGGGGATATATTGTCTGTAAGTCAAAACAATAAAAGCAATCCAGCATTTGACAGCACCTTAGGCAAACTAATAAAGAGTATTGATAAAATAATGGGGTTTTGTGATGATAATAATGTTGAATTGAAACAAAATCCAGTTAATCAATTTTCTGAACGAGAATCTGAATTTACATTTTTTGATTTTGATGATATTGAAGGAATAGATTTAGATGATGAAAATAGAAGGCTTAACAAAGTATTAAGATTTACCGACTGTAACAATTTTGAAATTCCAATGAATCAAAAAATTGTTGAGGATTTTGCTTTTTATGCGTCGACTAAGAATGAAGTTGAAGTTTATAAAGCATTTGATGATGCTTTAGCAAAAACAGCAAAAGACGCTGCGAGTAAAAACATATCAATACCATTTCCAAATTTTTCATTAAATCTTAATAAGTTATCATTAAAAGGTATGTTAAGATCTTTACTAGCTGTTGTAATTTCACCAAAATTCATATTTCCAATTGTTCTTTTGTGGAAAATGTTCAAAGAAGCATCGGTCAATGCTTTTGTACAAGTAAAAACATTATTAAAAAATATTTCAAAATTCTTACAAAATACCCTAAGAGACATTTTTAATAAATTCTTAGAAATATTTTGGAAATTAATGAAACCAATATTGGCCCTTGTTATTAAAGACTTGATTAAAAGAATTATGAAAAATTCTAAATCAAAAATGAAAAGAATATTGCTCGCTCTTATTGATATACTAGCCATGGCAATACCATTTATTGGTATTAAAAGTTGTGAAGATTTTTATAATGCAATATTACAAGTCTTAAACTATATAAGGGTAGGTGTAAGTCAAAAAATAAACGGCCTATTACTACAGCTAAGTAAAAGATTGCCAGGGTATAGCGAAGATAGGGCAGCAATGAATGCAGCAGAATTTTTAGAAGCTAACGGAATACCAACAGGGGATCTATTTGGCCAAGAAAATAATGTTATGAAATTTGTTTCATCAATATTAAAGGGGCATCAAAAAGAAATGGATGAAAACTCATTTGTACAAGTTAGTTTAGACTATGCACAAATACCTGTTGCTCCTCTTGGAGGTGTGGCTGTCGTTCCGCCAGGATTATTAAAAGCGCACGGTAAATTAACATAATATGGATAAACAAAAATTTATAGAAATTGCAAACGATTCAGAAAACAGAAGTAACAAGGACCTTGTTGAGGCAAGAGATTTTTTTATTTCTGAATTTGATGAGTTAAAAACATTAATTATAGATTTAACTAGAAAACTAGAAGGTGTTGAAATATTATATAATAAAATTAATGGCGAATTAAATAAAAGATATAAATGAAAATAATTGATATTGGTATATGCATTGATAACAAAGACCCTAGAGGTTTTGGTAGAATTAGAGCTAGAAACACTGAAGAACAAGATAGTGTGAGAGCCAATGCTATTCCTGTTTGGGAACAATGGTCAAAGGATGACCCATTTGTTTATTCACCATTTTTACCAAATCATATTAATATTATACCTCAGGTAGAGCAAGCGGTAAAGATCATAAGATATGATGATACTAAAGCCATGCAAAACCAAGAATATATCCCTGGCCCATACACAACCCCACACAATTTTACATATCAAAATGAATTATCTCAACTAACAGAAACATCGCTGGGTCAAAGAGGTGAAAAAACCCCGGCAATAAAATCATTTACTGGTGATAAAAGAGTGTTTGATGATGGGTTTTTAAGACCCGAATCTGTTGGTAGTTTACCAAAAATAGAAGACGTAGGTATTAGTGGCAATTATGGTTCTGACATTATTTTAACAGAACATGGTGTACAATTAAGGGCTGGTAAATTAATTGATAAATCAGGAGCAACAAAAAAACAAAGGGAAGATTTAGAACTCTACCCAATGTATTCCAAAAAACACTCTAAATTATCTTTAAAAAAATTTCCAACAACAGTTAAACTTGACAGAAAAGTTATTGAAGAATCGATAATTCCTAGTGTGGAGATTAAACATGTTTTTGAATATGATTTGGATAGTCTTACTGCACCAACCTTGGTAACATATTCATTGTATAGAATTGAAAGATCAGAAGGGGATAGGTATAAGTCTGATGTTTTTACTATTAACACAGAATTAAATAGCGAGACATCCAAGCTAATATATAGTGAAACAATAACATTGACTTCCGCTACAACATCTGAAAAACTACAAGAAGCGTATATTCAAATTAGAGATTTTATCTCTAAATTAGATAGAGAGAAAATGAATGCTACCGTATCGTCACTAAACGATGAGTATGCTCATCCTTTATATTTTAGACCTAAAACTAATTTAAGAATACAACCAAATTCTAAGTCTTTTTTAGAAAACATAACATATCTTGATAAAACAAATGGTTTTGGTTTTTTATATAGTCAAAACTCCTCTGATATTCAACCAGAAGTAAAAAAAGTCGAAGTCCCATACTTAAAAAAAATTAGTGAAACAGACCAAAGCTTTGCTGCAATCACAGCCGATCAAATCATGTACCTATCAACAAGTTCAGCTGGTACAGATGGAAAACAAGTTGATTTTGGGGCACTAAACAAATATGAATATACCCAGGAAGATTATGTTATGAGAATATTACCAAACACATTTTCAACCGTAAGGGGAGAAAAACTAATAGAAATATTAGATTTAATGACCCTAATATTATTAAACCACGTACATGGTATTGTAACCCCACCAAAGTACTTCCAATCCACAATGGACGAATTAAAGAGATTAATATCTCGAGCAAAACAAGATATGGTAAATGCCTCGATAAGAATAAACTAATATGATATTTATTAAATAAAAAGATGTCATATTTCCGTTCATATTTCGAGAAAAACAACACCATATTAAAGGATTCACAGGTTAATACAGCTAAAAATCCTAATACCGAGCTCATATATGGTTCGATCTTCTCAAAATTTCTTTTTAAAATTAATTTTAATAACTTAAAGGGAAAAGTAGATTCTGGTGAATTCGTTGTTACTAGCGAAACAAAACACACACTACATTTAACAAATACCATTTTTGGTGATGAAACCTTACTTAGACAAAAAAACGGTAGGGGTAGGGATAGGACATCATCTTTTGATCTAATATTATTTAAAATAAATGAGTTTTGGGACGAAGGTGTGGGGTTTGATTATGAAGATCAAGTTTTTGACTTTGCAGATGGTAACAACGTGTTTGATGAAAGACCCTCAAACTGGTTTAATAGAACAACATTGAATAGCTGGGCTAGTCAGGGTGTTTACACAAATAACCCAACAATAGTTGAAACAATACATTTTGATAACGGTAACGAAGACATTAATGTCGATATTACAGATTATGTAAACGGTGTAATAGTATCCGGAAATACCGATCATGGTTTAGGGTTGGCATTTGCTGTTTTATATCAAGATATAGATGCTGAGGTAGACCAATCTGTCGCTTTTTTTACTAGATATACTCAAACATTTTTTGAACCATACGTTGAGAGTTTTTTTAATGATACTATTGATGATAATAGACAAAATTTCATAGAAAAAACCACTCAAAATTTATATCTATACGTCACAAAAGGAACAAACTTTTATGATTTAGATTTCTTACCTACCGTTGATATTACCGATGCCAATGGTAATGTTATTACTGGTTTAGGTAACCTAACAACAACCAAAGTAAAAAGAGGGGTGTATAAGGTAACATTTGGTTTAGACGGTGTTTTATGTGATGGAAAAAGATTTTATTATGATAAATGGAAAGGACTAAGTTTAGATGGTGTTTCTATAAACAATGTATCACAAAAATTTGTTCCAAGACCTTATTCATCAAAGTTCTCTGTTGGGGAAAACGAAACAGATGTCCAAAGATATTCTGTTCAGTTTTTTGGTATTAGATTAAATGAAAAAATAAAGAGAGCTGAAATAAGGAAGATTGTAACAACTTTTAGATCTATTGATGTTCCTAAAAATGTTTTATTTGACGAAGTTTATTATAGGGTCTACATCAAAGAAGGTAAAACAAATGTAAACGTATTTGACTGGACTCTAATGGACAAAACAAATGAAAATTCATTTATGTTAGATACTTCATATTTAATCCCTAGAGAATATTATCTAGAAATTAAAGGTAAAATGCATAATGAGTTTATTTATTATAACGACGTAATAAAGTTTGAGATTGTCTCAGAAAAATAAAACTATTTATATATTATGGACATTAAAAATATTGTAAAAAAGCATCTATTAGAAGCATTAGAAGAAGGTGGAGAAAAACCAGAGAATTATATGTTCTTTGGTAATATACAGCAAATGGCTAGACAATGTGAGCTTTTAATGAAAGAAGATCACAATCGTATTGATTCTATTTTAAAAGAACACGATTGGGCTCAAGATCATATCGCAGAAGCAAAAAGTTTATTAGACCAAGTTTTCGACTTCCTAATGAACGAAACCACTCGCTCTGAAGAATCACTAAATGAAGTTGAAGAAGAAATCGACGAAAGTAAAAATTGTCCAACTAATCCAGCAAAATGGGCGGCGTCAAAAGCAGCTGCTAAAGCAAAATTTGATGTATATCCTTCAGCATATGCAAATGGTTGGGCCGCAAAAAATTATAAAGCAAAAGGCGGTGGATGGAGAAAATGCAAAAAATAATGCTATGAAAATACTGGTAAACGAAGAAGATTTAAAATATATTGAAGAATCAATCATGAATGGTGAGATTCTTAAAGAAGATCTTAGAAGATGGTTTAAAGAAAAATGGGTTGATGTATCTAGAAAGGTTGATGGAAAGCACCCACCATGTGGAAGAAAAGACGCAAACGGAAAAGCATACCCAAAATGTAGACCATCTAAAAAAGTTTCAAAAGAAACCCCAAAAGTCGCATCCTCTTATGATAAAAAAGAGAAAAAAGCGATGACTGCACAAAAAAGACGTGCAGAAAAGAAAGAACCAAAGTCTGGAAAGGGTAATAAACCAACTTTTGCACGTTTTGACGAAAGTATTAATAAAGACCAAATTGTAAATCTAGTTTTAAACACACTAAATGAGGTTAAAATTGACAATAGAGGCCCAAAAATGGCTATAAATGAGTCAAAAAACATGATTTCAGAGTCTATATCATATCACATAAACAATAATTTACCAATTACCGAAAATGTTTATAGAATTTACTCAGAGGAATTCTTTAAACTTTATACTGAAGCCAAAAATCTAATGAAAAATGGTGTTGTAGAGTTTTTTGGTGACGATTTAGACCTATTACATACCAATATTGGAGAAATCGGGATATATGAGGGGGCTGAAGTTTATTTAGACATACCATTTGTTGATGGAGAAGAGGAATACCTGGTTGAAGCTAAACATAGAGGTAGAAATGTTAAATTAAATAAACCATTTAGAACATCGGGCGGTCCTAAAAAATTTGCAGTTTACGTAAAAACGCCTAGCGGGAACATAAAAAAGGTAACTTTTGGTGATCCTAATTTAAGAGTTAGAAGTTCTAACAAAAAAGCAGCTAAATCTTTTAGAGCTAGACACAAATGTGCTCAGAAAAAAGACAGAACAACCGCCGGTTACTGGAGCTGCAATATATCTAGATATAGAAAAGCGTTAGGTATCAAATCTAAAAATCCCTGGTAATGAAAAATAACGGCGATTCCTTGCCTTTTGACGAAAAATTAAAGGGAATATACAATTACAGAAAATTTAGCTCAGAATTGGACGAAAATGAGCTTAAATGGCATTTTGATGAACAAGATCGTATAGTTGTTTGCGAACATGAAACCGATTGGTGTATTCAGATGGACAATAGGCTACCCATTAAGATCCAAAAAAACGTCGAGTATTTTATACCGGAAGGTGAATATCATAGGATTATAAAAGGTACTGGTGATTTAACTGTTAGAGTCCTTAAATTAAACGCATTTTAGACCAATACCATATTCTATTATCAGAATATCTCCCCAGGCTCTTAGCCTCTTTTTTTTCAATTAATTTACCAATTTGTAAGATATCTGTTTGATTTCTAATGTCTATACCAATATTAAACCCCCCATCAGACTTCTCATAAGTGGTTTCTCTCATTGGTTCTACATACTTACCCTCATCATAAAGTTTAAGCATTTTAACCATCTCATCCTTTTTCATTTTACATTCTATACCCCTCTGGTATATCATTTTTTCAAGAACGTCTGTTCGGAGCTTGCTGTAATCCGTTTCACTCATAAATGCAAAAATAAAGAATATTTTGGAATATTCCAAAAATAAAAAACCCCCCGAATTCGGAGGGTCTTTTATTATAGACAATTAAGATTATCTTAAAGTATCCAAGCTGAATGTGTTCAAACCACTTACGTTGATCACACCGAAGTAACGGTTGTTAACCATTTTCTTCGCGTATCTTGTCATGATACCTTTGATAGGTGTCATGTTAAATGGATTGTACATAGTTGGGGTTAATTGTAGAGGCACATATGGTGCATAAATATAACCAGCATCCAATAATGATTTACCTTTGTGACCGATCACAATCTTACCTGCTGGTAAATATGGATCACGGTATACTTGGTAACGACCAGCTAATGAACCGATTTTTTCAATACCCATGTTGTATTGATCTTGCTCAGGAGCGGCATTTGATACGTGGAAATATTCTAAATCGTCGAATACTGCAGAAACTTCTGAAGATACTACGATCCAGTTAGCGCCACCTCTCAATGTTGTTTTATGGATTTGAGCAGAAATTTGGTTGATTTTAGTAACCAAAGTTTGGTTCCAGTCTTTCTGAGTGTAACCCATAAATGGTGTTCCACCAGTTGCACCGTACTTCCACTCATTGTAATCCCACTTAGCTGTCCAAGCAGCACCTTTTCTAAGGTCACGTAAAATTTCACGGTCAACCTCAGCAGCGATTTGCTCAGATAATAAAGCTGTTAATTCAGCTTCAGCATCGATGTTATGGAAAGCAGATACGTCCTGTGCTAATTCTGGAGACCAGCTAGCTCTTAATTTTCTTTCAGTAACTGATACTGTTACAGAAGCTAAGTCGAAAGAAACCTCACCGATTTCATCTTCGAATTCTAAAGTATCATACACTCTGTAAGTTACTTTGAAGTTAGCTAATGCTAAGTCGTTAGAACTGAAGTCAGCAGCAGCGAAACCGCTTGTTGCGCTATATGACTCTAAGTCAACGTTAAGGTAGATTTTACCTTCTTCGTCACAAATATCTTGGAATCTGTTAAGACCAGAACCACCTTTTACACCATACTCAACGATACCTTTACCATATTTTTGAGTTACAATGTTAAAGTTTTTAACACCGTTGTTAGCAGTTGTGTTACCAGTAATTTCAACTTGTAGAGATGCTAAGAACTCTTCAGTATCCATTGCGTTACCGTTTACACCTACTAATTTACCTTGACCGTCTTTAGTGAAACCAGAAAGAACGATGATTGCGCTAGATACAGATGCACCACTTAGAGCAGTTGCACTTGTAGAAGCAACACCACTAGAGAATGTTACGAACGCATGAGGGTTTACTTCACTTACAGTGAAAGATCCTTTTGAATAATCAAATAGACCTTGATCAGCTGCATCTGAAGACTCATAGAAACGATCGTAAAGACTTCTAGCACTTGTAGTACCTGTGTCATAACCTAAGCTAGCAGCATCGTTGTTGCTTGGCATACCAAACGGTGCTAAGTGTGCGTTAGATTGTCTTTCTTGGATTTTAGGTACAAAGTAGAACAATTTACCGATTGGTAAGTTCATAGCCTGTACAGAAACGATGTCATTCGCTAATAATTTAGAGAAAACACGGCGGATAATTGGGAATACCACTGTCTCGAAAGAACCTGAAGAGTCAGAAACTGCTGCTTCGTTGATTAAATAAGACGCTTGGTTTTCGTATAACTGCGCGATGTTATCTTTTTGATGGCCGTCAAGACCTTCTAGGAATCCTAAGTCTTCCCATTTTTTGATAGTATCTTCTTTGATAACACGAAGGTGCTTAAGACCGATGTTACCAACCATACCTGATTCTAATAATGCTCCCATTTTTTTGGATTTTATTTGTTTAGTTTTATTTTATTATTTTAACTTACTCATTAAGTCCTTCATTCTTCTGAATTGTGGGTTTTCATAAGCTTTTGACTCTGCCAACATTTCTTGTGAAGATGAGCTTGAAGGAGTAGTTGCAATTTTTTCAACAACAGACTCGGTTACTGGTTTTTTAGTTTCAAGTTCTGCTTTGATAGAATTGTATAGATTTTTAGATTCGTTTATAGTTGAAATTGAATCAAATCTTTTTAAAATATTCAATTTCTCCTGTTTTGTAGTTGAATGTTCAGTAAATAAACGTGTTGCATAAGCAAGATTAGCATTAAACACAGCAACTTCATTAAGTTTTTCTTTGAAAAGAACTAAAGCTTTTTTGTATTCAGAATTTTGCTTTTTAAGATTCTCAACCTCTTCGTTGATTGCTCCAGCAGCAAATACTTTCTTACTTTTTAAACCAGCTCTATCAGATCCACCCTTATCACCATGTTTATTCCATTTGGTTCTAGCAGCTTCTGTCGCTTCAACCTCCATAGCATCTTCTTCAGCCATTTCCGATTCTTTTTCAGAATCTTCAACGTCTTCGTCATCTAATTCGATTTCGTAAACAGTTTCTTCGCTACCGTCCTCACCTTCTGCAACTTCTTCAATAGACTCTTCCTCATTCCAGTCTTCAGGTATTTCAATTTCTTCTTCTTCAGAAACTTCACCTTCTTCCTCTTCTTCGGATTCGTCTAATTTAATGATGTATTCATCGTCCTCATCTTTAAGTTCGATGTTGTTACCATCTTTTTTAACAACTATACCATCTTCATCAGACATAGCTTTGAAAACTTTTAAAACTTCCTCATCAGAAGCTCCTGTCATATCAAGCATATCATCATCAGCTGGCTCGCCCATTGATGGCATATCATCCATTGCTGGAGATTCGTCATCAACATTTTTTGATGGTTCATCATTTATCGAGGGTATTTCATCATCATCAGCTTCCTCAGCATCATCTTCCTCTTCTTCATCGGAAGCTGGCTGTTCTGACATGTCTTTTGATTCCTCTTCTTCAGGATTCATAGCTTCTTCTTCAGCAGCTACTTCTTCCTCTTCTTCTTCTGACTCTTTAAGCAACTCATTTAGTTCTTGCTTCATTACTGAAGAAAGTATACCTTTTGCATTTTGCTTTACTGCTTCTTCAAGTGTATTAACTTGAAGCAACGCTTGTTCTAGAATAGATTTTTCGGTCATCTTTTTATTTGATTTACTATATAAATATGCGTATAATCAAAAAAATCTACTTCTCAATATTGAAAAGAATGATTTTTTCTCGTTTTTATTATTATTTTGTTAAAAAAGAATCTAGTTTACCCATTAGTTTTTTCATCCTATCTTCAACGACCGGTCTTTCTTCAACAGTTTCGTTGAACTTATCCTTATCATTAATATCTTGGAATACATATGCACCAGGTGTTGATGGTGAAGACACTAAGTCAAAACAAACTAACTCAAAATCGTCTTGTACAATATTTTGACCTTTAATTTGTTTTAATGATCCAACCCCTCTAGATGATATACCTAGAGTAACCCCATTTAGTATTAGCATAGCCGCCTGGTCTCCCTTGCAGCTAACTATACCCATTTTTTTCCAACCAGGTGATGTTAAAATTTTTATTTTACCCATTAAGGTTTTTCCTTCCCACCACGTTTCTAAAATTGTGTGAGAAACTCTATCAAGATCGATTAGAGATGAGGATGGGTGATTTAATTCGTTTAATGCAGATCCCTTTTTTATAATTGTTTGGTATTTTTCATTTTCCCTTTTTAATAAATTTTCAGGGTAAATTCTACCATTTTTATTTGGGGTATCAAACTTTTGTAAAACAGCATACAGAATAAGGTCCTGATCGGTATCCTTATTCTGCATTTCTGTAATAATATTCTTGTTTTTATAATCTTCGGGTGATATGTGACCAGCATCATATTCAATCAAAATGCCTTTACCCGTTTCATTTGGTCCCAATACTTTCATTTATAGATATATTAATATATCATATAAATACAAGCATTTTTGAATCAAATCTTAGATTTGCTAAAATTGAACAAGCTTTTGTCAGATAAACACTTTTCAATTGAAGAATAAAGAAAGGTTTTTAATATTGATTTAATACTCTGAGATTTTACATCAAAAAAATTATCAACAAATAATGTGATCTCTAAATTCATAAAAGATCTCTTATTCATTTTTATCCCCTTTGTTCTAATATCAAGATCAACTATACTTTCTTTTTTAAAATAACCATTAAAATCGTGTGTTCTTATTAGTTCTTTTATAGATTTCCTAGCAAAAGAAATTGTTTTGTCAAAATCTAATTCTTCGTTTTCAGGTTCAACCCAAGCATTTAATTTTAAGTAAATGGTTTTTAAATTTTTAAAGTCTACAGTACCATAACCAATTTTTACTTCTTTATAATCCCCTAGAGGAATATATTTCCCGATTTTCATTAACTTTTTACATAATTTTATTTATATTATGGTGTAGTATAATAATAACTAAAAATTTTTAATTTTCCAAAAAATTGTATTATATTTATTTTATATGATTATAATTGACTTAAAAAAAGAAAAAAACATTGAGTCTGCTTTAAGAACTTACAAATATAAAGTTCAAAGAATAAAGCAGGTTCAAAAGTTAAGGGAGAGACAAGAATTTGTCAAACCATCAGTAAAAAGGCGCGCTGAAATTCGCAAAGCGATATATGTGCAAAAAATCAAAAATGGTCTCGATAATTAATCAAGACCATTTTTTAATTCTATCAATCTGAAGTAATTTAATCTGGAAACTTCTTTTGTGTTAACTTCTTGTTTAACTCTATTAAGTTTTTCGTTCATTTCTTTGTCATTCGATTCTACTAAAAGACCTTCAATTTTATTATTGATACCTTCTTTCAGTTCGGTTGTTTTAACAACAAGCTCATCATTTGATAATGACATAATATCTTTAAATTCTTTCTTTTGTTCTTCGTTTAAATTATTAGAATATAAAACATTAAAATTGTTTGCCAATACCCCGTAAAGAAGACTTTCATTAACAGTAAAAGGCTCATTACCTTTTGTTGCAATATCTTTTTTCTTTGTTAAATGCTCAACTAATTTCTTTTTCGCGACAACTTTGCTTTCAATATTTGATAATGTATCTTTTGAAAATAGTTGATCCAAAGACTCGTATAATTCATTACTATCTGAAGATATATTACCTAATTTTTTATCTAGTTTTTTACAAAAATCAGTAATTTCACTAATTGTTGATTGGCTATTTACCATATTCTCCAACCCCTCAATATATAGCTTTGCGGTTTCTTTATCCTCAATATATTTGTTTTCGATCTCCTCATAAAACAAATACATCTCTTTGAACTTCTTGTTCTCAAGTACGGTTTTAATAATATCTTTTATTTCAGATTTATTCTTGCTGCCGTATGATTCGGTCAACTTCTTTAACAGTTTAGTTTTAATGATACCAACTTTGCTCATTTTTATTGGTTTAATATGTCTTTTAATTTATTTTCTATTTCATAAATATTCTTCTTAGCTTTATCTAGATCAAATAAATCTGAAATGTCGTCACTTTCTCCTAGAATATTATTCATTTTTATTTTTCTACTTTCACTTAATGGTTCTGCTGGTGCTGAATCGCCGCCCCCTGATGGTGGTGGTGATGTCATATCCATTCCAGAATCCCCACCCTCAGCTGCTGCCGCATCTACTTTTGCTCTTTCTTCTTCTGGTATACCATACTTAGAATCTACCTCATCAAATACACCAGATCTTGGGATGATCTTAGCTGTATTTGTTAATTCAGCCCCCATAGCTCTTTCAAGTCTTTGTTGCTGAAGATCAAGTATAACTTCATTATCACTCATACCCAAGATATTTTTCTTAGCCCAAGTATGTGAAACAGGTAGAATACCAACTTGTGATTGATCCGAAGTGGCGTCTTTGTAAAGTGTCACCTTTTCTTTCCATTGCTCAATCTTTAATAGATCCGCTTGTGAAGATGGATTAGTTAAACCTAATGTAAAGTTTTCTAATTCGTCTTCTAAACCTAAAAGATATAAGTGAATTAATGCTATTTTATTTAATTCTTGAACTAAAGATTTTTGAACTCTATTAATTGTTCTTGCAAAACGAATGTCCATTAATGCAAGATTTTTACCGTCGCCAACAACTTCTTCAAAACCTAAAAACGCTTTAGGTATTCTAAGTGCAGCTAATAGTTTCTTTTGAATATACTCAATATCGGCAATCTCGCCTAAGTTTTGTGCTCCTGCTAAAGTCTCAATTGGACTAGGTGCAGCTGGATCACGAACTGGTATAAAATAATCTTGATCAATAGCCATCTGATTATATCTCATATCGACTTGACCATTTCTTTGGTCAACAACAGTGTCTCTTTTGAATTTACTTGCAACACGTTGTACATATGCTTCAATATCTTTATCATCCATGTTACCAACAAACACCTTAAACACTCTTCTTTCGGGCGCTCTTGATGTTCTATAAATCAACATAGCATCTTCAGCTAAAAGTAATTGTTTCCAAATTCTTCTAACTTTATCTAACATTGATGTACCATAAGGAAGTTTTCTATCATCTCCTAATAATCTAAAATGAGCTACTTCCCATGATTGAAATTCCATGTCTTTGTTTTTCCATGTAAAACGCAATTCACGAATTGGCATTCTAATTTCACCTTGATTAGGTGTTCTTGTTTGAGCTCCCTCCCATCTTTCAATTTCAATATTTGGTAATTGCTGACAACCAACAACCCCCTTTTCTGGATCACTTTTTAAGTAAACAAAGTTATCACCATACTTACATAAGTTTCTAGCCCACATTTGAAGATTGGTGTTTATATCCAACCTATTTTCAAATAAATCTGTTAAAATATTTTTTACTCGCGTAGATTCTGAATAAACGCTTAAGATAGTCCCTTTTTCTGATATTGTTGTAGACTCTTCAGAATATATATCCAAAGCGGCTGATATCTCAGGAGTAAATTCCATCGACTCAAAATCATAATACGCTGCCAATCTATTTGGTTCGTAATAAACAGACTGATTATATAATGAATTATCTAATTTAGTCCATTTATCAAAAAGAAATTGCGATTGCTGCGCTTGCAGTTTCGCCTTTTCAAATTCAACTGGATCATCCGTTTTTAATAACTCTTCTCTTGAAAAATTAAAGGAAGGTGGATTTTGATCCCCTTTGTTTTGAAACCCAAATACTTTGGTTAACCTCTGATAAATGGTCAAGTCTTGATTCGCCATACTATATAAATACTATTCTATTTAATCTAATTAAAATTTAAGGATTAATCAACCCTTTTTTTGCCACCAAACAACCATGAATATTGATTATATTGTTCTTTAGCGGGTACATTGGATGTAGATGACTTGGCATATGGTGAACTATCTATTTGCATCATCCCTACTTGATCAAAAGAAGTGCCATAAGAATATACGTTACTCTGCGGTGCTTCATATGTTCTTTCTGACATCACCCAAGATTCAAGCATAGCTTTATTCTGTTGTTCGTTTCTTTTAAGTTGTGTAAATGATATGTCACCGGCGTACATTGCAATAGCAATACTCATAATCGCGTCATCATGAGCTCCTTTCATGTGATTTGGTTTACCATTAATATAAACGAATGTATTAAGTTCATTTAGTAACCTGTGTGACCTGATTATAAAATCGTGTCTTAATTGTTCTTCAAAACAAGCAACTATTTGAGTTCTTTTGTTATTAAAGTTTATACCAGGTATTTTTTCCAACGCTTTATGATTGTATTCCCACATATTCTTTGTGTTAAACCCATCAATAAACAAATCCCTATAATTCATCTCCTGCAACTTCCTTGATGTTGCTACACCCATTCCTCCTGTTATATCAATAACAATGAACGCGTTATAAAGAATACCCCA